ACCGGAGAACTCGCTACTCTCGGTACATTAATCCGCGACAGACTTTATGACCAAGGTATTAAGCTCAATCATAAGATTGCAGGGGTTAATGCCAACAAGTATACATCCGGGTTTTTTGGTGAGCTCCTCGTTGCTGCAGATTTGAAGAATCGTGGCGCAACCACAGCCCACCTTCGGTCCAGGAGAGACCGACTCGGTAATATTAACTTTCTTGAGTCCAACGACGTTGCAACTCGCAATGCATCGATAACATATGCTAACAACGCTGGTAGGCTGTATGTTCACATTGACCGTTTGGAATCGCAGGGCAACAGTGATATTCTCACAATGATTAATCGTACTGATTGGAGTATTTGGTCAGCCCCTCGTGTTGTGTGGCAGACAGCTGTTGCAACGTTGCCCGTCTGGAGACGGGCATATTATGTACCAGTCAGTGTATTTGAAGCCGCTGGTGGAGAGATTGTTCAACTATGCAGTGCCCTACGTGATCCACTACTGCTGATTGAGTAATTGCATTAAAATAATACTAACATAACAATAAGGATAACAAATATGTTTTTAAACCCCAAACAAGCTATTGCTGAAGGATGGATCAAGGGTATTGCCAACCTCGACAAACAGATTCAACCAAATGCTATTGATTTTACGTTAGATGTAGTTCATACAATAGACTATCTTTCGCGACCATATATTTGCGAAGATAAGTCACGAATTAAGATGCGGCCCACCACCGTATATCCTACCAAAGTTGATTTAACCCAACAGCGCCCAATCTGGGAATTGTTGGCTGGTAGAGTATTTGATGGTACGTCAAACGTATATCTCGATCTACCCAAGGGGGTAGCAGCATTGCCAGTGTTTTCTAGGTCAACCTTTGCTAGGAATGGAATATTCATCGTGAGTGGATTGTACGATTCGGGATATTCAGGACATATTGGGTTTACAATTTACACCATTGGTGGAATGATTGCGATTGAGCCAGGCACACGTATTGGGCAAATTGCTTTTGTTGAAGCTGATTCGGCTAAATTATACGCGGGCGGGTACAATCATACCGAAGGTACTCATTATACAGAACAAACACAAACCTTACAATAAAGGAAATATTAAAATGACACAAATTTCAATGCCAACCCCTGAACAATTATTTGAACTCGCACAACGAGTGTCCGTTCTCGAGGGTCAAATGACAGCCGTTGCTTCCCTACTGAATATTCCGCAGATTACTAATAGGAATAGTCAGGATCGAACAGAAACAGGAATGGGTCCGTTAGTTTCGCCAGAACGTACATCATTCCTGTGAGCACAGGGGGAGGATTATTACAATGACTGATTCGACCACCCCAAGAGGATTTTTTAAATATCTACTAGTAGCTGATAGTGAGACATCAGGATTGTTCATGAATGCTGATGATCCTTCTTTTAATCCTGCTACCAACCAAACATACCAATCTGTATCTTGGGGGATGATTGTTGTTGATACAACTACGCTGAAAATCGTTGATACTTTATACGTTGAAATCAAATGGGACGGCGTAAGTATTTGGTCCAAAGAAGCACAGGCCGTTCATGGACTAACGATTAAGTATCTTGAAGAAAACGCACTCTCTCCTGAAGATGCTGTGGTGGAAATTGCCTCCCTCATATTAAAATACTGGGGACCTGATAATCCTGTGTGTTTAGCCGGACATAATGTTGGATCATTTGACATTTGGTTTCTGAAACGATTGTTACGTGATCACCAAATCAATATCAAATTTGGTGCAAGAGTGATCGATACTAACGGTATTGGATTCGCAGTATACAACACATACAACTCCGATGATTTGTTTGCTGCTTGCGGGGTAGAAAAACGAGCCCAGCACAATGCCTTGGATGATGCCAAAGCCGTATTACGAGTATTGCGGACAACTCGTCGCCTCTTACAGGAAGATGCAAAATGATTGATTACAGCGCCCCAACATATGATGAATTGCACGAACTGTCTTTGCAGATATGTCGCCAATTATGCCTACTATCGTTTGATGGAGTTATAGCTCCATCGCGTGGTGGGTTACTATTTGGAATGATCGCTTCTCATTTTTTCAAGGTCCCATTAATTCCCATTTCGTATTCATCAAAAAAGGGAAAGGGCGACGATAAAAACCACGACAATATTCTTCCTGAAATACCAACAGGTAATTACCTGTTGGTGGATGATATTTGTGATAGTGGGCAAACCATGCTTGAATTAATGAACTTTTACGCAGGTGAGCGTAACAATGTTGTGTATACAGCAGCGTGGTATTGCAAAGCATCACCCGCCTATTTTCCAACTATGTATGGGGTTTGGGATAGGAACAACAAAATGGGGTTTATTAACTTTCCATATGAAGTGCAATAACGAGTTATGGCATATAATATTATTAATGTTATCAAGGATGCAGTCACAGGCAACTTAAAATTTGCTTCACGGGAAATTATTGCTGATCGTAGATCTATTTGTAATAATTGTGAAGTTCGTAATGAAGTAATTGATGTGTGTACTGCTTGTGGTTGTTTTCTCCCCACGAAAATCAGATTAACTAAATCTGCTTGCCCAATGGAATTGTGGTAAGATAGTTGAAATTAATACGACAAAAAGATATACTAATTTATAGCGTTATGTTTTTATGGTTAAAAATTAATAAGGAAATAATATGAAGTCCCCATTGTCATGGCCCGTTAGACTTGGGCTGATTGCCCATTTTTCTCCATCTGATGAACAAATTTGTTCAGCATTTTCCATTACTGCATCTGAATTATCAACAGCTAGACATCTTGCTTCGGTTGGAGCATTTAAAGCAGAAGTTGTTTCAGATGCTGAACAATATTCAAATTTGTTCAGTGGGAATGTTCCCACAACATCAAGTGTGGTTCAAGATGTAAACTCAATCATGAATGAACCACCAGTGGATAAGCCTCGTGCGTATACCACATATGCAAAACCAGTGCCGGTGGTCAAAGCCGCCCCACCCGAAACAGCAACAAAAAGGGTTAAACCTCCTCAAAAAAGAGGAAGGAAAGGTAATAATATTATTACAGCACTGCTGGCTGTTTCTTTGTTTCCTGAACCCGCTCAAGAATTTGCTGAAAAGCATGGAGTGTCCATTGCAGTACTTCGCCAATCTAAGCGATTCATCAGTGCAATGGAACCATCTATAGCTAATATAATTGGGAAAATTAATGTCCGTCAAGATAAAGAAACGAAAGTGTTGATGATTTGGCGCGATAGTAAGGATCAAGATGATATCACTAATTGATGGAGCATTCTTGTTGATTGGGTTCATTGTTGCATTTGTATTGATTTCACAAATAATCATCCCAAAAATTAGTAATACTCCAATATTTCCAATTCTTAGGGGTAAAATAAAACAAACAAAAGAGATATAATCTATTTGTTCTACGGAGACTATAAATGAGTACAGCACAAGAGAGGATTGGCTTAGTTCTGGATAGAATTAACAATCAAATTCAAGATAATGATGAATTGGCAGAAACATATGTAACATTTTTTTGATGAAATGCTATCGTGCATGTTAGAAGAAGGCCAATTTGGTAATGATGGACAAGAAGACCCACGTGGCAACCAACGAACAGGAAGTTGGGATATGACATGTGTGGAAGGAGACGAATAAATGTTTACAATTAATTTTAAAGTACAAAAAACAATTCCAAAGGCCCGCGTATATAATGATCGTTATCATATTTACGTAATGAAAATGACAGCAAACACCAAAAACAAAAAACGGTACTATATTGGGTATACGACAGAAGGACTATTCAATAAAATGCACCGACATTTGGTCACTCCGGGCCGAGATATTCAACGGGCATTGCTCACAAGCAAGGATGTAACGATCACAATTGTCAACACTACTCGAACTGAACAAGCTGCTAGATCGGTTAAAAGGAATCTCATTCACAAATTCGCCAAAAACCATCACATGGTTAACATTCAAGATGCTATGTTTTTGTACTAATAAATATTATGCATTAATTGAAAAGGAAAAATAATGGCAAAATATGAATGGAGTGAGGTATTCACATCAATCGAAGGAGAGGGCCCCTACTCTGGCTGTCCTACAGCATATATTAGATTTGTAAAATGTAATTTTACGTGTAATGGGTTTAATAATCCCACAGGCGAAAATGTATCAACGATTCAAGCAATGGGGTTTAATCCAAAAGACTATACAACATTAGCTGATATCCCTCCGATTACTCGTGGGTGCGATTCAATTTATTCATGGGATCCAAAGTTTTCTCATTTTTGGAAAAAGGGAGATGAAACAGAGTTAGGACAAGCATTAATTGAAACTCTCCCCCATAAATCTTTTGTTAATCCCTTTACGGGCCAACGAGTTATTTTATCATTAACTGGTGGCGAACCGACTCTGAGGGCAAAACAAATTCCAACGTTGATAAATTCGCCGTTGTTTCAACAGGTTAACCATTTGTTAATTGAAACTAATTGTGCTGTTCCATTACAATGGAGTTTTATTGGAGCGCTCAATGAATGGTTGGCTGTTGATCCAGCACGTAAGTTAACATGGAGCAACTCACCAAAGTTATCTGTATCTGGAGAAAAGTGGGAAGACGCAATTGTACCAAGTATTGCTTCAATGCAGCGAATGGTTACAGGGCTGCGGGATAAAAACCAAGTAGATCAATACTTTAAATTTGTATGCGGTCCTACAGAAAAAGATTTTTTTGAAGTTAAGACCGCAATGCATGAGTATCATACCAAAGGGAATGTACCGTACACAACAGGAGTGTATATCATGCCTGTGGCCTGCGTGGAGGATCAACAGCAAGAAATTTCTACCGCTGTGGCGTTAAAATGTATAGAAACTGGATATGTTTATTGTCACAGGGTTCATTTATCGACGTTTGGGAATGCCATAGGAACTTAATAATGGATTATATTGATTTTCAGCATGTAGTAAACATTAAACTATCCGATGATGAACTGACTGAAGCGAGAGCGTTCGTAAACAAGAGCCACACTGGAAGTAACCACATTCAAACCTCTGAGCAAGTATCTCCGGAATTAATGGATGCTCATTGGTCTATTAATGCTGGGCATATTATGGTCGTGCCATTACGTTTGTATTCAAATGGCAAATTAAAAATTATTAATGGGAGTGAAGATAATGACAACTAAGTATCAAGTTAGTGTGATTATTACTGGCGGAACTGATAGTGGTAAAAACACGGTTACTCGTCTTATCCATAGATTGTTACAGGATAATTTGGTTAATGTGGTATCAGCTCCAGAACTAACCTCGCCACATATAACAATTACTGATGAGGAATTGCTTCATTTGAAAGAGACCAAAGTAATCATATGGGAGCGAAACAGCGATACCCAACCACCCAGTAATAGGCAAAACTAAAAAATATTCTTATATATACTACGCAAAGGAGAATAACAATAATGATGTATGAAAAAAAGGTAGTATATAGAGCTGGGGTAATTCCATATATTATTAACGGAGATGGTGTTCCAATTATGATGTTCATGAGACCATCTGATAGTGAATATGGTGGGGATTTGTTTCAACTAGCAAAAGGAAAAGTAGATGATGGAGAAACCTCTTTGGTAGCAGCATTGCGAGAGGCCAAAGAGGAATTAGGGCTGTTTATTGGGAATGTAATTTTTACTGAAGAGCTTGGTGTGTTCATGGGAAGAACCACTGTATTTCTAGCCAAAGTTAAGAAAAAAGACATGTTTGGTGAACCATCTTTTGAAACAAGCGATGTTAAGTGGATGTCATTAGATGAATTCATGGATGAAGGGCGGGATTTACATAAACCAGTTGTTCAAGCAGCAATGCGTCGGATTTGTGCCATTGAAAACATATAAATACCTCTTTTGAGGAGAATTGTATGTTTAAACGAGGACTTATTGTAGCATTAATGTTGGGCGTAGTAGGAACTGCATCTGCAGAAATTAATTGTGATCAGTTATCATCATTTCCACTGACTGTTATTTCGGGAGTTGCAGTTCCTGTTTGTGACACGGCTTGTCCAATGATTACCCCTCCACTGTGCACAGGATCATCAGGACCGTATCAAAATATCTTGTTTTCTGCACTGACGGCAGGTAGTGATAGTACAGGATTGTCTGTTAACACAGCTGGGTATCAAGCAATTACCAGCAGCGATATTAATCCTAGTGATAGTACAGGATTGGCAAATGATGCTACCGTGTACACAGCAACAATTACTGTCGATGGAGTGGCTAAGTCTGTTTCTGTAACGGGATCAACCGCCCAAACTTTTACCACACTGATGAACCAAATCAATACGGATCTCGGAGCATCAGCAACAATTGCTATCAACACAAATCGTCTCCGTGTAACATCTGCCACAACAGGAACCAGTTCAACTGTCAGTATTGCTGATACTGATTTGTTTAGTTCTCTCACTGGGTATGCTTCCCTAGCATCTGCTGTCGTCGGTACTGCTCCAGTATACACAGCAACGATCAATGTAAATGGAACCAGCAAGGCAATTAGTATTGCAGGTGCATCTGCACAAACTTTCACAGCATTAGTGTCAGAGCTTAACACAGATATTGGTGCTCAAGGAACAGCGGTTCTTGATGTTCCAAATAAACAAATTAAAGTTCGGTCATTATCTACTGGTCCAACAGCCACTATTAATATTACTGCGGGAACTCTTCTTCCAGCATTGGCTAATTACACCAGTTTGTCGCCTGTGCAGGTTGGTGGAATACCAACTGTTACTCCTAAAAAGTCATCTAACATTGGAGATTATACCAATGTAGTATGTACTAACATTGCCACATTTCCAAAAGTAACAAAGGGAGCAAACGTATATCCTAAATGCGTCCAAAAATGTCAACAAGTTCGTCCACCTAAGTGTGTTGATTATAATAGTGAATTAAACTAATAATTCACATATTATCATAAATAATCACTATTACACATTGAAGGAGAAAACCAATGGCTGGATGGAATTTAAATGAACTGCGAGCAATCGCTGGGTTACCGCTAAATGAACGATATGACGACGATGACGATGATGGATTGTCGAGGGCTGAGCGCGAGTTGGCCTCAAAAGCTGACAAAGAGTTAAAAGCAAAGGGAGTCAAAGTTCCTGACATTGATCCTGATAAGGATATTAGTAAGGCAGCCAATCGTTCAAAAACAAAAAAAGATGCTGCTGATACTACTGCCGATGAAGAAGAACCAGCTGCGACAGCAAAGGAAGAACCAGCTGCGACAGCAAAGGAAGAACCAGCTGCTAAAAAAGAAGAACCAGCTGCTAAAAAAGAAGAACCAACTGTGGCGAAAAAGCGTGGTAGGTCTGCTGATCCAAATAGTAACATGTCTGTTGGTCGCGAATGGATCAAGAATCACCCTGATGCTTCGCTCGGTCAATGGAAGGATCACTGTGCAGCAACAGGTTTGATGGTACCTGCACAAGCGAGTGCATTCTTTTACCGTCACTCAGTAAAAGCAACTCGTAATCCAAAGACAAAAGGACAGACATCTGAGAGCGTATGGATGTTTGCTCACCCAATGCAACCATCATTTTACTTGCATGAAAATGCTGGAATGGGAACATATGAATGGGTAAATGAGTCGGAAGCCAAGATGCCGGTTGTGTTAGAAACCATTGAGGATGCGAATCGGTTAGTCCAATTCTTATCTGACTGGAAATCAATATCTGTTAAAGTACAAAAAGTCGGTATATAAGTTTGTTTTTATAGAGAATAAAGAAGGCCCCCGTTGCCTTCTTTATTCATTTCTCGTATAATTATACTATACAGAGGCCTATTAGTTCACCCCTCTCAAAATATTCTGCACTACAATATAATAATTAAAACAATGGAGGGAAAATGAGTTATATTTCTAGTATGTTTCTGAGCGATATCTCAGTGGTGGATCACGCATATATCGACGATCGTGGTAATATTGTTGGAGGATCATTCAATCCAACTTTCCTAGTAACAGGCGAATTGGATCCAGTTGAGCAAGTGGTTGTTGACTTTTCTTCTGTCAAAAAACAAATTAAACAAATTATTGATGACAAAGAAACAGGGTTTGATCATAAACTGTGGTTTATTGAAAAATATTCCAATGGTGATTGGTATTTTGATAAATTCGATAAAATTGCTACACGAATAACGATTATCACCCCAACTACGGAAATCCGTATTCCACGGAACGCAGTCACAATTATCTCCGAGAGAGATATATTTGATTATTCTATTGCTTCTATTGGTGTAGCACTAGAGCGAAAGGTTCAAGCAGAACTAAGAGTACTTCACCCACACGCGAACATTACGGTCAAATGCATCAATAATCAAAATTGTCATTATCCAACACAATATATACAATCAACATTGTTTAGATATACTCACGGACTGAAGGATTCTACTTCGTGGGGTTGCCAAAATGTTGCACACGGACACTTATCATATATCCAAGCAATTGCAGACGGCCCAAATAATGAACAGCAATTAACTGCTTTGGAATCAATAGGACGGGAGCTAGATGATACAGTGTTCATAATGGAGGATAATATTTCCCATGCATCTCAACAGACCGTGACGGTAGATTATACCACGGGGAGAGGCCAATTTCTTGTGACATACCGTAAAGATGCATACAAGTTATCGATTCTTGAAACTGAGACAACTGTTGAGCATCTTGTTGAGTTTATTGCTGCAAAATATGGAGCCGAATTAAAAGAACTTGGAGTTATTAAGTTGTTTGTGTCTGAAGGATTATCAAAAGGTGCGTTTGTTACTCTTTAACACATAAATACAATCATCTATTTTAGGAGATTGACTAGAATGAAATTGAATTTATTAAAAGAAGCGCAACTTGCTTCAAACATGACCGAACAAGAGCATGCTATGCTCAAAACCGCAGCAATCGCATTAGGTAAGCAAACAGCGGTTGAATTGTTGGAGTCATTTCGCCCAACTAGGGATGATTACACAAAATGGTTGTCAACGATAGTTGGACACGCAGCTGATAACAAAATTAATATCAACAGAAGAACAAATTTTGATGCAATTGCTTACGACATGTTTGAAAATGATCCAACCCCACCTCCATACGAAATGGAGCAAATGATCGTTAAGAAACTTTGGTCAGATTACCAAGCAGCCCGGCACGGAACTCGTATCGATCAAGTTGCTCAGGCCCAAGAAGATGAAGAAGAATTGGATAAGGCTGCTCGCGATTTTGAACAAAACGGTGAGTTTAGTGGATCTACGGAAGATGATTCTCTCGAGTTAGATGACTCAGGCGAATTTGATGATGTGGGCGGTGCTGATGATTCAGAGTTGGGGGATGACACAGAAGAAGATCCATATTTAGTGTATCAACAGAATGGTGGTACGTTGAGTAGGGAAGCTTTTGATGATGACACAGCAGAATTAGACGATGAAGAATTTGAACAATACATCAAATGTGGGAATGCTGATAGTTGTGATGATTCTGGCGTAGATGACGATCTTGATATTGATCCACAAGGGGAAGAAGACTTAGATTTTGATGATATTGATCCTGAAGTATCAGCAATTGCTGATCGGGTAATGCATCCATCTCGCGAGCCACGAATCAGCAATGAAGAGGAGGAAGTGCCAGTAGCACAAAAATCTTCATCTCCGTCTGCCAAGACCAACTTCCTGAAATCAATGTTGTCTAGTCCCAGGACAAATATTAGTAGTGCATTGAAAGATGTTGCTGATGATGCTGCGAATGCGTGGAAGGCTCACGAATTGCCAACGAACCCACATCCAAAAAATTCAATGGCATATAAAGCATGGGAACGAGGATTGACAAAAGCGGTTCAAGATCATTTTGGGCTTGCTAAAGCGTCTTTGGTTACTAGTAAAGGCAAAGCAAAAAAACGATAATATTTGATCGTTAATTTAAGACAACACGAGTGGTGGATAATATTTTACCACTCGTGTTTAATATAATCTCACTCAAATTGGAAAATAATGGAACATACTTCACTTGATTCTGCTGATGATGATATTGCTCACCCCAAAGGGTTGCCACCATCTCCCGTTGAAATGACGGATCTTGTATCAAAAATACAAGAACAGTGTGGTGATTTGAGTGCGATGTATTCGCATATTGTGAATAAAACCACTGAAGAATATCTAGCCAAAATGGTACAAACCGTGGTGTTAGATTTAACTCTTATTCCTGTTGTGCGATCTCTCAAAGGATTGTCTGGACCATCTGACGATGCCCAGACAGTTTCATCGGGGTTCAAAAGTATAGCAAAAACTATTGCAAACTTGTTTAACAAAGAACAACACGAGATTGAATCCCGTATTGTTGAAGAAATGAATACGTTTCCTGTGGACGATGTGCGCCAGGCCTATTTGCTTCGTTTTCAAAATAGGCTGAATTGATTTGTGGTTGTTGACTTTTCCCCTATTACTGAGTATAGTGTGATTTGATTAATTCCACCACTCTCTGATTAGGATGCCTTATGAGCACTACCACCATACCTGATTCGCTCGTAGAACACAAGACAATATTAGATCCATTGTTGGGTAGTACCAATACTAAGTATGGGACAATATTGGAATTCACGGACCTTGCTTTGATACGATCTAAGTTGTCTAAGTTAGATACGGCAACTTCGTCAAAGCCCAAGCGCATCAACTCAGGGAAACACGTATTTTCTTTGGTTCCGAGAAGGATCAACTACTTGCTTAATAACCACACTTGTGTACGATGTGGAATCACACTTTCGCTGGCAATGGTGTACAAACCCATCAATACCGACGACAAAACCCCCAACCACATTCATTTGTGTGGTATTCGGGATGGAAAAATCATCCCCCTGACAATCGATCATGTGTTACCTCATAGTTTGGGAGGTAAATATGCCGATAGCAACTTTCAGACACTGTGTGGACATTGTAACACGGCAAAAGGCAATATGATGTCACCATCGGAAATTGCTCTTGTCCGGGCTGATCCAACCAAACATACCAGAAGTACTGTTAGTGTGGATTCAATGTTGGCTGCTGTTGCGTCAATGGAGAATTATGCACAGATAAGCACAGATGGGGTAAGCATCAAAAAAGCAATTACGGAAGCAAAAATTGATTTTATATCAGCAACAGCTGCTGTACAAGGCAAAACACCTCCTGCTGTTCATACGCGTTGTCCTGTTAGTAAGGTTTCTCCTGACCGCGAGTGGATTATGTGGTGGAAATCTCGTCCATCTGTAATAAAATTGCTTTGGTATTGGCTTAATGGGAAGTCCAAGCCGAGAACCACGCCAAAAGTGGCATTTAATAATCGTTGACTTTTAAATTAAACCCATATATAATTGTAATCATCGGATGTAGATAAAACTATCTATATTTCCCCGATAATAACTCTTTTTTCGCATAAGGACATTTTGAAATGAAAAAAATTCTTGTTATGGCTTCTCTGCTGGCTGCTCTCCTGAGCACATCTCCCGTGATGGCACAAGTTTCCCCACCTGCTGACGATGTTGATCCAAACGTCACTGTTGCCGAGCTCTTGCCACCAGATTCCGACTTTGGAAATTTTGGCCGCGGTTTTTCGGTGTTTTCCGTTTCGGTACCGGATGAAGTACCCACTCCTGGCACTCTCGCGCTTCTTGCCATTGGGCTGGTTGGAATGGGTGCATTTGCTCGCCGTTCCGTTTAATTTTAAAAAGGAACTATTATGAATAAAATGTTTTCAAAATTTGCTGGTATGTCCGCAATCGCCGCCCTGGCTCTTGCTGCTCCTGTGGCGATGGCTGATACGGTTACGTTGAACCTCCAGAATCTTGCTTTTACTACCACAGCATACGTCAGTTCAAACAGTGGGGCGTCATTTACGAATACGTATGTGTCATTCCTCAATGGGAACGTAACCAACCCTGTTGGTCCGCTGGCTACCTCGGTTTTTAACCCCCTTCCTGCCGACGTGGATGTGTTTTGTATCCAATTGCTGCAGAGTATTGGTGTCCCTAGTTCAAATACCTTCAACTTCGGTACTTTGGCTGCTTCTGGTTCGCCTGATGGTCCTCCTGGCCCACTTTCCGCGCTTCAACAAAAACAGATCCTGAACATGTACAGCAATGCGGATGGTAATCAATATATCAATGCGACTAACGCCGCCGCGTTCCAACTCGCTCTCTGGGAAATTACCTTTGATGGTAACGGTGTTCTCAATGAAGATGCCGGAGTTTTTCAGGTTAAGCCTTTGAGCGCTGTCGTCGAGGCAGCATTGGATGGGTATCTTGCTAGCACGGTGTCTGATCTCAACAACAATGATCCTGACCTGACCATGTATGCGTTTCAAAATGGCAGGGTTCAAGACTTTGTAATTGATCTCGAGCGGTTGCCAGGCGGTGGTGATGAAGATCTGCCAGAACCTGGTTCCATGGCGTTGCTCGGTCTTGGGCTGGTTGGTCTAGCTGGTACTCGACGTCGTTTCGTCAAGTAATTGAATCTGAAAATTTCATAGGAGTGGAATGACCGAACCGTAAATTGATCGAAAAGTAAACGTTCCTATCTGTAAGAATATACCAGTAGGATTGCCAATAATACGTTAGTATGATGCTGGGCAGATCATCATTTACCACACGGCTATGAAAATCAAAAGAGGAACCGTGTGTTCCTCTTTTGTTTACCTATAAAGAATAATAATATGCCTATCTACACCCATAATGATATTGAATATTTTCCTGCGTACTACCAGGAAACAATCATCGCCCCAAATGTGATTTTGGAAGATACTGATGATCAATCAGATATGAGGCCCTTCGTTGTTGAGGTACTTAACCACATGGGGTACGCAGTTCATATCACGAAAGATAATTTTCTAGCGTTATCACATCCACTTCCTGTACCAGAAAATAATTGCGCAATCCTCTTTTTTAGACCATCTACTACGCTAAATTGGAGTGTAATGACAGCAAAGAGTGCTTCTATTTTTGCTGGAGTGGGCAAGATTGTGAGTTGAGGTTTTATTAAGACTCGTCGACAATACTCGCTCTTTTTACAATAACGGAGATCTCCACATGCGATATGAATACAAAAATGACTATGAATATGAGCCCCCCAATATTATGGATTATGCATCGGCGTGGGATCGTATTATTGCTGGCGCAATCACCATTATTTTAATGATGTTAGGGGCAGTTGCTGGTTACACAGGTGGATACCTATTAGCAGACAAGTTTGGTACATTATTTGCAATATTATTATCGTGTACGTTTGTCGCTATTGTATATCTACGGATGATGTGCTTGTGCGAATGGGTAGACCGCCCCGAAGAAGACGTTTTGTACATCCCGTACAAATAATTAGCGAAAGTCCAACATGATCATTTATTCTCTCTATGAAACAAGTGGGGTATTTGTTGGTGCTCACATCACTTATGCCACATCAGTTGAGATTTTGATGAAGATCATCAAAAAAACCTTCAAAAAGCAACCAGTTCGAGTAATACGAGACAAGTTTGATATTTTCGTGATTCACAATCGTATTAAACGAAGACAAGTGGTAATACAAGCGTATCGAATAATTCCAATTGACGTTCTTGAAAGTCCTCCTCGCAAGTGCGATCACATCCTCAAGGGGCAACCACACTAATTTAAAGGGCACCGTTGACTTCACCGTTGTTATTGATGATAATAGACGTTCTTTAATGGATCGGAGAGATTTCAATGATGACTAATACTGATTACGACGACATCGACGGCGATGATGAAGGTCAAGAAGGTACCGACGTTGAAACCGAACTGTTTGGTGCAAAAGAAGTCAGGTGGTATCAGGTCGCGGCTCGTAACGGGGTCGAAATGGCGTTGGAATCAAAGCCGAATGCTCGTATTTTGTTGGTTCAACCGACTGGGTCTGGCAAGACTGTGTCGTCAGGTCTTATCTTTTCTTCCCAACGAGTCCGCAAGGCGCTGAATGTCCCAGCGGATAGGAAGTTGCGGTTGTTGTTCATCGCTCACAAACACCGTCTGCTGACTCAAGCGGAAGAAGCGTATGCATCTGCTGAAAACGTGGAGTTCATTCCACAAAGCGCATTCTCTCCACTCTCTCCTGACCTGCTCGCTGCTGGCTGGGACGTCACATGTATTGATGAAGCTCACCATGAGGCCATGACTACGATCCAATATCATCTGGATCAACTGGGCAATAAGCCAATCATTGGGCTAACCGCTACTCCTGATCGTGCTGATGGGTGCTTGATCAAATTTGACATCATCATTGATCCGATTTCTCGGGAACAAGCGGTGGAAGAAGGATGGTTGGCCCCAACTCGTATTCATACCTTCTTGGATGTGCCGACTATCGACAAAACCGAGATGCTGACAAATCTGCTCAATGATTATGCTCATCAGATGGGACAAACGATGATATTCGTGAAGACCAAGCGAGAGATCGTCAATGTGGTGGAAGTATTGGTCAATCTTGGGTATGATGCTGAAGGTATCTTGTCCCAATCAGAAAGGGAGTTGAATATCTTGTTGGATCAGTTCAGTGAAGGGGCTGTGCAGTTTATCGTGAACTGCAACAAGATCAACGAAGGGGTGGACGTGAAAGGGTGTACTGATGTGTTACTTGGCCGCCAATTTGGTTCATATGCTCAACTTAACCAAGTTATTGGACGGGCGGCTCGTCCTGACTCTCCGTGTAATGTCTGGGAATTGATTAATCCGTTGTCAGCACGTAATCTGGACACCACCGTTGTTGTTGGAACACCTGAGTTCCACAGATTGGTTGGAAAGGAAGGTGGCCAATGGGTTGAGCGTCAATTCAATTATGTGCAGCACCGCACAAATAAACAACTTGGGGTGGCCACTGGAGTTCGGGCAAGCCACAGGTAATCATAGGAGTCATAACATATGATTAAAACAATCATATTGCTGATCATTGGAATATATGTCATCCTTTGGGCGATGCCGACAATGGATGGTATGTCTTTCTCAACATACGCTTCCAAGCATGGATATAAATCAGCACTTATTCGTGCTTGGGAGGGTCCCAAAACCACAACCATAATTCATTCCAATAAAAAGGAACATCATAATGACGACTAATAGTGAAGCCAGTGTTGCACGTGCGCACCAACATATTCCAACGGACGGCCATTGGGTCATCATAACAACAGTCGGTGTGTCCACGCCAACCTGCGACCCTGCGCTCGTGTACACTTATTACTTCGATGAGGAAGCATGGAAAAAGGCGATCCGCGCCTACGTCAATGCATCAAATAGCCGTGCGTTTTTTGCTGCAAAAGTCAATCCAGCTATCATTACGCAAGAAATAAAAATTGATTTTAATTGGTAACGGTTGAGTTTGGTTCTTTTGAAATTAGTCGTTGACATTTACCCTATTACTGTTGATAATAGACGCTTATCAACTGACAACCAATGGGAAGAGAAATGATTAAATTTGACCTCAATAAGTTAAGTGTCGAAATCGTTCAACTTAAAACCATTACGACTGCCCTTGGTGGAAGTATCAACGTAATAGATGAGAATAAGTCCACGCCCAGCAAAGAAGTTCTTCGTAGGATCAAAGTGCCTATGGCTACTGCTCGGGCATTCATTATCTTGCACAAGAAGATCACCAGATATTTGAAGCCAGTGTATGTCGCTCTTGCTTGGTATGATGGTATGGTCATCTCTATGGAGCGTCATCCTTTGGCTGGGCTGGGCACACTGATCATGGATAGCGTTACTGGGCCCAAACAATGGGAACCAGCGATCCAAACCAACATTGATGGCGTCATCAAGCCAATGTTGTCAGCCCGCGAATGGTATTTTGATGGTCGTTTTATGTTCTCATTTGAAAATTCGTGCATTGATACGATGATCAAAAACGGCACATTTTTGACTTCTGATGGGGCGTTTCGTAAAGTGATTGCCCAAACGGTTGATTTGCAGTCTTTGTTCGACAAAAAGAATCTCTCTGTTGAAGATCGTGGATGTCTATCGTTTGTGACTTCCTATGGTGATTCATCATTGTCACCACCGATTTGGAAGAACCTGGACAAAGTTGGTTCTGCGCAAATGGCTATGGCTGGTGGAATAGATGATGATGAAAGGGACATGTCGACAACAATTACTTCATATGAAGAGCATCCGTTTGATGCCATTGACAATCAAATGGCAGTAAACATTAACTTTGCGCTGAAATCTGGCAATGAGATTGGGAGATTGTTTGGATATGATTATGTTGAACCGCTTCAATTGGCGAAACTGATGATTGAACTTCACACAGTCAACCTTCCCAGCGTTGCAAAATCAGTAAAAGCCACGTATGATTGTGGTATGAAGTTTAGTCATGCGCTGGCTTGGCTGTTGGGATTGTCTAGGTTTGCCAATACGCTTGAAACGTATGTCGTAATGCGTTCATTGCTGACATATCTGACACGAAAAGGCATCTTCAAACGTGAATTATTTCAGTCTGATAAGGTGTTTAGAGAGGATCAATCGGTGGCAAATATTCGACTTCTCTCCCTTGATGAACTCAAAGGAAGCGAGAGTGTCATGGATACGGGAATTGCCAAATTGTTGATGAACGTAAAATCATCTCGTTCATCGTCTCGGCCAAAAAGATGATAAATATCTGGGATAGTGAATTAATTACCGTCCAAAGTGCCCCTTTTTCGAAGGAAATCAAATGGTCGATAATTTATCATTACACATGGGTGATTCAAAAACATTGAATGATTGTAGGACAGAGGAGGTACAAGCGACAGACCTCTGTTTTACTTTCAATTATGGTGATTTTGAAGAAGATGAAGAAGATGATGAAGATTAACTAACGAGGAGAGTACATGAATCCAAATAACACAAACAACAATACTGTTCCACCCCGCAGCATCGTAATTAGTGAAAAAGACGTAGGACCGTTTAACACACAAATCAACAAATATTTGTCAGAAGGGTGGGTACAACACGGTAATATCATTTTTGAGCAGGGGAATGGACATCGTGAACGGCAATATATTGTTCAGCTCGTCCAGAATTTTCCTAAATGTAACCGTTGACTTCATCTAATAACTCGTATATAATGTTTATATTGAATGACGTAATGATACGAAATTCAATTTCACGAAGAAGTAACTGTAATGTATAACAAAACAGGAGATATAAAATGGCTACATATGAACTGATTCGCAATGGCGACGTAGAAGTCACAAAAGTAATTGATGAACACAAGAAGACAGTGGCAAGCGTTGTCATTGATGGTAAGTACCACCACAGGTTTCCGCACACCTCGCGTGTGTCCAAGCACTTGGATATTATGATGGCCGATGATCTGGCTGAGCGGCTGTCTGGTGGATCGTTCTTCATGGTGGATGGAGAACTGGTAGATTTCCGTGATGGAAATTACAATGGATTTATCCACACCGATTCATCCATTGATACGATGATGGACGTCATCGGGTATCAACGCAAGGCAGATTTGAAGGCTCCCCACCAACGGAAAAAGGATGACGAAGATAGTAAGATTTTACTTCGTACGGTCTGGGACAGCAGCGAGATCAGTGTTCCTGGTTACGCAGTTGGTGTAGCCGACTTTGATTCGATCCTATCGTTTACGTGGAATCCGTTCATGAAAACGGTTAACAGCGCACTTGAGTTGGTTCGGCTGATTTGCACAAACGGTGCGATTGGAATCGCTTCCTTCCTGAACACAAAAGTGCCGTTGATGAACCGGTGGGAAGAACACTTGGATATCGCGGCAAGGCAAATTCAAAACAAGGTGAACTCGATCGTGTCGAGCCGAGTTAATCTGCTTGTTGATTCTCGTGCTTCTGTTGCTGATTTGATGTTGTTGGGCAATCATGCATTTGACCGTCTGTATTCTTCAACGGATAAGACGGAAGAAGAACGTTTGACCTTGCTCGGCATCTTGAACGCTTGTAATGTCCGGGAGCACCTCGGTGATGTATATCGCGAGAGTGTGTTTTTGAACAAAGATTTGTCTGCTCAAATGCCAGGACACCTGACGTTGTTTGATGCATACAACATCGCAACGGAGTTGCGGTCTCATACAACTCCGTGTTCCAAGAGTTCCGATTTTGCGATGGACAAGTTTGCGAACCGGGTGTTGTTTGATGATGAAGACGATTATCAAGTTAGTGCAGGTAGGTATGGCAAACCGACTATATCTGCATTCTCCTCACCTGAGCGAGCGTTTTACGGTCGAGTGAATTAATAAACAAACAAAAGGGCCGCAAGGCCCTTTTTTGGGATATATGTTTATGATTATGTATAATTACGCAACTGTTACTCCCGGTCATTCAATTTTTACTGTTGAGCTATTGTCGAGATGTAACAAGGGACCAACCGAAGTGAAGCTTCGGAATGGAACAACTGTGAGAGTGGTTCATGTCAATATCAAATATGAATCTCATGGAGATTGGTACGATTTATCCCATTTTGAGATGGATAGAGATAAACACTCTGTACACACGTCTTGGGATATGAATGGATTTAACACGTACCCAAAAGATCACAATCTTGACATTGTTAGTATGTGAGGAATGTTATGCTCTCTTTTTTCAAACAAAAGGATCCCCTTCCTGACATTGATATTGATTTAGATTGTGCTGATATCGAAGAAGAGGAAAAGACACCACCTCGCCCACCTTCTTCCAAGTCACCAGAAGACAGAGTCCTTGACCGCATTGCTGCGGAACATCAATGGCGAGAAGACATTAATGCTCGCGTAATGGCACGAGAGAAACCTCGGCAACTCGCTATCATAGAGATCCTTAGACAATCGGAGAAATATGATAAAGTAGTGTCCTCTAAAAAATATGTCCCCCCACAAGGTTGGAAGCGCAACTTTCCACAAGGTGGTGGACCAGAATACATTGCTGGGTGCTTGTTTGATCAACAACAAAATCAAAAAAAGAATCCCGATAGCCCATATTGGAAGTACGTTTTTTCAGCGTGGACAGAGGAACATTGGCTTGAGATCATTGCGTATGTTAGATATTTGCAAACACTGGCGTTCATGCAACAACCAGCTTGTCAATTTTCATATACTTGGTATCGTCAATTGTGCTATCGCCTTTTTCACTGAGGAATAACTATGAGTTTCAAACAGAAAGATTGTGCTGTATATGTAGATGGGAAATGTATTTGTGTTCTTAATGACCAGTTACTCGATCGGCAAGGAATTGGAGCAGTACAGCTGAGAGAATTGAAAAAGTTACACAGACAGAAGTACCGAACATTCCAACAAATACAAAATCAAATTTATCTTGGTATTCCCAGCCGTGCCAAGCTAGATGCCTTAGTCGCTAAAGTGACTAACATCGAGTTTGGGTTGCAGGATGTGTGGGGGTTTCCAAGGGATGAAAATTACCATCAATGGTTCAGACTCCCAGGATGCTCTTGTCCAAAATTGGACAACGCCGACTTTGTGGGGACTGCACTCCGCATTTATAGTCATGATTGTCCATTGCATAAAATGAGATTACACAAAATGAAATTGCAACAAAGTGACCAACCTGTTAAAGTTCTCCCCCCAATTCAGTGGGCTGATACGGTCAATTTGTGTTCTAGTTTATAACAATGGGAATTCACATTGGGAGCATTATTATTGGGATGTTAGCGATAATAATATACAGTGTTTACATTTGGGCCATATATTTTAATCAACTGTTGATTTTTATGTAATATTAAAGTATAATGTATTTTTATGAGAGGAATACGTCATGCCACCAACTATCCAAAAAGGACCAGAACTCGAGCTGTTGTGTGAGATATGGAATGAGCACGGCGATCATTTTGAGATCGGGCCCGATCGTGATGGTCTCGACATGATTGAAATTCGTGAGTATGTTCAAGGGACGGAGAAGGACGACAAGTGTATCAATCGAGTGGTCTTTACCAAAGACACCGCACGGTTAATGATTACAGCACTGACCAAGGTTTTGGAGAATAATCCCGATGCATGATTTTTTCATTGCGATGTTAACTTGGGTAATGTATTTTCTCTCCTTCAACTCGTTTGTGTTTGGTGTTGTCACTTTGGCTACGTTAGAGAACATACGTTCGTTTAAAGATAACATTCCTCTAAAGATGTTTATCATCTGTGGAGCATTGTTAAACTTGGTTTGGGTTATTCGACATGTGATGATTGGACAAACATGCTTATCGTAACAGACAAACAGACTGGGGTAAAGAGCTTGCTTTCACCCGAATACAATTATCGTTTTGATCCTCGCAATGGAGAGTTTTTGCGGTGGGGCAAAACGTTTGATGATGATCCAAGTGTTGGGATGTTGGAAATCTTTGATTTGGAAGTGTCCACTGTCTGCGAGGGTATCGGTAAAGGTCCTTGTAAGCATTGCTACAAATCGAATACACCAAAAGGTGATAATATGTCGTTTGAGACATTCAAGCACATTTTTGATCTTATTAGTGGTGGTGTTACAAAAGTTAATCTCACGATGGATGATGGGACAATTCGGTCGTATCTTCCTGATGAAGATGTGTTGTTGGTTGATGGGTCAACCAAAAAAGCAAAGCTGCTGACGTATGCGGACGATGTACTATGAGACAAAAGATCAAAAGAACGATGGTAATTGAGTTGGAGTATGACGATGCTACACATTGGAAGGATGCGAATGATCAAAAATGGTTCGTTCAAGATGTGTTGATGTGTCACAAACCGGAACTTGTTTTGTATTCTACGCTCGTTGGTGACATCGTTGGTAATGTCCGCGTGGTTAATATTGACCACAATGAATAACAGAGAATTATTAGCAGATATGTTGGGTGCGAAATCGATGAATGTTCTCGCTCGTACCACTGTAACTAACCCAGTTTTCGCAATGGAAAGTGGGTCGTTGGAAATCGTACCATTTAAGAACGTAGTGCACAAACACATTATTAAAGATGGTGAATGGGATAACACACTTGTCAATCTGGTAGCAATACAAGAGGATCTTGCTTGGTTGCTAACTCAACCTGATGATTTTATTGATCACTTTTTTACAGAACAGAACATTTGTGCCGAACCACCTCAATCTAATGGAGAGATCAAATGAATGTAGTTGATTGGATGTCGTATAATGTAATTCTCGCAACTGGGATGGTCGTTGGTTGGGTGTTACTCACGTTTGTGTTGGTTAGAAATCGTGTAAAGAATAGTTTTCTCACCAAAGAAGATGATATTCACGCTTATGACTAACTTCTGATCTTGGTCCATTGAGGAGATTTAACAACAGAATATGGAAAAATGTTTGTTCACCCTTGTTGCTGTAGCTATTGGGCTTGTCCCATCATTTATTGTTACTCTAATTATTCGTGCCCAGAACATATTATTTCCTTGAGGAGATTTAACAAATGAAGGTTAAATGGAATTTGTCTGGAGTGGTCATCATCGGGGTGGCTTGTGTTCTTTGGGTATTTCTCACATTTATGTTTGTCGTTGCGTTTGATACGTTGTTGCACTGAGGGGATTCAAAATGAACGTTGAACGGGTTCCTGGTGGTGTATTCATCACCATTGTGTATAAATGTGGACACACAACCAAACTCTTTTTTAGAGATGAGAGCTACGGTCGTTCAATTGCTCGTGATAAGACCAACGTGCTTTGTCCTCACTGTAGTGTGAATTAACCTATGTGTGTTGCTTGTTGACTGTTCCTTTCAATTAGTGTAAAATAAGGCTTTCCGTTAATAATTCGCAGGGAACAGTATGAATACCATTTATGCGTACAGAATCAAAAATGATCAATATAGTAACGAATACCGTGTTGATCAACCAACTTTGTTGCGTCGGCATGATGTGAAAATTGGTTTTACTTCAAGAACAGCAGATGAGCGGATAGCTGAACAAGCTAATGCATCAACAAACTCACCACTAATCAAAATTAGTGAGTGGCAAATCGATGAGTCTTTTGGTATTTTTGATAGAAAAGTTCACAATGAATTATTACGCATGGGATATACACATTTATGTGACGCTGGAAGTGGTGGTAGAATGGGCGAGGAATGGTTCAACATTCCTTCTGTTGATGATGACGAAATGTGTGGGATTATTCTTCAATCAATCCAACGAGCATCAACACCAACCGCCGGCCGGTGTGAATTGGAGCTAACCAAGCTGCAATTTGAACAGTTGGAAATTGCGGGGGATGTATTATTAGGTCGAGACGACTCTACAATTTTAATGGAACTTTGTCCACGGTTTGGAAAGACTTTGTGGGCATTGTGTCTTCATACGATGATGCCTACCCCAATCATGGTAGTTAGTTCCTACTGGCTAAGCTCCTTGACTTCATTTAGAAATGAAATATTGAAATTTGTCCAGTTTGAATCAATGTGTTATATCAATATGGACGATTCTGATTATTTTGATCAAGTTCAGAAAGCGCTATCAGCAGGGAAAAAAATTGTATTGGACGTAAGTTTGTGTGGTAATCCTGATGTTATCGATAACAAAAGAAAGGCATTGCAACCACTCATTGATCTTAATTCTCACTGGGTAGTCGTTGATGAAGCAGATTTTGGAGCACACACTCCTAGATCTGGTGAATTTATTGACTTCCTGTGTGGACCAAACAACACCAAGTTGGTGCTTATGACAGGCACAAACGCTGTCCGTGCTTCGAATGGAAGGACTATTGATCACCATTCTTGTGTTACTTATCTTGATATGCTTGTTGCTAAAAATAACAACATTTCATATACTTCGTTTTATTCTCCACCCGTTCCTTTTGTTATGAACAGTTTGATAGTAAAAACAAAAAATGATGACACAATTAAAACAATTTAGCCCAATGAGTCCGGTAGCGTTAAAGGATTTTACTGGTGAGCGAAACTATAATTGGTCGTTTGGAATACCATGGGATGACTCACCTACATCCGCACGATTCCCGTTTATTACGAACAAAATTCTCCATTGTCCCAATATTGTGGTAGCAGATGTATCATTGGTAGCAACCGTGGACGAGTGGTGGAGTTGTTGGATATACAGTATGTATTGTGCCCAACATACAACTGGTATCAGCATGGAAAGGCTTGAATACGAGTGGCGGTTAAGACAGAGATCTGGTGGACTAATACATGGCAATACCCCTCTGTTTCGTCGTGTTGATACCATGGCATACTTTGAAGAAATGCGAAAAGATGATACGTATGATCAAATTGATTTGTTCACAAAAATGTATGATATTCAAATTTGCACTTAACCATCAATCACAGGACTAATATAATGAAAATCGCACAAATCAAAAATGATTATAAATGTCAAACTATTTGCCAATGGGCAGCTGGTGTAGGTGACATCTGGTCAAATCCCGATTTGATTACGATGTTCAAGTATTCCCGCGAAAACAATGTTGTTCCTAATGTCACAACCAATGGATATGGGCTAACCGATCAAATGGTTGATGATATCACCAAATATTGTGGAGGTGTTGCGGTTAGTGTTTATGATCCAAAAGATGTTTGTTACGATGCCATCAAACGAATCACAGATGCAAAAATGAAACAAAAGGTGCTTGTTCGTATTCCCGTTAATGTGGAGAATTAAATGAGAATTAAATCATCTAAAGGCGAAAGTGAAAAATTGAGGTGCCAGCTAGGACAACACCGCATTGTACGAAAGTTTTTGTGGTGGCCCAGACAATTTTTCACAACTGACAACAGAGTGTTTGAATATGCAAACATTTTGGAAGAAGTTCAAATCACAAAATACAAAAAAAGTGGTATGGTTTATAATTGTGAACCTGAGTGTATTAAATGGGTGGAAATTAGTTTTATTGATGAAGAAAAAGAAGCAGCTACAATTATGGAAGGACCAGATGTAACGTGGCTAGCACCCCACGCTGGATATTTACCAGAAATCCCTGAAAATTCAACCGGCATATTTATTAGTACTGATAATAACATATCAAATGGTAAAAATCGATATGTGCGAATTTGGAGAGATGGCAACTGGTCGGACCCAGTTGTGTGTTCTCTCCCCTCTTCAGTCTGTAGATAAGTAAAGAGGTATTATTATGAAATATATGTCTGAAGCAGCCAAACAATTAATTCTAAAAGAACGGGTTGGCGAACAAAGAATAGTAAAGAAATTTTTGGTATATCCTCGACGATTTGGTGCTAAACCATCCAGAGTATTTGAGTATGCATATATTGTAGAAGAAGTCCAAGTTATCGGAACAGATTGGTACAAAAATCCGAGCAATTGGGCGTGGAGAGAAATTGATTTTGCTGATGATGTTGAGGAAGTGGTGATAACACGACGAGCCTCAACCCAACTCCCAATCGATATTAATACAATATAACAAGTATTGAATCCGTTGTGGTACAAGTAGCATTCTTGTATAATATCGTATTGATCGTTCAAGGACTCCACACATGACTAACAAAATTGAAATTGTACAAGAACGTCGTGAAAATGACGGCTTTCAATACGTTGAAATGACGTACCAAGAGTATGTTGATTACAAATACGGCAAAGATGACTCTCCCGCAAAAAGACAAGAGGTGTTGAACATTTGTTCAACCAATTGTCACGTCCTCGTTAGTGAAGAAACGTATGATTTGTGCAAGACTGTCCTCAACGATGCTGCCACAGACCCCAGACTTACCAAGATGAAAGCTGTGATGTTCCTGACTTTGAAGCCAAAAGGGAAAAGAAACAAGAACAACATCATTAAAGATCCAAAGAAGTATCGTGAATTGATCGACCTAGCGTTCTCACTTGGTGTTAACGTTGGATTTGATTCATGTACGGCTCCAATCTTCCTTACCGCAATGAAGGACCATCCTCAATTTAACCGGTTCTCACAAATGACCGAATCATGCGAGAGCAATCGGTTCAGTGGGTACGCGAATGTAGATGGAAATTATTGGCATTGTTCGTTTACAGAGGACCAACCTGGTTGGAGAGCTATTTCTTTGTTGGATGCTACAGATTTCATCAAAGACATCTGGCATTCTCCTGAAGTCGAAAAATTCCGTAACCGATTGGTTTCGCAGGATAATTCTCACATTGACAATGAATGTTATTTGTGCCCAGTGTATGATTTGTATGATCCAAGCATTGGATGTGCAGCTAAAAAAGTTATTAACGTGGAGGCAATGTAGTGGGAGGATATGTAGGTTTTTGGTTAGCTCGTTGAATGTTGAAGAATAGATATTGTATAATACGTTATTGTAGAAATACACAAGGGGAATAATAAGTAAGGTATGACCCAATTATTTTCGCATTATCAAAAACTTTTCAATTGAAAAAGGTAGAACATGAACAACATTACTCATATATCCAAGAACTGGCAACCTATTAAGACAATGGCTGGAGCATTATTTGATGTTTGTTTTGCAATAGTGGCTATAATTGGATGGTATCATGCGGGTGGTGCTTTAGCTGTGCTATTCGTGTTTTTTCTATTGCTACGATCTCAAAGGGCTCACAACAGTGGGCAGTCATTAAAAATGATGCGGTAAGGAAGTACATGACCTATTTCGTTAGTATTATTGGTGTATTGCTTTTCTTGGTATGAAAGATGAATGAAATAACTGTTGGTGACAAAGTTCGTTTATTGAACGACATATGGGACGATGGAGAAGAACACCATCCTCCTGGTTGGTTAGCATGGGTAGGAGAGATTCTAGAAGTCAAAGAGGTACGTACACGTAGGTTGGTTGTATCCCACGTTGGGAATGAAGGTGGATTTGTTGTGTATGATGGTGAATACGAAAGGGTAGCAAATGAAACAGCTAACTAAAACAAAAATAGTGTGGGTGACTGATGATGGCGTTGAGTTCGACACCGAGCATGATTGTTTAATTGCGGAAGCAAATAAAACATTCCATTCAATAATCGGAGATCCAAACGAAGAAGGTTATTTTAATAACTTCGAAGAAGGGCCTTGTATTTCTGATATTTACGGTCTTATTCATCTAATAGACAAATGTCCTCAGCTGTTTGTAATGCTTTGTAAATTGGTTGGGCTCAAGCCATCGCCTGGCCCAAGTACGTCTTCATTGGTGGTACGTCATATTGAGGAGGGAGATTCTAGTGAAACATAGAAAAGGATTTGTTAGCAACAGTAGTTCAAGTTCATTTATCGTCATTGCTGACACAGATCAAAAGGTACACTTTACAGATCACACGGGACAAACCCTCGAGTTGGGGGATCGTCACGGTGGTGAAAGTGAATTTGGCTGGGCGCACGAACAATATTATGATCTATACAGCAAAATCAATTTTGCATACTTACAAACCAAATCAATGGGTGGTGAAATAGGTGACCAATGGTTAGCAATGCTTGAGGAAGTTCTATTGGAAAATTCTAAAGCATCGCTGATTCAATGGAGTTGGAACACATACACTTATTCCAATGGAGAGACCAGCTTACAGGGATACATTGACCACCAATCAGCCGCACGCGAAGGGGAAAACACAGAGCTATTTAATAGCAAAGAAGCTCTCCAAAATTTCTTGTTTGATATGAATTCATATATTGAGACAGACAATGACAACAGATGATGCCCAATCTACTCTCGCCCCTGTTGCGGTGGGGGAAAAATTAAAATTGACTCGTCCTATATGGGATGATGAAACAGACTGGCACCGCCCAACTTGTCTAGCAGTAGCTGGGGAAGTTGTTGCTGTTGTTGGTATGAAACGAGATGGTGTTAGAGTAGTAGCAGATCGGCCGTCATCGTCACAACCATTTTCCGTGTACCGCGATGAGTTTGTGAGAATTGAAGGATGACTGTTTCAGCCCCCAAATATTCAACCAATGTGATTGATTCTATCATGTTTATGGTTGATCAAGCCGCTGAATTTGGGCATACCTCATTTTATAGTGAATTACCCATTGTGATTTTGCCTAGAGACGTGTACGATCAACTAATCGATTGTTATACCGAACACTGCGAGAAGGAAGTTCCATGAGACAGGAAACGAGAACAGTTTGGATAAGCAATAATGGGGAGGAGCATTCCACACAAGAAGGATGTTTGTTTGCAGAAGCCAAACAAATGTTTAATCAAGTAGTCAATAGTGATGATTATCTTCACACACAAGCATATTTTCATACCTGTCCAAGTCATCGGTGTGTTGGAGAGGTGGAAGATCTCATTGAGTTGCTTACGAAACAACCTGAATTAGCGAATACAATCCAAATGATTATCGATCTCAGGAGAAGAGCTCGGAATGCAATCTTCCCAACTGAATAATGACTAAAAAAGGACCAACACAATGAAAATCAGAAAAGGGTTTGTTAGTAATAGTAGTAGTTCTAGTTTTATTTGTGACATAACCGGAACTGTTGAATCGGGGTACGATGCCAGTCCAAGTGACTTTGGCATGGTCACATGTGAGATCGGTCATACTTTTATGGAGAGGTTCATTCTCAGTGGCACTGACGTTGCCACCGGCGATAATTTTAACGATGATGATGAAGTGTTGTCTGAGTATTGTCCAATTTGTAAGATGGCTCACATTCGGGACACCCAACTGATTACCTACTTACTCCACACATTGGGGAAGACGAGAGCAGAAGTAACGAAAGAAATCGCATCAACTTTTAACACTCTATCAGACTTCACCAACTATATTAAAAGGTTGGAATCGACATTGAAGTAGTACAAAATGCCAACTTTGGCATACATAATAGTATACTTTTCTCATTTAGGATGTTATTATGAAAATCAGGCAAGGATTTGTTAGTAATAGTAGTTCGAGTTCGTTTATTGTTCCATTCCCAAAAAACTTAAAGGTTAATACCGATAATGTTCATGAATTTCTATTTGGTTCAAAAACACCAACCAACGTTGTTAACCAGTATAACGAACATACGATTCCATCGTATGACGCCGTTAAGACAATAATATCTGCCATGCGTAGGCAAAAATTCAGTTTCAAAAATAGACAGCGGGTGTTAGAGGAAGCAATAAATGGGTATATCCAGGGCGAACCAGAGTGGGAAGATTTATGTGATGCAAACACACTCATGTTGGATGACATAGACGAATTAGATAAGTTGTTTAAACAGTTTAATGAAGCAATTAGTGCATACCGAACAAACGCATTAAATTCCTGCCTCAAACAGTGGGGGCCAGACGTAGATGTGTATGTTTTTGACTTTGATGATAATGATGAGTGGGGAGCTACAATGGAACATGGAGACGTGTTCAGTCGTGTTCCCCATCTGAAAGTATCTAAGTAAATCACGAGGGGGTATTATGAAAATCAGGCAAGGATTTGTTAGTAATAGTAGTTCGAGTTCGTTTATTGTTCCATTTCCTAAAGACATGGAAATGACAGTATCTAACATCCACAAATACTTGTACGGGGACACTCCATTTTCCATCTATTATTACGAGAGCTCCGTTAGCTCAATGGAAGCTGCCCAGATCATTCACGATGAAATTCACAAACAGACATCAAATGATAAAAAGCGGTTGTATGATGCTATGGACGGATGGATCCCCGGACAACCAGAATGGGATTACAGCAACAATCCACTGTTACCAGCAAACCACGAGGAATGGAATAAACAGTGGCGCAAATACGAAAAACGTCTCGAGCGGTACAGGAATGGTTTATTGAACGAATACACTCACAAATGGGGGGATAATGTGGATCTCTATACTTTTGTTTTTTCTGATGAGGATGGTTTACCTTGGGTCGTACTGGAATATGGACCCACATTCGATAATGTTCCTCATTTAGCAATAAGTCACCACTAATGGGAGACATGGCCAATTTTGCATTGGAAGAAGTCGCAACAGAAGAAATCTTCCGTGCAGCAGCATATGATAGCCCGTTCGGTGCCGAATGGTGGCAGTACGTTGAGGAATATGGGGAAGAACCACAAGAACCAATTCCCGAGTTGGATCTAGGGATGTATGATGCGAGATCACTAACCGCAGATATCAAAACAACCCAACTTGAATTCCTCCATGCTACTCACCACCCCGAAAGCATTCTCAAAAAGATATCTCATGCCCATGCTTTTGCTGCCCATTGCAGAAAGTACAGAAAAACCTGGGAAATGAGGATTGGAATGGCCAAAACAGTATACGCAGGCAAAGCACTAACAGAAAAACAAAAAGCTTGGATGCAAACAAATTATACTGGCGGAACCAAGAAATTCATTGCTGATCTCAATGATCCATTGATTCGCGACGAGTTGATGTTTCATTTAATTCGTTTTGGAACATGGGTTCAACTTGTTGCTGATGGGATTAATATGAAACAAGCAAGTAGACAATCTCTACAATACACACGAAAGGCACTATGGCACATTCCCACATCGTAGATGATATACTGGTCGTAAATTATTATGATAAGAACATCACTGGAAAAACATACATCGTCGGTGACCTACATGGCTGTTATCATGAACTGTTTGACGCTCTTAATCAACTCAATTTTGATTTCTCCGCGGATATTCTGTACTCCACAGGAGATATCATTGATAGGGGCCCACACAATTACGCGTGTCTCGGGTTATTAAACGAGCCATGGTTCCGTCCTGTCATTGGTAATCATGAATTCATGATGGTTGAAACATTGGTGGGGGACCCAAAAAGACGCCAGATCTTTGAGCATATATGGTTATCAAATGGTGGTCGTTGGAAGTATAATTTTTCCGACAGCGAATTGTTCCCCGTTGCCGAACAACTTCGTGATACTATCCCATATGTGATCTCTGTTGGGGAAGAAAATGATCCTCAACGATTCTACATTGTCCACGCTGAGCTGACAAAAATAGACATATCAAACAATGTTCATCCTGAACCACATATCGTTCAGGACCATGATATAACAAATTGGATGTTTACTGATCGGGATATATCAGCAATGATGTGGGGAAGGCAGATTTTCCAATCTCCACAATTATCAACAAACCTATTTCAATCCCCTGATCTTCCGCTGATTTATGTTGGACACACACCAACAATCACTCCCCGTAAAATAGAGAGGCAAATTTATATTGACCAAGGTGCTTGTTATCAGTACTATCCTCGTGGTGATCTAGTTTTAACCCCGGGCCTCACGATAGTTGATCCATATGAGAAGATTTTTCATATATACAACATCGCCTCTAAAACGACAACCAAGTACAATTTTGACCAATTCATCAACGAAAATGAATCATCCATACCCAATCCACACCAAAGTTAAAGCCATGCGCCCTTCATGCCCGTGCAAGAATGCAAAGTTCACCCCAGTAGAGGGAACAATCCTGAAAGTCATCCAAAATGGATCCGGAATTTGGTATTATCTCGACGCTGGGATAACAATCAAAAGTGAATGGGTAGTCTAATCCTTTAACTCGACCCGAATCAATTTGATGTGCGACGGAGGAACAATCGTCAACACTTTCTTGTGTTTATCCCATATTGTAATTGGCTCTTGTTTTGTCATGCACGCATCGACATCTAATAGAACCTGGCTCATTGCCGGAATAGGCATATGTGATCCAGCAACGACCGTTCCATCAACAAGAACAATCTCGAGAATAAAATTCTTCGCTTTATCAATCGCTTGATCATAACTATCAAATAATGTGTGGTGCATACAGTTCTCCCCAATCAAAAATAATTTGGGGGAGAACGGCAATATTAATCAGGCCCCACCCATTGTGTCCCATCAAACCGTGTCCTCATTATTCGAGCACACTGACTCTCACCAAACATGAACAGAAAATTCATTTGCCCATCATTATTTATCACCTGATCAATGAACACCCGTGTATCTGCGTTATAGATCAACTCCCCTTCACTTGGATCAAACCGATGGACAAAAGCATAGCAATAATCCCCACCAAATGGACGAGACGCTACTGGCATATCTGGATTGACATAATATAACAAAAACAACTTATTTTCGTGGTAAAAAGCACGAGATGGCATGTACCCAATGATCCTATCATCTGTTAAACGATAGATTGCTGCAGTTATACGATTCCCAAATCCCTCCTCTCCCATTCCCACTCTAACTTCCACAATGGCAGAAGGAAAAGTCTCTAGGCAAACAGTAATGATAGAGACAATAGGTGGTGGAGGAGAAACATAAGTAGATAAAAAATCATCCCCATTAACATCAGTATGTAAGTTAGACATGTAATCAATTTCCCTTTTTTAATTTGTAAGTTGTAATCTAATATACCACGTATTAGTAATTAATGTCAACGGGGGAAAGGGAGATTGGGGAGATTAATTATTGGGGGCAAAATTAGTGATAACTCGGTGTATTGTGTAATGTGTTGATTGTATGGGGATAAATTTACATGAGCAATTGACCAGCATATCTACCGATAAGAAATGCTGAGAATTGTTGTTATTGATCATGTGATCGGTCTATTATATCTCGATTCATGTGGGGTGGTAACTTGTTGTTTTTACAGGGATAATTTCGTTTGTCATGCATTCGATTGTTTACTAGTAACCATGTGATTTTAGTGGAGATAATTGTTGTTGGAATGAGATGTTGTGTTATATATTATGTATTATGGGGTCATATATTGAGAAACATTTGGGTGGTGCTAATGTAGAAAACCGTAGTAGTCGCGCTCGTGGTCCTCCATCTCATTGGTCCTTTTTTTGGTATGGTTACTAGTAAACTGTTGTTTCTGCACAGTTTTTTACCACACTCCAACTTGGGAATATGTATTTGAAGTATGTTTTTTCAGTATAGCAACTGTTATACTTTTGGTGTTTTTTGTGTTGATTGCCCGTTTTCACCCTATTGTTTCACTGGATTGCAGCAGTAATATATGGTAGTTTAGACCATATTTCACAGTACCACCACCAGGTGGATACTCTGGCCAGTTATTCCCACAGTTCTCCCAGGATTATATTGTGTGGACATTGTTGTCAACATTGGGATGGTGATTGTCTCTACCATCGTCAACCACGCATGAATAGTGGTGTTGATGATATTTCACGATGATACAAAGTGGTGATGATGTGTATAGAAAAACTTTGGTTGTTTTCTATGGACGAACGAAGATAGGCGATGGTAGTTAACCATCGCCCAACTATGAAATTACCCTATTACAAATATATTCTAAAGGGTCAAATCACCGTATTGCCCTATTATTACAATAGAGGAACCTTTCAGGAAAAGTCAACAAATATTTCATTTATTTTCCCATTTGCCCTGTAGAATCAGGTGGTTAGTTCCATCGTAGAACCACGACGTTGGCTATTCACAGAAAACTTTTTGGATAAATCAACAGGGCAACTTTGAAGTGAACGCATAGTATTTTCATTATACATCATCCCAATGAAACCGTCAACAGGGCGGACGATGGTTCTAGGAATGATAGGCGCTCTCGCCGTCCATCCCGAGGTCTGCTCTTCGAATCAGTACGTATATTATCCCACATTACACGTGGGAAGACAACTACTGTTTCGTTGGACGACAAGAAACTCACCTCATACTACCAGTGATAAAATAGACTGCAGTGTATATCTGCATGTTAACAGGTCTGTACAGGATGACCATTTCCAGTTGTATTGAAGACACCACTCTTGATACAAATCGCCGAGTTACTACCGGTTGTTGAGAACTGTATCTGCCTCATGAACACATTGTGTGAGAAGTTTGTATCTATTAGTTAGCCGGTTCATGTTCTCGGGACTCACGCTTAAATGTTTCGGCCGCCCGCATTACTTTACGTCACTACCTAATGTGATATTGTTCATTCCAACGCAACACATTCCCTGTTATTTAGTCGTCTCCGTAAAAATTCCATTATTTTTGAGTTTGCCATTGTGGAATTTTGACATTACTAGCCGAAGGAATGAAGTGGCAATTAACGGAGGAATGCGGGTTTGATACACTCCCAACAATTTGGTAGAAATGCTAACGTATTGATATTATTAAGGTTTTGATCCTCTCTCAAAGGAACAAACGAAAGTGTTGTGTCTTGTTGATTTATTTGCATGGATGAGATATAATTATTGAACTGTCAAACGCAACAAGTGGAGAAGATTTAGATGTTGACATTCTCCAGCAATTAAAGTAAAATGTCTTCACTGTAGTAAATCAAGCACCGAAAGAAGTAGTGAACAAGTTTTTGAAACGCAGTAAAAAAGATGTTGACATGAGCAGTAAATTGATGTAGAATGTCCTTACTGTAGTAGATCAAGAGTAGTTGAACAAATAACCCTTTCTTTTTTATCTCTCTTTTTTGAGGAGTTGCACCATGGAAAATATCAACATGACCACCGATACCAACACCACCGAATCCAACGTTCCGGCCTTCAACGATGAAGCGTTTGACGCCGCCCAAGTTGTGGTGAAGTCGCCTGCTGACATCGCCGCCGAAATGGCCGCGACCGCCGCCGCCAAGAAGGCCGAACGCGACGCCGAAGTCGCCAAGGCCGCCGCCGAGAAGGCCGAGCGGAAGGCTCAACGTGAAGCCGACAAGATCGCTCGCGACGCGGCGAAGGCCGAGACCAAGGCGACCAACGAAGCGAACCGTGAAGCCGCCAAGGTTGCCCGTGAAGCCAAGGTTGCTGCCGAAAACGAAGTCAAGGCGGCCAACAAGGCCAAGCGTGAAGCCGAAAAGGCTGCTCGTGATGCGCTGAAGGCCGACAAGGTCGAAAAAGGTCCTTCCAAGCGGTCGATCGTTCAGCCGATCATTGTTGCGAACATCGCGGCCGGCGTTGCCCGTAAGGACACGATTGATCTGCTCATGGCCAACTACGGCATGACGAAGTCGGGCGCTGCGACGTACTACCAGAATGTCCACAGCGGTGCGTGGACGAAGTAACCAGTAAGGTAGAAAAGGGGGGAGGTTTTCCCCCTTTTCTATTTTCGTTGATTTCTTCTTCGGGGTAAGATATAATAATCGCATTGATTTGAGGAGTTCAACGAAAATGAAACCATACGGACATTGCAGGAGAGACAAACTGGAGTGCAAATTTGGTTGTTGCACTACCAAGAGCGGAAAGAAAATGTGTTGCCGCAAGCTGGTTGATCGTGCAAACAAAAAGGCAGCGCGTCAATTCGCGAAAAAATTGATCAAACTTGTGTTTGGAGAATAGCATGTATCGGAGAAACAGTCAGCAATTTGCCATTGGAACTCGGGTGGAGTTTTTTACGAGCCCCCACACCAAGGATTTTTCATGTGGCACAATAGTTGGCCGTGCCGATAACTATATGTTGATTGTACAATTGGATACCCCCCTGACAGATGGATCAACGGCCATTGTACTCGACACGAAGATGGTTACGATCATTTAATCAATGAACGAGCCTAAAAAACAAATCAATAACCTTGGTGAAGTGAGCATTTACATTCGTGCTAGGAGGGAAGAACTCACCCAGCAATGGGAGAAGACCAAGGAGACCAGCATACTGTCAAGGATGCACGAACTGCAGAAACTTTACAATTTGATTAACTCGAAAGATTCATAATTGAATCTTTCACAGAAGTGTATTTTTTAACGGGCGGTTAGCTCAGTTGGTTAGTAGCAGTGGACTCTCACCGATGCCTTGAATTATCGAGGTGTCTTGTCCCTCATAAAGCATAAATAAGTAAAAGGTGCTTTATGAGGGGACAGAAATGAGTGTTTTGTATTCAGTAGATATGTTAAGAGATGCTGTAAGTGAGTCTTTGTGTTATAGTGATGTAACCAGAAAATTGGGAGTGTCTTTGTGCACATTCAATTTTAAACGCATCCAGAAGTTGTGTGATGAATATGGTATATCAGTTGACCATTTTGACGTAAAGAAGGCGTTTCGAAGAAACAAAAAGGAATACGGCAAGAATGAGATTTTTGTAGAAAACAGTAGAATATCACGAAGTCGGTTGAGACCAGCGTGTATCAGGCTAGGAATTTACCCTGGAAAATGCGGAGAGTGTGGTATTGAAGAAGTTTGGAATGGCAAACCTCTAATCATTGAGGTTGACCACATAAACGGAAACAGTACTGATAATCGACTAGAGAATTTACGGTTTTTATGCCCTAATTGTCATTCCCAGACTCACACATATCGAAGGCGGATTTCCCGCCGTACTGAATAATCCATTGGTCACTGGTTCGAGTCCAGTACCGCCCACCATATTCACACGGAGGTAACGATGAGCAACAAACAAATCAAACAAGATCGAGATCGATATCTACAACTGTTGGCCGAAGTGGCTGAGTTGTTGAACGGCATTCAACCACCGTTGACCTCTGCACAAAAACAGGGTGTTCTTGACGGAACTCTCAAGCTGAAAACTGATGCCGATGGTGGGATCACTGTTGAATAGGGCATAATTTAATGAAAAGTAATCTGTATATTCCCAAAACCATCACGGTTGGGTTTCGAGAACGCAGTGACACGTTCACAGGAAAGCTCGGTTATGTAATTTATACCGACCACAAAGGCGTGTTGCGGAAACAGGCATCGTGGAATTCGTGGAGAGATTTGAAGATTGCAACAATTCAACTCGATAATACTCCACAACCTGGATTCTGCCTGAACAAAGGCGTCCAACGGGATGGATATTGGGGTAATGGACGCTCTGTCATTCGTGTCTGGGATCCTCGGGATTTTGAGTTTGAGATTTCTGTTGATAACTTGATCGGCATTTTAATGCATGCCGATGTCTCAAAGCGGGATATCACCGAACCTTGTGTGTTTGCTTGGAATGGGACAGAGTTGATCTTGCTGCCAACAAATTCTGTGGAATATCAACAGTCGGTGGAACATACCGCAAAACAATGTGTCACATTTTCCAGTAGGTCTCTGGTGGCTGGATATACCTATTCTGTTCGCGCGGATAATCTTTCTGTTGTGTACCTGGGATACCTCCAACGATGGGAGGCTGTCAACCACACATATAGTTACCGGCGTGATACGGATGTCCCGCCGTCGCTGAAACAACTCAAAAAACGTAAAGGACACGTGTTCATCGATCCATCCACGAAACGAATTTACGTCAAAGACCCATCAGCGTTTATCTCGGGCGTCGAGGTCGAAGAATGTCACAACAAGTTTGCAGATTTATTGCAAGCATATTACGGTGACATTAACAGCCAACCGTGGATCGGTTGCAGCATTCTACCCGCTACTGAGGGGTATCGTACTAGGCTATGGGGAAGAATTAACAATACAGATTTCGTCGAATTTGCTTTTACTGATGATTTTATCGGGTATGATAATAACCGTAGACCACCTAAGGTAGAAGTGACGAGGTTTGGTCGGTATGATCCGTCTGTTCCTGGTTTTACATTTTCTAGTACTGACCAACAGCCTAATTATTGGACAGCTCGTGGAAAGACTGTCCCAAGGTTAGCTGGGTTGGCTATCGATCAACCGGAAGTAATTGCTTTGGGAGGGCTTATTCTAAGTCATCTGGTTGCAAACCCATCCGATAAAACGTCTTTTACGTGGCAACAAAAGAAAATTCACATGAAGAAGATATTCGCTGAGATGTACACAAATTCCAACATTGGAGAGCTTTCTGTCGTATTGTCTGATGGGAAAATCGCCAAAACTGAAATATAAAAGGAATTGATAACATGACAACACAAATTGATAGTAAAATCACAGCGATGTTCGCCAAGGTGAGCGAACGCAAAGCAAAGTGTAAAGAACTCCGGCAGCAAATCTCTGCACCATGGAAAACAAACTGTTCGTTCATCCCACTGGGGGCTACTGTTCCAGTGAATATTCAAACAGCTTCGGCTGAAATGGTGTACTCTATTGCTACAACGTTGGGAGTATTGATCGTTGGAGCTACGTGTGCAAGTGAGAATTTTGGTTTGACCATCACCGTAAAAATCCAAGGGTATGTCCCAACTGATTGGTTTACTGATCTGAAGAAGCGGCTTGCTGCGATTAACATCCGCGACGAAGAGAAGCAACTGGCTGACATTGAAGAACGACTGACAAAAGTTCTCTCTCCGGAAGAACAACGTCGGTTGGAGGTTGAAATGCTGGCCAAAGAAATTGGGCTTGAGTAATTATTGTTGACAATGAGTGGAAAATTAGAGATAATACTATTTTAACTTTCCACTAATGACAAGGATATATCATTATGTCCCAACCGGATGATATTTTTGACCAGGCTGCCAAGCGAAGTGTTCGTGATGTGGTGGAGGCAGCGATTAAACTCGCGTTGACTACCACTCCACGGGAGGTGTTGGACATTATGCTGATCGCCTGTGCACTTCAGGCAGGGCTCAAGTATTGCGTAGCTAATGCTAATCGCCGCGAAGTTTCTCAATCTATGAACTGGTATTCGAACTGTCACGATTTTGTGAACACTACAGCAGTCGGCCATCCAGATTTGGAAGTTGCTTTGAAAGATGCCATTCGTGGGGTTGATCATTATGTCGAGATAGTGGATTCTCTCAAAGACAAGTATGGAATTAATTTGATGGATTATTTCATGTTTAGCCGTAACAGCCATCTGGACCAGCGCCCCACGTACGCAGTGCTGGAAACGGACGCGAGGAGACGCCTGGGAATAATAAATCTGTAGTGCCGCCCGCCCGGGTGGTGAAATCGGTAGACACAAGGGACTCAACAGGGTCACTAGCGAAAAATGAATTGGTAGCCAGAAAACGTTGATATATTATGATCAGCTAATCCAGGCGTAACAAGTCAAGGGAAACCCGCTAGTAGTATTTCCGTAAATTCGGCGAACGCTAAAACAAGCAGACGGCAAGGCATCTCGGTAAGAGCAAGGGACGAGGAAATAGTAACACTCGTGGTTAAATCTACTTATTGAGATGGTTAAAACTAGAATGCTTGTTATGCCAACGCCGAGCCGAGCCTGTACTTTGAACGGTGGACCGTTTAACTAAGTACCGTAGTGAGGATGCAACTGGCTTACTTAAATGTAAACAATGATAGTATCTGTGCCAGTAGAACCATAAAGGTAAGTATAGGAAGGTGTAGAGACTAGAGACGGAATGCCTGGGCGGTAGGCTTACGGGATGCTGATATAATCCCGCCGAGTAACCGTATGGTGATAGCATAGTCCAGACCACGAACAATCGCTCACGATTAGAAAACGAGTGAGTAATAGCTAAAGCAACGGGTAGCTAGATTGGCGGCGAAAACCGAAGTGGTAAGTAAAATCCCTCGCCGTAAGGCATGCGGGTTCGATTCCCGCCCCGGGCACCAACAAAAAACTCATCTGCTATAATAATAAGTGTTGCTTAACGAAAGCGACCAATGAACTGCTTCGGGCATTATTAACATTCTAATGCCTTTCCATAGTCCGCCAGATGGGACGATAGTGGATAAAGTGGTGCTGGACATTCTCCGTTAGTGGAGCCGGCCAACAGCAAATAGAATACTAACTAACCATATGATTAATGGCGGCTATATTACTGGGGTGGCTGGTTAACCAGGCGAGCGACTGACCATACGATGGCTTGGGCGAATAGCCCAGGCTGTTTCTCCTTCCCGCCGATAGTGGTAATGTTGATATAGTGTAAACTTTTATGTATAATTTCTCTATTGAAAAATTCACATGGAGAAAACAATGTCCAACAATTACGTATACATTGGATGGTATGTAGAAGCGCAAACCATTGGTGGAACGGAATATGAAGGAAGCCGAGTTTGTTCGCATCATCCCGAACATCCAATAATGCAAGGTGGGGACTTCTGTCCTATTTGTGGCAATCAAGTTGTATTTGCAGCCGTCGCTAGACATACACAGCGCCATTTTTCTGCCTTGTTAAAAATGTCCTGGCAGCCTCCCTTCCATCAGGAAGATTGGCGATCTTCTGTTCCTGAACAAGATAAATCAACTCTGGTATTGTATTTTGGTAACTTATCGCAAGATAAGTCATTGAGACAGCCGGGGGTGGATGTTGTTTATCCTATTGACTCATGCTGTTACAGGATTATTGATCTCCCTCCACATAGGAGAATATCAGTCTCTCCTTCGTTGGAACGCCCCAATGACGACATGGTTGCTTTGCTGGCACGGACGATGAAATATTCTTCCTATGAAGTAAAATACGGAATGGTGTGGTTAGAAGATTGACATTACAGTAATGATGCTGTATACTTGTCAGTATTGAAACAGTCCAAAAAGGAAATAGCAAATGATCACGAATCAATTCCAAGCTCCTGTTGAACGTTCCGGTGTTGCGGCTGAAAGTGTATTTCACATCAATGCCAGTGCAAAGGCATTTGAGATCCTTTCTTCCACATTGTACTCGGACAAAATTCAAGCGATCGTTCGGGAGCTAGCGTGCAATGCCTACGATGCTCACGTCGCTGCAGGAAATCAAGATACGCCGATTGAGATCCATTTGCCATCACCATTGGATGCCACATTTTACGTTAAGGATTTCGGCACGGGGTTATCCCGCGAACAAGTTGTTGGGCATACTGATGCCACGGGCCGTTTTATTCCTGGGATCTATCAGACGTTTTTTGATAGCGACAAGACTGACAGTAATAATTTTATTGGTGCTCTCGGGCTTGGGTCAAAGTCACCATTTTCGTACACCAGTCAATTTACTGTGGAATCGCGGTTCAATGGAACATGCTACGTCTTCCTGGCGTTTAAGAATGAGGAAGGATTGCCATCAATTGTTGAAATCTCTCATGCTCCAACAATTGACCCTAATGGTCTGACAGTATCGTTGTCGGTTCGTTCGGAGGACATTGGTAAGTTTTTTAACGCTGCAAAGTTGGCGTTGATGTATTTCAATCCAGCTCCAACGGTTCTCGGGCGGTGGGATTTTGGATCTGCTCACAGGTTGGTTCACACCGTGTCAGGCACAAATTGGAAGATTCGTGAGGCGGATTATTATGCCAATATGATTGGCCCTCGTGTTGTGCAGGGGTTTGTATCATATCCAGTTCTGACCCACATGTTATCTCAACATGTTGCTTTATCTGTAGGCGCCGCCGGATTGTTGAGCACAGATGTTGATTTGTACGTACCAATTGGAGAGATTGATGTTGCTCCCTCTCGTGAAGCGTTGTCTTATAACAAGAAAACATGCGTTAGTTTGATTACAGCTCTGGAACAGGCCGCCGATGAGATGCGGGCAGGGTTTCAGAGTTCATTCGACAAGTGCGCCACCAGGTGGGAGATGCTTTGTCTTCTCGAGAAGCTGACGAAGAGTTCTTCGCAGAAGTTCAATGCAGTATTTGCTTCAATGCATAAAAGCATCCCATTCACCTGGAACGGGGATGAAATTGCGGATGTAGTATCCATGGACCTGAGTGAGTGCTATCTCATGGGCATCCAGCGTGTATCACGATCAGTTAATCGTCGTGGTATTATGGCCCGCAAAGTGAACATGTCGGACGTATGGGGGAAGGGTCGGGGAAGTTCAGATACTGCTGAGCTGCCATGTACTAATCCAAGCAAGATTAAGTTTTTGGTGGAGCGGACTGGGAAGGTGCTCGGGCCTGTGTTCTTTCAAGCATACACAGATACCTTTGGAGCTACGGAAGATCATCTGTTGTATGTGATTCGGTCCATTCCTGGTTGTGGGTATTCTGCGGCTGAAACAAAGATGATTCTCGAGCAATTTGGGAATCCTCCCGTTGAGTATGCTGATGAGGTGATGGCAAAGGTACAAGTCGTTAAAAAACAATACGTTAAGAAAGATAAAGAAGTTAAAATGTTTTGGACGGGGTTCCGTACCAAGCGCGTTCGTGGGAGGATGGTTGAAAATAATTCATACTCCCGTCTCACATGGGACAATGCTACTTTTGATCCTTCGGAAGGTGGGTATTACGTAGTTGTTGATCGTTTTACGCCAATGAACGGTGATCAGCCAGTAGCCAACCTCAAACAATTCATTGGGGCTGCCCAGACGTTACATTATATCCCAGAAGGGGTTACGATATGGGGGCTAACGAAGAATGATGCTCGTGAAATCGAAGACGATGAGCAATGGATTAATGTGGTTACCGACACAGCTCTCCAATTCGAAACTGATAATGAACAAGGAGAGTTGACGAACAAGGTCAATGTAACAACCACACTGAATCAAGTTCATCGTACCATGGGATGGGCATATTCGCGCATTGTCGGTGTGTGGACGCCTTCTATATCCCAAACATGTTGCGATGGAGAATTTAAGACATATATTGAAAAAATCTATCAACTCATTCAAACTGCTGATGAGCCATGTGAAATAAAAGCAATCCGGTGCTTGGCTACTCAGTTTGGTGATTGTCTTCAGCAGACGCCTGAGGCGATAGCCGCTATCACTTCTCAATGGGAAGCCATCCTCAAGAAATACCCAATGTTACAATTTATTGATTGTTCATACACTCATTCATCCGAGTTAGTTGCAATTATACTCGAATATATTGGGTTGGTGGAACGGAAGTAGTTGACATTTGTAAAACACGTGGGTATAATGTTGTTATAGTATTCCACCACAAAGGAAAAAACGATGATTTACATCAAAACACAAACAGGATTTGCAGGGCTGGCGGATGGTAAGCCATTTACGGTAGCGGACACACATCCGTGCTTTGGTGAAATCGAGCAAGCGATTCGTAATAACAATGAGCAATTAGTTCATCAGTTGATTAATCGATCAACCATGCTGGCTACTAACCCACACGTTGTGCACCAGCGAGTAGAAGTTGATCCAGTGGCAGGGGTGATCTATGTGGATGGTCTCCCGATTGAGAACACCCTCGTCAGCAGAGTAATTTCAATGGCGTTGGAAGGGTATCAAATTGAATCAATGGTTGCATTCATTGACAATTTGTACCAGAATCCATCCAAGAAAACAATCGATCGTATCTATGCTTGGTTGGAAGCTGGTGAAATGCCGATTACCGACGATGGGCATTTCATTGCTTATAAGCGAGTTAACAACGACCTGACCTCATTCTACGATAACACGACGAAACATGTCGTCGGTGAAGTGACAGCAATGGAACGATATCGTTGCGACGACCGAACAGAAGAGACGTGCTCCACTGGGCTGCACTTTTGCTCTTATGGATATCTCTCAAAATATTATTCGGGCATGGGCCGAATTTTGGTGCTCAAAATCAATCCAGCGGACGTTGTTGCTATTCCCGACGATTATGGAACATCAAAAGGTCGGGCTTGTAAGTATTTGGTCGTTGGGGAATTGACCATTGAACAAACATCTGAAGTTGAAACTGTTAATGTTCTGTCAATGCCTGTAATGATTATTGATGAGCAAGACACTATTCCCGAGGAACCAACTACCAGTCCTACATATGAACAAGGATATGTGAGGGGATATGCTGTCGCTCGCCAGCAGAAGTTTATCCCTGACATGCCGGATGATGCCAACAGTGATTATATTGAAGGGCATTCAGCAGGGTATAGTGACGGCATCTACCACAAAAAACGGATGTATCGGTAGTTTACTAGTAAACACGCGCGTATATGTGTGAAATACCAGCTCCAGGTACAGTGTATCATTTATCAAATGCGACAGTGCGGTCGGTACTGTCGCATTTTCTGAAAGTTGACCCGGATCAAGTAGATTTGTCCTGGGATCTACGCCAAACACCTGATTCCGATCCTGCTGATCCTGATTATGAAGTTCACCAGTTAGTGGTAACAATTCTCCCGCCCACTGGACAATAATTGTTGAGTTTTACCCATATATACGATATAATTAATTCTTTTGGAGGGTAAAACGATGGACAAGATTACAGGGAAATTGCCGAAACCGCGGCATAAGATCCTCAATGATTTACTGAGGACAAAACGGTGTGAGGCCCATGAACCAAAAGCTGGTGATCACACCAACCGAGCAAGATCAAAACAGCAACACATAAAAAACCTTCGCCAAGAAGGTTTTTTATTGTGTGGAGTTGTGAGTCACAAAAATTGTTGTTCCACATTTTTGGGATTGTGAAATTATCATCATTTTCGTAACCACGAAACTACCAAGAATTGTTTGGTAGTCACAAAAAGTCAACAGGGCAGAATGAATTTTCTTGTTTGACTAACCTTTCATTATACTCCGCCCAACGTACAAAAGTCAACAGGGCTGTCGTGACTTTTAGGAACGATAGGCGCTCTCGCCGTCCACCCCCCTCTGTTCGATAAGTCCATTATACTCGGAATACAGCCAAAGGACAACGAAAATTGTAAGTTGACAATCATTGTGAGACGTCGTATAATATGATTTTCCCTCAACAACCGAGATATATCATGTGCACCACAGAATTAGCCCATGCCATCGCAATTGCCCGTCGTTGCCGTCATCTGTTTGATGCGGATATTCAGTTCCGTTCTGCCGTTCAAACGTCGTCAGAGTTCTACAACGCCTGCATTGCGTATTGTGGAGCTGAGAACGTGCCTGACATGGGCACCGCCGAGTATGAAGAAATCATCATTGAACTCGAGCAGTGTTTCCTCCAGTAAGGAGTAACATATGAGTAACGATTGGATGCCTTCAAAAGAGGATGTGAAAATCCTCTGTGAAGCAGTTTTGGAGAATTATGTCTCCCAGGATAGAAACACTGGGGGAGATTATTGTTCACAATGTGGGAAGCATTATGGAAATGTCCAATACTATTGGGAAGAGGGCAAGAGAGAACCCCATAACCCCAATTGCCCTGTTCTTGTTGCGCAAGATGTAATGACAGGAATCGGTTGACATTATCGATTAGATAAGGGATAATATCTCCATCAACTGACGAAAGGGAATAAACATGCAATCCGCAATCGACACCCTCATGGCGATGGACTTTCCTGTTCATAGCCCCAATTTGCTTGCCCAACAAGTCAGAGAGCACATTGAGAATTCTCCTTCTCCGTTGGAGACTGCCAAACGCGTGATCTACAACATCACGAGTATCGCCGTGGATTACACCGATCTTCTCCTTGCTCGGCATGTCGCTCAAGGTGTCGCGATTGATGCGATTACACGCGATTCTTACGCGTTTGAAGACAGTGTTCAACGTGCTGAAGATCATCATCGCAAACTCCTCACGAAAATGCCCTACATTTCTCTGGCATATACACCAGCTGAAGTGTCTCTCAGTGGTGCGACAAAGACAACAACTTCTGTTGCAGTTGCCGAAGGAATCACAACCACAGTTGAAGTGAAAGCTGATGGAAAGATCAAGAAGGGCGGCAAGCAAGTTTTGGCCGTAGAGATGTATCAACTTCATGTGACCAATTCGCCCACACCAATGACGAATCAAGAGTTCATTGCTCTGTTGATGAAAGAACTCCAGATGACCAAACCTGGGGCAACGACATACGCATACAATTGCCGCAAAGCAGCCCAAAAATGATCATTCGTGGCATGATTTATAATGCGAGTTATAGCGGGTGTGAGGGGTGGTCTCGTCACCTTGTTCGTGAGATCCGCTTCACGACAACCGCCGCGCGAGCAACAGCAGCAAAGCGTAGAGCAGAAATCCGGGTTGCTTCAACAGCACCCACGTACACGAGACGAATCATCAAATGGGTCAATTGACCCCATATTGTAACCCAACAACAAGGAAACACAGGTGTATTGGACAGATTACCCATTTAAAGAGTTGGGAGACATTCCTTTCACGATTGCTCCAATTCGTCCCGTTATCGTAAAGGAGTGGGACAGAAACAAATATGTCCGTGTTGAGGTGGAAGGACAGGAGTTTGAAATTAAAGAGGGGTATATTTACACTGAACCAGGCCGGTGTGGGTCAGTCCCGGGTCTCAAATTTCCACGGACACACATCTCTCAATATTGAGTTGTATTTCTCTTGGAGGTGTGGTATAATGACATCTTTGAGAGGAGGACACAATGGATGTTGCAATATTGGCAGATGGCCGTGTCTGCAAACTCATACGTGATGATGTTGATGTCCAATTCAGCAACCTTCCAGGTTGGAGCCTCGTTGCTCGTCCATTGGAGGTTCCGATCCTCACGCATCAAACGGCTTGGTGGGTTCAATCAACCGAAATCAAAAATCGCTTTACAATATCCACGTAATGTGGTATACTGATATTTTTGGAGATACTTCAATGGTCATGAGTAGTTTTGCCGCTCAACAGAATTTGCCACGTCATTCCGCATCGTTGTTCTCGATCTTGCCGAAATCCAAGGTATATTATGCAGATGTCACCGATCTACCAAGGCCCGTAGCAAGCCGCGTTGACGGCACGACTGCTGTTGGGTTTGTGATGGTATCTGTCATCACACCTGGTGATACCGCCACGTTCACGTGCGATGAGACTCCAGCTCGTGGTGAAGATGGGGATCTTGAGTTTTGGGTGTTTAGTCCTACTGCGGAGACGATCGCAACTCACCCCAAACTGAAGGGATGGACAGTGAAGATTTTCAACGATTAACCGTTGATTATTAACAGTATTTGTGAGATAATGACATTTTGAGGAGAAAACGACGATGACACGCAAAGAAGAATTTGACGGATGGAAACGATTCATGGATCGTGAAGATTTGAAGGCGGAGAAGGGCGAGAGTTCTGTCTTCCCCGCCGATCATCGTTGGACGTTTGTTGAGGACAAACAAGGCAACCCAAAAAATGGAGCAGCTGCGATGCATGATCGGTACGGCTCGTTTTGATGGAAACATTGTTCAACATAATGAGCATTCCAATCTTATTTCTCACTGTCATGCTATTGGTGGGAGCTGGTTCATATGTGGTGTTCTTGTTGGGCCAGTTCCTTGTCAACCAGTATTTGAATGGGCGTGGGTCTGCGGAAACAGAAGATGTGGCATCGATCGTGGTGGGCTTGATCGTGTTAATCGTGGTTTATCTGATTTGCTTTGTGGGGTATCGTTGGCTGTTTTAATTGTTGACATCGCCAGTGAGTTACTGTACAATGTCTTTATTGAATCAAACAACAGGAGTTTTAAAGAGATGAAGTATATAGAGATCGGGCTGTACTGACAAGAGCCCGCCCAAAAGTCAGCCTCGGTAGTGACGACTATTAGAGGATAGAGATCAACGGAAGACGGATCCGATAACGCAATAAACCATTTCTCAACTGATATCAAGGAGTTACATTATGTCCAGCAACAGCAAATCCGCTCGCCGTGTCGCCCTCCGCAAGGCCATCACCGCCACTCACAAAAATGGTGACAAGGTCGGCGCCTCCACCCGCAAGAATACCAACCGCAACGGTTGGGCACAGGTCAAGGACGAAAACGGTCGCCTCGCGATCTTCCGCGAACGTGATCAGGAAGCCAAGAACGCCGAACAGGCTGCTCTGAAAGAAGAGCAGGCAGCGGCGAAAGCAGCTGCAAAGGCCGAGCGAGAGGCCGCGAAAGTGGCAGGACGAAACAAACGTGGTCGCTTGGACGACTAACACGAAAAAAAGGGAGATTCGTCTCCCTTTTTTGTTGACAATTCGTGAGAATTGTTATATAATTACCTCATTGACTAACAAATCCACGGAAAACAAATGAAAATCGTCTCCGCTTCTGATTTTGGTGTTGTCGCTTCAATGGAACATAGCTGTGGACACATTGTGGAAATGTGGTATGCAGCTGAGGAGTTTGCACTCTCGGACGTGGAGTCCATGAAAGCTCGTCCTTGCCTCCAGTGCAGGGTCGGCTTTCCTCTCCCCATTCCTCATTGTCAAGATCGTTGACTCCCATACCAATTTATGGTATAATGATTATTGTCAACTGACATAATGATTGCCAAGAGGAGCTTTAACATGTTTAATGTTCGTATGTGGGACTGTACTAAGCCAATAGCGGCAAAATCGTTGGCAAAACCACCTGGTACCCTCATCTTCTCAGGGGAGGATGGTGAAGCAGCATTGGAAATAGTGCAGACTCTCATTACATCTGTGTTGGCCGAAGATGGTGTTCGCTTCACCGCCGCCTCCGTCCACGAAGATGATGACAACATCCTTACCATTGTCCTCAATAACGCGGATAATTCGTGCCGAATGGTAATCGTTGTCACTTGTCTCCCCAACTCCGACCCTAGTTGATTTCCCATCCCATTCGTAGTATAATGATCGCTGTCAATCGACATAATCATCACCAAGAGGAGCTTTAACATGGTTAACGTGTGCGTGTGGGACTATACACAATCAGTAGCAAAATTGATGGCAGGTCCAACTACTGTCACCAGTTTTCCGGGGGAGGACAGCGAGGGAGCTCTAGTGATGGCCCAAGCCCTCGTCGTCTCTGTGTTGGCTGAAGATGGGGTTCATCCATTCTCCGCCTCTGTTAACGATGATAGCGACAATATTTTTACCATTGTCCTCGATAACGCCGACCATTCACACCGGATGGCAATCGTTGTCACCCGCTCTTCCATCCTGCCTCTTGTTGATCTTCCATCCCATTCGTAGTATAATGATCTTCGTCAACTGACGCAACCACAACCAAGGAGATTCAAATGATGACCACCAATCCTCTTACCACCCTCATCGGCAAAACCGTCCTCAATGGCATGACTGAAATGACGATCACCGCATTCCTCGACAAGCAAGGCACGATCAAGAGCGGCGATCGTCTTCCGTACATCCAACTCGTCGGCGGAGATACGGAACTGTCCCTCCATCCGCAGCATGCCATGTCGTTGATGAAAACGGGCAAGTACAAGGAGCTGTCCATCCTCAGCGAAATCGCCGGCGAGCAAGTCGTTCTCGATTCGTCCTCCGCTACCAACGAAGGTGAGGCTGAAGTCGAAGTCGAGGTCGAAGCCGCTCCTGTTGAAGTCGAAGCCGCTCCTGTTGAAGTCGAAGCCGCTCCTGTTGAAGTCGAAGCCGCTCCTGTTGAACCCACTCCTGCAAAGGAGAAAAAGGTGAACAAGCGCCAACAAACCGAAGAGTTGTACATTGAAGGTCACAAGCAAGGACTGACCCGCAAAGCAATCATTACTCAAATGAAGGCACAACTGGGCATGAGTGATGCTGGGGCAAATACGTACTACCAGAACGCCAAGACCAAGCTTGGGTAACATCAACGGTGGGGAGAGATCCTCCCCACCGTTGTCTTTGGTAGTGTTTACTAGTATAATGCCTTTATCAAATGAGACATTGCAGTAGTAATCATTAACCAACAAGGACAATATCATGTACACAGTTTTTGGATATGATTGGGATGGTACGGACTTCCGCTTCACATTCGATAGCTTCGTTGCAGCAGTCAAGTGTTTCAAAAGCTGGAGTTTCACAGTCGTATTCATCAAGCGGGACACAATCGGTTCGTGCAGGTTTGTTCAGTAATAAAAAAGGGACAGGATGATGAAAAACAAATTGAGGCCATTTCTAACGTGGCAAGAATTGAAAGACAGGATTGCTTCGTTCACCCCTGAACAACTGGCGAACGATGTGATTGTGTACAATACGTTGGATGGTGATGCGTGGGGAGTGAGGTCAGTACTTGTGGTAGGGGTGGATGAAGAGGATCCCGCTGCCATGACCAGCGATCTGTTTGATCAAGGACAACCCTACTTGACGTTTAACGAGCCATAACTATTTCATCGGCATGAAAATAGGGTGGGACTTAGTTTTAGGGCAATTGCGGTTGCCCTAAAAGTGATTTGTCGTCAATGAAGACAAGTCTACAGTAGGTCCATGTCAAAAGTCAACGGTTGATTTTCATCACATCATGTAGTACAATGTCTCTACCGACTAACAACACAGGACTAATCATGGCCCACCCCTATTATGAAGCTGTTGCGATTTGCGCAAAGTGGATTGCTGAACGCGTCATTGAAAACGCCAACGACAACGACGAGGACGCCACACTGTATTCCACCGATGAAGAGGTTGTCAACCTCTACCTTCGTGAACTCGCAGCTGACATCAGCAAGGCCTTGCCTGCCGCGATTACCGAGTCCCTGGCTGATGACGAGTATGATGACGATTCTGGGATGACAGACGCTGAGGCTGATGCTGATGCGTTGGCCTCAGCAGGGTGGGGGACGGATGAAGACTACGGTGATTATGGAGGGTATGACGACTAACTGTTGACTTTGTGAGCCATTTGAGATATAATGGCTCCATCAACTGGAGAACAACATGACCACCACCCCTGTTATTGTTACTCGTGACTCTCTCACCAAAATGATCACCAACCCGAACGCTGAATACGTTAAACGCGTCCTTGGCAAGGCATTGGTGGCAATCTTCAAGAGGCAGACTGAAGCAGAACAAACCACCGACTCCACTCAAAACGATAATGGGGTGGGGTTTGCGGGATGTGATGCACGTTCTGGGTCGCTCACAGCAAAGTTCTTCATGAAACACAACACTCTTGCTGACTGGCAGGTCGCTGCGTGGACACGCGTTGGAAAGAACGGATATGCCCGAATCTGCAAGTATCACGCTCAACTGAATGAAATTGCAACATCTCGTCCACAACGGACAGCAAGTCTGTAATTGTTGACTTTGTGAGCCATTTGAGATATAATGGCTCCATCAACTGGAGATACATATGACGACATCTGTTGTTAGAAAACATGTGAAACAAATCAAACAAGTCGTTGCAAAGCACTACAATTTTTGGAGAGTGTTCAACGACAAGCGCCTATATGGTCGTCGTCTGAAATTCATGAAAAACGGATACAAATACACAGACGAAGAATACAAACAAATTGTTGATAACATCGTGAAGGAGTTGAAAGCTCACAATATCCCACACATCAAAGTGTACAAAGCAGTTAGTGTCCGTTCATTTTATGGGCCATACACGTTTCTGGCTGTTACGTTGATCGACGACTGACCACACTAAAGATTGTTGACTTTCGTCGTCAGTTGGTGGATAATGATCTTCATCAACTGACGACAACCGAGGAGATTCAAATGAACAAAACTCTTGAACAAAGTTCCCTCATACCTCTTACCGAATATGCGAAACGTGTGTGGAGCGCACCATCACTTGACGCAAAGCGTCAGATCATTCACGAGGCGATTGCGGTGTTCAAGTTCAAAGGAAAGGCTGAACGTTTTCGTCGTCAGATTGATGCTGAATGCAAGGCATCACGACTCGACCAGTTCGCCGCAAACTTGGTCTTACTCGAATCTGGTGACAAAGTAATTCACTGAGAAAATTGATGAAAATCACAACATTCAACAAGTTGAAAGCTGAACTTCAACTCTATTTGTTGGAAACAGCATTAGTAGACAACCAAACAACGGATGACGATGTCAAGCGATTTGTTGCCATGATGCTCGCAAGTGAATGTGCTGATATGAATCGTCGAGAAATGATCGACTTGTTCGTTGATGGAGTTCCGCCGATGACCAAAAAACGTGTTGTTGGATGGTTGAAAAACTGTGAGGAATGTGCAGAAAACGACGACGATGCACGTCCTCCCTGGCCCTTGTTGTTCAAAGAATTCTACGGACCAAAGAGTCGTTGACTTTGTGGTTCGGGTATGAGATAATACATTTTTCAACACACACGAGACGGAGTGATAAATGTACAACGATGACGTTGAAATGAAGTACGGAGATATCTACGAAATAGAGAAAGACTCTCCTCTTCTTGGCATGGTGACCGCCCTCAAAGAGGGGAAGACGATTACCGAATTCGAAGTGGAGGAAGATTGGAAAGACGACCACGAAATCTGTCTTGGATGTCGGGTAGTCGTCGATGGTGTTGAATATCGGGTCGGTTTGTTGTGGTTGAATTTCTGCGGAATTCGGATGGCATTAGGAGCAGAATTTCAGGATGCCGAAAGTATCACATCGTTGACCGAATTCATTCTCGACAGCGCCACATTTGTCGATGACGACACCGATGAAGTTGATGAGTAGAGATTAACATCTCCGTTGACGGAAGAGGACATTTGGTAGATAATGTCCTCTTTCCATCACCATCTCTCCTCATGTCCTATCATTTCCACTACCAAATCATCAAACGAACTAACACTCGGTCAACATCCTATTCGTGGGCATCAATAAAGGCCGTATTAGATCGTAACGGTTTGTCATATGAACTCCCGAATGTCTTAATTGTGGATGTACGAGTCTCCTTTGACACCAGAGAAGAGGCCGTAATATTCCGTACTAGGTTTGAACAGGACTTGAGAATTGTCCACCGTAACGTAACGTACACAGTCAAAATAACCAAAACTTGAGTTGACATCTGTCGTCAGTTGGTGGATAATGATCTTCATCAACTGACGACACATGAGGAATTCTAAATGATCACTGCCACTCTTCACAAACAAGTTGTTGATACTGTTGTTGATGCATTGTCTACAGCTCAGACGAAGTACAAGACAGCGTTCAAGATGCCGTCAATCGTTTATACCAAGCGTGGAACGACTGCAGGAACAGCTGACTACACCAAGTGGGAGATCAACCTCAATCCTGTTCTCCTCGTTGAAAATGTTGAGACGTTTCTCAAGCGCACTGTCATTCACGAAGTCGCTCACTTGGTTCATTTCATCGTTTGCCCAAAAGACCATGATCGTCGCTATGGCAAGAGAGATGTTCATGGGACAAATTGGCAGCGTGTGATGTCATCTTTGGGTGGCGAAGATGTGTCTCGTTGTCATTCATACGATGTGTCGTCAGTCATGCAAAACAGGGTGCGGTACGCACACAAGTGTTCAGTATGCGGCAACGAAGTCCAAGCAGGCCCCAAGTACCACAGCAGAATTGAAAACGGTGAGCGGTTCTTCCACAAGTCTTGTGGTCGTAATAGTTATCTCATGCCATCGTCGTCTACGGCAGTAAAAGCTACAACTGGTGTCAGCACACCAACGACGTCAAACAAATCGTCTACGGCGGTGAAAACACCAGCTAAAGGCAGTAAAATCCATCAGTGCTATGAGATGTACAAGATGTATCATCAAAAATACTCCAGGTCTATGATGATCAACGTATTCGTACAAAATTGTGACTGCACGCCTGCTGGGGCATCTACGTACTACCAAACATGTAAAAAAATGTACGATGCTGGTGTGGTATAATCGTTGACCTAACGAGGGAATTAGAGGATAATTCCCTCATTGACTAACACAACCACGAAAGAAACAAATGAACCTGACCACTACCCAAGTTCGCAACCTCGTCAATTTCATCTCGGCGAAGAATCCTTCAGTCAGAGAGCTCATGGAAGCTGGGGTGTTGTCCGTTGTTGCTGCAATGATGGACAATATCACGGAAGCTCCCGTCCCCACGTATGTGTATATGGACATGACTGAAGCCCTGAAATTTAGCTCCCAGATCAGCCCCAAAGTCTCCGGGATCAAGGCAATTCGGTTGTTAACTGATCTTGGATTGACAGAAGCAAAAGAATTGTATGAGCAACTCTCTATTAACGATCACTCTCCCATAATTGGGCCAATCATGACTGTTGGGGATGGAGTGGATGAATCAGCGTTGAGGGTGCTGGTGGAAGAGACGGAGAAAAGGTTTGATGCTAATGGTATCAGGGGAATTAAATATCTGGTGATGTGTTAGTCGTTGACACGGCAAGGGAATTAGAAGATAATTCCCTTGCCGTTAATACCCCCACGAAGGAATCAAATGAAAATCTCGTCAGACCAAGCTGGAACTCCTGTCAGGTTTTTCAAGGAAAGTGAGCGTGACTCAATCCGGGAATTAGCGAGATTCATTCTCCTCGTGTTGTTAATGGAGGTATCTCCGTTGTTTGAAGAGGAGAATGTTATCAAACACAACGGCGTTGATTTCCCACCGAATTCGTAAGATAATTAATTTTTGATAGAAAGGGTTACGTTATGAAAAGACAACTTGGATTTACCCTCATTGAGCTACTGATCGTCGTTGCCATCGTGGGCATCTTGGGAGCAATCGTTGTTCCAGCAGTTGGAAGATTGTTCAATGGAGGAGAAGCATCCACCGCATCATCTCCGCCACCACAGCAATTCATGGAACAGCAAGCTCCTCTCGTGGCTCCACGTCCGAGCAACGGACAGTACTAATCAATGCTGGCCGCTCCACTAACTCCAGAATTGGCTACGATAATCGACAACATCGTAGCCAATTCTGAACCATTAGGCCCAGAATTTGAAAAGGTGTGGGCAGAGAATCATGATGTGCTATATGAGACGGATGGACTTGCGGAACGAAGCAGAGTTCCTGTGAACTGGAACGTTTTTGGAGAAAAATTCCAGTCCCTGTTTCATGACAAGGTAGCGGATTCGACGAAAACAGCCAGAATCTACCCAATATATGAGGGAGACACCGTTACGGTAATTGAAATATCGTTGTTTCCCACAGTTACGGTGTCCGAAGAAGAGGAACTAGCAGCAAGAGCAACTATACAATACTTGTGCAGAGATTATCAACGGTACCACATTCGCAATGCATCAGAGTATCCTGGCACCACGTGCAGAGATTTATTGGTAGAAATAGTGTTGTAACGGTTGACATTTTTCATTAAATACCGTATAATTACTCCATTAACTGGAGAAATCAAATGACCGTTGCTGATATCAATGGCTTGGAACCTGATGGTTACTCCATTAACTGGAGAAAAGAAATGTTTGGTGATGTGCAGACAAAAGAGATGTTCTTCCTCTATTCCCGTCCGGAAGACTACACCATGTCACGACCCTTGACAAAAGAGGAAAATGATGCGAGAATCGCTGAAGATAACAAGCCCGTTCCAAGTCGGTTGTTATCATCTTTGATAGCTCGCATTGTATAAATACACAAATGCCGGTTTATCTCAGTGGTAGAGCAATCGCCTTGTAAGCGATAGGTCGTGAGTTCGAATCCCACATCCGGCACAGATCAATTGGTTACGAAGCGAGTACTTTTGCTGCTTCCGCGTTCAGTGCTACCATACCCTTGAGGAGATGTTCCTCAATAAACAGCACGTGTTGAGCATCGAGGTCGTTCCATGTATTAACTGTTTCGCATTCAACGACGCCCTTTGAATCGGTTAGTTCAAATGTAACCGTAACAGTCTTTTTGTTTGCCATTTCATTCCTTTCAAATTTCGGGCGCGAGAAACAATTCCTCGGCATGTTTATTTATGTAAAATCGGCAATAGTGCTCCTTTTAATTAAAATTGTTGACTTCACTTGAACATTCCTGTATAATTTCTTCATTAACTGGAGACAATAAATGACTGGTTGGGGATTTTTGAGAGAGCTTAACAAACTTTGCCACTTTCAAACAAGAGAGGGAAAGAAGGTTGGGCCGGTGAGTTCATCTGAATTGAAGAGATGGCTTCAACAAAAAGCTGTTCTTGTCAATGGTGAGCCTCTTGATTGGGACGAAGAGATGGACTTTGTGATCCATTCGTGTGTCCTCTTCCCGAAAGGTAATACGGTTACTTTGTGGTAGTTAGTTGACTTTGTTGTGTATGTAAAGTATAATGACTACACCAACTGACGGAGAGATGAAAATGAATACATGGAAATTTACCAAAGATAATGCTACCTTCTGGGACACTTGTAGTATTGAGGTGGTTAATGAGTGGATCAGTAAGGGCTGGAACGCCGTTATCTGCCGGTAGAAGAAGACAGCTGCCCACCCAGCATGTTGTTGACATTGCTTGAACTTTCCTGTATAATCTGTTCATTAAATGGAGAAAACAGATGTCCACAATCAATGAACAAATCGTTGCTCGTACCAAAATCTTGGTTGAGAGCCAAATTTTATACGATTGCCCGTCGTTTCCAACTGGAAGAGACCCGTACAACAATGTCGCGATCGACATCGGCCGTGATATAGCGGTTGAGACTATTGGGGAAACGGGCCTTCTCGATATTGTCAGGGGGGCTGAACTGCTTTCGGATGCTTCCCTCCTTCAACTTGCGGCTGAAATCACACTTCACAAATTGTTCAGTTTCAATAGCTGGATTGAGGAAGTCAGGGATTATATGATCAAGCATCAAGATCAATGTGTTCCTTTGTGGAATTATATGGAATCGTTGGGACTACCAGCGGTCGTTGAAAAAAGTCGTTGATTTCTCATTATAAATACAGTATAATATCTCCATCAAATAGAGAAAACAAATGAATTTTGCTGAATATAATATGTTCATCAAATGGAGAACACAAATGAAGTTTGCTGACTTTGTACAGAGATGTCAACAACTTCTTCGGGAGAATCCCGAAACATCAACGATGAAGGTATTCAACACATCGGTTATGGATTCTCCTCAACGGTTTGTGACGTCTGGGGTATATGTTGGATCTGTGACGTGTGAGGATCTAGGTGGTGAGTGTGAACGGTTTTTGATTACTGGTGATCCTGATGTAGCCCTTCTTGAACCGCTGAATGACGTTCCCGTTCAGTCATTCACAGTGGATTGTGTGGTCATTGACGCGTATTGAGTATAAATAGTACAATGAAGATTTGTACAAAATGTAAAGTCCTTAAAGGTTTAGACGAATTTCATCGAAGCTGTAAGGGAAAACTGGGTGTTCAGCCTGCGTGTAAAGAATGTATGAACGCTGCTTACACCATTTCTCGTAACAAAAAGCGTCAGCACTACCAGGAAGTTGGGTACGCACGTAATAGGCTCGTAACAACGAAAATTGAAGAATATAAAGCAAGTAAGGGATGTACGATTTGTGGGGAGATGGATCCTTGTTGTATCGATTTTCATCACACAGACCCCTCCAAGAAAGAAAATGCGATTTCAAATATGAGGCACTGCTCTTGGGATACTGTTCTGGTTGAGGTCGCAAAGTGTATCCCGCTTTGTCGCAATTGTCACGCAAAAGTTCACGCAGGAAAATTGAAGTTATAACGGAATGTCGCCTAGTCAGGTTATGGCACCTGCTTTGGGAGCAGGTATAACGAGAGTTCGAATCCCTCCATTCCGACCAATTGATTTTTATGAAAGGAGTTAAAATGAAAACTTACTTGGTTGCTATGGCGTGTGTTGTCCTGATGGCATCCAATGCTGCATTTGCTTATACCGCTGCGATGGGGGATTTTAGCCGTCCCGGGCAGTATTGTACTACATCGTGTAACCAATACACCAATCAGTGTACCACCTACTGTCGATAATTTTTCCTTGAAAGGATTCAAAATGAAAAACGTAATGCGTCTGGTTATTTTGGTGATTTGTTTGGGAAGTAATGTTGCTCCTTCCTTTGCTGGGAATTGTGACTACTCATGGCAAACTGCATCAAATGGATCCTCATGTGGCGGTCGCGCCGCTGATCAACGTCCTGGTGGGAAATTTCAATGAAATTGACGCTGCTTGTTGTGCTGCTGTTTTCGCTGGGTCCTGCGTTTGCGTATCAAAAGGACGGGTGTCCTTGTTATGATAAGCCGTATTTTCCCAACTGTATTTGTAGCAAAAAGTAGTTGACATTGAAGAGAAATTGACGTATAATGATCTTCATTGAATGAGAGATAAATTGGTTACGATAGAGCCTGATTCCACCACCGAGTGGATAGGGCCAAGAAGTCCGCAAGGACAGTATGCTAATCAACAATAAACCAAAATGTTTTTGTAGTAAAAAAGTAGTTGTCTTAACAAAGGAAAAGCAGTATAATGATCTTGTTGTTGAGGGAATCAGGAAATAGAGTGAATTACGACGGAGAGCAGCCATGTACTTTTGCCAGGCATTCCGATCCACTTGATCCTGATTCAATAGTTAAAATGGTGATTAGACATTCTAATTAGCCACCAGGAGGTGAGGCACCGATGGGCAGTTAACTTGAGACACTTTAAAATATAGATAATAGTTAATTAAAGCGATTCACCCCAAGAGGAATCGGCCTCTTGGGGAACCCACCTGAGATGTCAATAATTAAAAAAGTTTCAGTTGTTGACATTTGATTCAAAATGTAGTAAAATGTACTTGTTGTTGAGAGAGAAGTAAACGAACACAAATAATAACACCGGTCGGCGCATGGCCATTATACGACAGCCCAATTGCCACCGTTATGTTATGTGTATCGTCAAGGCTTCGTTAACCTTTAACATAAGTAAAAGTTACTTTAATGAACCGCCAGGAGGTGAGGCAAAAATGATTTAAGATCCAAATATAATGTAAGTTTATTATAGAGGATTAATAATTGTTACGCTTACGACTGTAGTGAATGGTGAAAGCAGGTAACTACACGAGTGGCTCTGGGAAACAAGGACAGACAGAATGCTGTCCGAAGAAGGGATGGAACGATTGAGAAATGGTTCCATGTGTGAAGAGCGTGAGGAGGGGCTACTTCACAAATTCTCTGAAAAATCCTTGATCGTCAGTTGAGGATGCTCCGGAAGTACCTGGTGGTAGAAACTTCCGTGTAATTATTTCTTTAACAAAAGAGATAATATTGGTCAACCACATCCGAATTCATGGTTTGAGGGGTGGTAGTAGCGACAAATCGCTCCCATCCCTCTCTTTTTTGTTGACATTATCGCCGATACGTTGTATAATGATCTTCATCAGCTGACAACACGAGGAGAAAGAAAATGCAATTGTACACTATCGCAGCTCAAAGCAAGTACATGCTGTTCATTGAACAAATCGTCGACATTGAAGATGCTGGTGACGATTTCATTACGGCTGAAGAGATGTGCGAAATGACGGGCGAAGAGTTCAACGAAGCACGTAGGTATTACTTTGATGATCGTGTCTTTCGTCGTGATGCGATTAAGGAGGCACTCGGTGTTCTTGCTGACGAGATTCGCAAAACAGGCAAAAAGTCAGTTCTTATCAAAGATGATGAGTTGCTGGAGGTGTTTAAACAAGGGTATTCAATTTCTGAATTCGCTGAAGGTTTTCGTCGTGTTGGTAACCGCTTGTTTTTACAAGAGAAAAAGCCAAATGGCCCCAAAAAGGCTAATATGAATGTGTTGGCTTATCGTGTACAACAAACTGTCAATAACGGCAACAAGTACGAGATCGAAATAAAGTATGCAAGTCATGACGTTCCTGGTACAATTGCGTTGTGCAAGAAGCTGGTTTCATGGGAAGATATCTTGTGGGAAGACAACGGGTACAAAAACGTGAATGACGAAACGATCGGTTTTTGCAAGCAGATTTGGGACAATCCCAACATTTTCAATACTGCCAAAAAAGAAGCATCGCCCACTTGACTTGATCGCGATTTCGTAGTATAATCACTATACCAACTGACGTAACACAACTAGGAGATTCAAAATGACCCAAACTCAAGCCATCGCCATCAGCACCATGACTTCAAACATCAACGTGGGCATGGACGAAGTTGTTTCGGTGTTCGTGGCAAAGTACGAAAGTGGACTTTTTGCAAAAAAGGACGATCTTTCTGCGAAGATTAAGGCGATTAAGCAGGAAATTGAACAAATCGATCGTGATCTGGTGAAGTCGGTTGATTCGACTGATTACGACGTGACTGTTCCTAAGCTTGGTCTGTTGTTCAAGATGGGAGAAGTTCTTATTCATTGGGGTGAAACGTATCATCATGCCAAGAACACGATGATGATCGAAATTGCGATGTTCGATAAGTCGGATGATTATCAACGTGCGATATTCACGAAAATGGAAAATCGCCCAATTCCGGCTGATGTGGTGACAAAACGCGACGAAGCGAAAAGTCAACTGGCCGTTTTGACTGGTGAGTTGATGGAGGTGATGGGACTGATCAAATCGGTCAGTCGTAAAGAACGTCAAATTCGTGGGAAGATTTCGGAGATGAAGTTGGCTGAAAGTGGCAAGGCTGGTTTGTTGGACAATCCCGAAATGTTGCAGTTGATTCAAATCAACTAACCTGAATGTTGTAATGTAAGAGGGCTGAAAGGCCCTCTTTTCGTTTCCGTTGACATTATCGCCGATACGTTGTATAATGATCTTCATCAACTGGAGACAATCGTGGCAACTTTCTATACAGATGAATTTAAGTGGGCGGCAGCATCCAAGTCCTTCATTCAAGATGCCGCATATCTTGGTGGACATCCATTCCATGATCTGGGACAAGGACAGCATGGGCTAATACTCGTCAATAATTACAGCGATGTTGGAGTATTCACGATTGATCGGTGCTTCTCCGACGTCAAGTCAAAAAAAGTAACTGTGTCGTTGTCATCTCGTCCAGTAGGTAGTTGGTTTGATGCGATGGGGGTCGTTGTTGAAAACATGAATCAAGATTGGTTCATGTGAGTTGACAATGGCTATCGGTTGTTGTATAATGACTCCATCAACTGACAAATCAACCAAAGAAAATACCATGCCCGATCCAACAGATAAGTACCTGGATCTTATTGACCCAGAAGAAGGAAGTGGAGTCAATCCGTTACTTTGCACCATGTTCAACGACATTACATATGGTCACGCGATTGCAGAATTTGCAATCGAAGAGCATTGGGAGGATGATCATGAATTTTGTCTTGGGTGCAGGGCTGTTGTTAACGGGACAGTTTATTACTTCGCAATGATGTGGTTGCGTCTTTCAGATATCAGAATGGCATTTTGTGCTGAAACAGACGACCGATCCAAGCTAGTCAAATACCTATTTGAATATGTTTCTTGATTGTTGACTTGATGGAGTCATTGTTGTATAATGATCTTCATCAACTGACGAAAGGACCTCAAATGTACGTATGTTTCAGCAATGCTGGCAATTGGGACGAACAATGTCTCGGATTCATTGGAACAATCAATGACGAGGACGTCATAAACAAGGGCGTGGATGGTGCTGTTCGTGATTTTCTTGCCAATGAACCATCAGCAGATTTTACCAATCCCAAGTTTGCCATCCATAGTTACGATGCCGATACAGCTGAAGCATATCGAGACATGCTCGATGACAATGAATTCTCCTGCTACTTCAATGCTACTCCGTCATTCTACGCTGTGTTCCCTGGTGGTGATTATGTTGACGCTATCTTTGTTTTTGCACGCGTTTGACAACAGTTGACATTTGAAGTTGATGGAGCTATAATGGCTCCATCAACTGACAAACACACAAGGAGAGACACGATGACCACAATGTATTATTTCGGGAATGTTTGTTGTCGTGGAGATACCCGCAAAATGTCTGGCACCATTGACTCGGAGAAGATTGACGAAGCATTTGCTGTGAGGGGCAATGAAGAGTTGGTTGAAGAATACTGCGATGGGCAAGAAATCACCTCATCCAACTTCGACGAAGTCAATTTACTCTGTGGTATCGCTCAACCTTTCCTGCACGACGCCGCCGAGTTTGAGAACTGGAAGAACAACAGGGCCTTCGTCCTTCTCATGGAGGAATGTGAATATGCTGTTGCCCCAACTCTTCGTGATGCCAAAGTAGCATGGGCTGAAATCGAAATAGACGTTGACTTTTGACCCTGATGGAGCTATAATGGCTCCATCAACTGACAACACCACATAAATAAGGACTGAAATGGAAACGATCAAACTGGTAGCAATGGTGGTAGTGGTTATTCTCTTTGCCCCAACCATGTGCCGCATCGTCGCCGCTCTGGCAAGTGACGAAGACTTGACCAAATAATAAGGAACCACTATGTCCAATCCCAACTCCAAAGAACTTTCCTCAAGGGATGCGCAAGCAATGCACCGCGATGCGCAACGTAACAAGTTTGCAGCTCTCAGGGCCGACACCCGCATCCATGTGTTCGATGGCTCCACATTGGTTGCTACTGTAGCTGACAAGGATGAGCTGGTCCGTCGTCGGCTGGAGTGGTTCAAGCTGCAGCACCCATTCATCATGGCAGCATCGGGGGATGAAATCAGCTTGCGCAGTCTCTAATATCCATCCACTAGTAAACATTCTACGTCATATGCAAGACAAGGGATGTTTACTAGTGGAACCGTGTTGTAATGGAGTCGCAATCACCACGAGCTCGACTATATTAGTTTTGCTTCGTATCTGGCAATCTTTCCAAGGAGTTCTATGCCATGACGATTAGAGCGTTTACCAGGATAGCTGGAACCCTGAAAGAATCCGTGGAAGATGGTGCCTCTCCACAATTTTTCCTATCCGAGCTCTACGATCGTGGGGATCTCCTTCAGCTAATGAAGTATGAGGCTATGGAAACAATGTGCGAGATCATAGCTTCTCATGGGAATGGAACATATGATGTTCGGTTTGAGGACGGCCACGTCCTCAACAAGGTCCGGCATCATTTCCTCAATGGAGTAACCGAGCACGGGCTGGCGGTGTCGTGGACAACACTTCAAGCTAGTGACGATTGTGTGCTACTGGGATAAAGGAAGCCTACAACATGTGGTCATTTTCAATAGACGTGTTTTATCTTTGAGCCTTCTCCGTCTGCCCTATAAATGACTTACAAAGTCAAATTTGCCCTTTGAAGTTAGAAACATCATCTTCAATCCAATGTAGAAATTGTACTTGGTTGTCTCTGTGAAATCAACAGGGAAGAACTGCCCTATTGACTTTTTGTCCATCTTGTTGTATAATGGTTCTTGTCAACTGACAAACAACTCGAGGAGAAAATGAGATGGTACCAATTGGGCGGAGATTAAAAGGGTGCATTCAACGAGTTGCAAAAACAGAAGAAGTGGTGATCGATAATCCGTTGATTTTCAACGATAAAAGGAAAACTTTTCGGCGGTTGAAATGGTGGGGTGGGTATGGGTGTTATTATAAACAAAACAGGGAAAGGTTTTTTCAAAAACTTGATGAAGAAGTCAAGAGGGAATTTGGTAACGAGTTGATTGTTGCCCAAGTTGACGGTGAATCGTATTGTGTGCATATTCACTTGAATAATTGACAAAAGTCAACGTTGATGTTTGGCAAGAATCATGTATAATGGTTCTTGTCAACTGACAAACAACTTGAGGAGAACACGAGATGCCCAAAACCAAGAAAAACGAGAAAGTTGTTTTTACTGTTGCTGTTCCTGTAACGGATGCCAAACTTCAGACCTTCATCAATAAGATCAACAAATACTGGCTGGATGAGGATGATGAGAGACTGACGCTTGAACGGGTTGTAAATGATGTTTCTCTGTTGACTTACATTTGCGAATCTGCTGTTGAAGATGGAGTCGCGATGTATGACCCAGAAACTTTTGCAGGAGAAGGGGATGGGTGGTGTGACTGGAAGGATTATGTGACAAAATAACATTAAAGAAAAAGGGGGCTGATTGCTTGCTCCCTTTTTGTTATCGGTTACGTTGACTTCTTCAGGTGGTTGGTATATAATCGTCCTTGTCGATTGACAAACAACGTTTACGGAAGGACATATGATGGCAACCAATACCAGTCGTTTTCATGATTGCATCGTTCGTACGAGGACTGATGCTAACCGGAACGTAACCGTAGCAATCTTCGATGACAAGCGGGTACATGGCCGTCGTCTGAAGTGGTGGGACGGATATCATGAATACCAAGGCAATGACAAGGAACTGTTTTTCAAGCGGCTTGACGAGGAGGTTCGGAAAGAATTCGGCAGACTGGTCAAAGCAACCAGGATCAAAAAGGATCAGAACAAATATTCGGGCGGCAACTGCATTTCGTATTGTCTGTATCTTCATAACAGCTGACAACTGTTGACAAGGCAAGGACGATGTTGTATAATCGTCCTTGTCGATTGACAAACAACATTCACAAAGGAAACATCAATGAAAACATCCTTCAACTTCAACCTGTTCGTCTTTTGGGTAATTACGCTTTTGTTCGGTTTGTCGGCGGCAAATGCATCGGTGACCGTCGTGAACGAAGTTCCTGAGCCATCCACGATGTTCATGGTCGTTCTTGCCGTTGCGATCATGTTCGTCTGCGACTACCTTGGCCGTCGTTTCCATCGTCGATCGTAATCGTTGTCAGTTGATGGAGTCATTGGAGTATAATGGCTCCATCAACTGACAACAACCAAGGAGAAACAAAATGAAAACCATCACAGCAACAGGAGAATTTGTGGTATCATTCAACTGCTCGTTTGGTGGTATTGACTGTGGTGAGTCCAACAGGTACACGGTGGATTATGCAGGGGATGATGTATCTTCCCTTGCAAGGGAAGTCATTGATGATGATCCAAACTTCCCCATGGACTTCATCACAAAAGCACAAGCTGCTGAAATGCTTGGTCCTCACGATGAGGATAATTGGGCGGTGAGTCTGCCTGATTTTGTTGTGGGGGTATTTGTTGAGAAAGGAAACGAGCTCACATGGCCTGTTGCCATAATGGTTTCATCCAAATACTTCTAACAGCCGTTGACTTGATGGAGTCATTGGAGTATAATGGCTCCATCAACTGACAACAACCAAGGAGAAACAAAATGAAAACCACCACTCAAACTCAGTTTCAACAAATTGACGGCTATCTTTCATTGGAGGAAGCCACCGCAAGTTTGGTACACGTTGCGAAGTGCATGCAATCCACCCACACCGCCGCATCCTTCAACAGCAACAAAGACATCCAAGTTCGCCTGTTTGATGCGAGAAAAGCAAGTGTCAGAGTTCTCCTTAGCCTGATCGAACAGTATATTGACCAAATACCTGACGAGTAATTTGTGTTGACTTCTGTTGTTAGTTATTGTATACTTTGTTTTTCAACTAACAACAGAAGGAAAACAAAATGTTTTCAAAAAGAATGTACATTAACGATGGTGACATGGGCACTTTTGTTGGTGAACAAGTTGTTGGTTTAACGGAAACGTGGGTTAATAGTGATGGAACAACAACTGAATTTGATTACTGGAAGGAGTTGTTTGAAAATCACTTTGTTGTGTACAACAACAAAGAGGAGTGCTTGAAAGAGTTTAATGAATGTGTTTTTGATGAAGATAAACATTTTAAGACTGACAAGGAATACTTTAGTAACATGAAACGTATCAGTAACGTAAAACGTATGATTACGTTGTTGTGTGAAAAAGAAGAAGGGAAACAGGGCAAGTGGTTTGTTGGAGGAAACGGGGAATATGATGTTATTGTTATTGTTGGGTTTGAGTTTGAAAGTGATAACGATGAACAAATAACATATTACGAAGAATAAGTGTAACAAAACGAAAAGAACTGTACTGTACAGTTCTTTTCGTTGTCTTCTCTGGTTAGGCTCAGTAATTGACTAGTAAACATTTAAGACCCTGAAACATCCAAGGGGATTGGAGTAATGATTGATCGCAAGGGATCGAACAGATACTCAACAGGGCATGTGATAAGTATAACTAATAAAAGAGAGAGAGAATTAATCTCTCTCTCTCTTCTCTCTTCTTCTTATTTACTCATACACAAATTCATAAATTTCATCAAGTTCATAAAGTTCATAATCAAATTCATCAACATTAACTTCACAAACAAAGCCCCATAATACTTCATATTCACCATCATCACCCATAAACCACTTTTTCTCTTCATCATATAATAAAATCATTTCTTTAAAATCTTTCAGCCCTTTTTCATAAACTTCTCTCAACTCTTCTTTCTCAACTCTCAACATTTTAACAAACTTCTCTTCACACTCTTCTTGAGTGCCCCACTCTTTATTCAGTTCATCAAAATAAACTTCACTCTCTTTCATCATTTTCAACATAAAACCTCTATCACTATCACTAATACAAACAACTTTCTCAAACATATTCATTTTTCTCTCTCTTTCTCAATCAATTAATATTAACTTCTCTCTTTACAACAAGAACATTATCTCACAAAACAAACAAAAAAACAACTACTTTTTCAAACATACAGTCTCTCATTAAATAACAACACCATACTACAATCCAACACACCATTCAACAACTCTAATTCTAAATGAACAGTCCTGTTGATTTTAATAGAGAGATATTGTATAATGGTTTCATCAACTGACAACACACAAGGAGATTCAAATGACCAGATTGTTATTCCTTGAAATCAACCTGTACACAGGGAGTGTTGAAGATGTAAAACAACTGGAGAACGACAACAGACCACTCAAGGATCAATTGGATGATTATCTTATGTCCGAGTCGGAGTGGGAACAAGTCCCTAGTTCAAATCCTTATTACCAAATCCACCAAACCAAAACGTCCGTCACTTTCCAGGGAGAGGAAGGATCGTTCCAATTGCTCCTTGTTGATCTGTAAAGATTGTTGACTTGATGGAGCCATTGTTGTATAATGTCTCCATCAACTGACAACAACCAAGGAGATTCAAATGATCAAGGTGTTGTATCGTGAAGGCGATGTTCATTCCACAGAGGAACTGGCAGAATTCTCAGTTGCTGGTTGTTTGGCTTCAATCAATCTGACACAAGACGATTGTGTTCCTGAGAACGATGACGATGCAACAGCATTGACTGTTCAGTCGTATGATATCGGTGGTCGCAACGACTCCTGTCGCCAACCAAGTCGCCGTGATCAATTGGTTGTGGTGTGCTATTCCAATAGCGATGGCGAACTTAGGACATGGACTGGTCCTGCTTCTTGTTTTGTGGGCTGATGTTGACTTGATGGAGTCATTGGAGTATAATGGCTCCATCAACTGACAACACACAAGGAGATTCAAATGAACTTCGCCATTCTCGAAGAACTGATGAAAGAAGTCAATGGTGCGACGTTCGTATCGATCGATACGATCACGAGCGTGACGTTACCAGGTGGCAAGAAAAACGAGTTCAATGGTCGTGTGACGAAGTTGGTGGAAGGATCGTCGGTCATGGTCTTTCAAAACAAGAACTCGAATGCTTACGAGAACATGGTCAACAGGAGACTGGAGAAGGAGGGAGTTTCAGTCGCAACGTTCAAAGTCGGTCCTCGTGCGTGGGGCACTCGTATCCAAGATACTCCATTCGTCGAACACAACGGACAGATGTACCTTGAAGTCATCTTCCTTCACGCAGGGGAAGCATCGTACCTGCTCGACGGCCAAAAGACAACAGACCCACGCTGCATTCCTCCTTCGAAGGAAACTGGTGAAGGGAACGGTTTCGAGCAGGGCGGCTTGAACAACAAGGTGATTATTCGTACCTACAAGGTCGATTCCATCGTCGGCATTACGATCAACAAACAGCGATTCGAGATCAAGAGGTAACATAATGTTGCATTCTCCTCTTCGATATTGTACAATGACTTCTTTGAAGAGGAGAATGCAACATGGTACAAAGAATCAAAGTACAGGGAAGGCTTTGTGTGTATCGTGATGGACACATTAAGCAGTTTCTTGCTGCGGAATTAATCGTGGGAAGGGAACGGTTTCATTATTATCCCTGTCCGAAATGTTTTGAGGATCTCGTCACTGCCCTTGATAATGAGTGTGACATTGAAGTTGTGGTGAATGGTGGAGATGATGTGTGGGTGAGAGGTCGTAATCCGAGAAATCCGAAACGATTGTCATGATTTTTTCTTGACTTGAAAGAATTGATGTGAGATAATGAACGTTCTTTTAAGTTGAGGAGAAACAACATGAACACCATCACCCCCCTTTCCAACGATTTATATGTGTACTTTGATGCAACTGGTGCAGGAAGCATGCCTAGTGTTGTTGCAGGCCCCTTTCCTACACAAGAAGCGGCCGATCAATACATGATCGCTGAAGGGATGACTGATCCTCAGTTGTACTTCACCGATGTCCTGTACGACGAGGAATAAAAAGCAGCGTTGTATCTTCTTCAGTAAGGTTGTATAATGTCTTCTTTGACGAGGAGAGACAAATGAAAAATATCACCTGCGAGTGTATCACACTTCAAGTTCAGGGAGATGGAAAAGTTTTGGTGTTTGATGGGTTCGACAGGTTTGATATTAAAATGTTGACGAATGGACAGGGCGCCGGCGATTGTGTCAAAGAACAAATTTTTGAAATGAAGGAGTTTTTGGCTGAGGAAGAGGTTGAATTTGATGAAAATGAGTTCAAACAGAAAGAGGAGGAGTTCTTTGCGTTGCTGGGGCAAAAAAAGAACGACAACGTGATGAAAATCGTTTTGTGGAGTAGTGAATATGATAGTGCGGTAAGTGTGATGTATCTGAAAGAATGAAGTAGTTATGAGACAACAATAAAGGGAGATCTCAGTCTCCCTTTATTGTGTGGTGATGTGATCGTTACTTCACTACTTTGGGACGATGTGCACAGTAAAAGATGACTGCCACCACACATTCATCCGAATTAACGAACACGGTAGTGATGGTTCCTTCCCCCACTGATGCGAAACGATCACGGAGATGATGTGTACGATCAATGACGACATCATCTCCCTTCTTGTTGAGGAACTTCAACACCGTGTCTTCGAGGAGGGAGAGATCATTACCCACCCAGTCGATGGTGTGAGTGTCCTCACCACCTCCGACGATGATAGGATCGAGGACACTACCACACTGACAGTTGTGTGAACATCCATACCGATATGACTTCATGTCTACTCCTCTCATTAAAGAAGTCATTATACATCATTGTGAGTCGTGAGTCAACTGTTGACTTCTTTGATTGAATGATGTATAATGTAGTCTAATGAGTGAGAGATAGATTAAGAGAAAAGTTAAACAGGGCAGTCGAGTTATATACAAATATATAGACGATGGTCGTGTATGTCAGGTACCTGGTACACGTTCATATATCAATTTATTTTCCACATTCCAATTTAACATTTCCATCCACATTCCAACTCAACAATTCCAATTTAACATTTCCATCCACATTCCAATTTAACAATTCTGAAACAATATTTTTAAAAATCTCGTTTTCAAAAATTTTTTTTGAAATTTTTTACCCGTGAAAATGGGTTTCTCTCTGCACCACTTATCCAATAGTTATAGGAGCATTATTAAAAATGACCACATTTATTAGTCCGCAACGACACAATATCGCTACTATTGAGGGTGATGTGATCGTGAAAATCAACAATCAACAATTTCTCACGACCACTGCATATTTCACAAAAAATAAAAATAATTCCGATTCCTTTTATGCTGGGCAATGCAGTAAGACTGGTCGGTGTTCCAAAATGTTATCAGCCGCAAAAATAACTGTACCACACAAAGCAACAACTGAATTCTTTCTGGATCTGGTCGATTCTGTTATTGATAATGTCACATCAAATTACACACGTATTCCTGCCCCAGTCCGTACTATATCCCTATGGGGAGCTATCTGGATTTTCATTTCTGAAATCGACGAGCGTTGCAATTTGCATATCACTTGTGCGATTTATCCGGATCGGCTTACTGCGATCCCAATGAATGTTGGAGATGGAGCGTTTTATTGGGGGGTAGATGAGGAAACACATTTTATTACAAAGAAAGAAGAACTCAAGAAAGAAGGAACAACGTCCCCAAAAAATGAAATTAAATTCATTCATGGTCGGTGGTATGATACTCGCGTGGGGGAGGGGAATAGTGGGCTTGTACCAACTGGGGGATATACTATTGCATATCGTGACAATGGGAATGGGACATATACATTTGGTGGAACGCGGTGTAGTGAAGATGATGTGTTCTGTAAACAGACGGGTCGGGATGTTGCTGCAGTCAGGTTGAATACAGCAAGATTTTCAAATGGAACGAAACAGTCACATACGATTGAGTGTTTATCAGATAAAGTCTTCTATGATGGTGTGGTGAAGGCGTTTGCTTCACTGGTGTATCCACGACAACGACATTATACACTGAGAACAAAAAAATAATTTTTACAAAAATACCAAATACCAAAGGATAAATCTCACAATGAGTACACATACCTCCCCTGTCCAAAAACATAACATCCCGGAGATTCCGGGCGATGTTATTGTAACGATTAATAATCGTCAATTGTATTCTGTTGCTTCATTGATAACAATATACAATCCAGAGTTGATTCGTCATGAAGCGTATTCTACTCCTGTTAGGAAGAATGATTCGACCCCATCCCCAATGTCTCCATTGCAAGAGGCTGCAATTCAATTCATTATCAGCACAATGCAGCGGTATATTGAAGATATTACAAATAATTTTACCCAAATTCCTGATCATGTTCGGGTAATGTCAACGGGGGGAATTGTTTGGGTAATTAATTCGTCCGTCGAGCAATCGAATTTGCACATTGATTGTTCTATTTATTTGGATGCGTATATTGCGTGTTTGTATACACCAGAAATCGTGGGAGGATCCAAAACGATGGAAGATACGCAAATTATCATTACAAATGCATCTGCTCAATCACCGGCGAAATCTGAAATTAAATTCATTCATGGTCGGTGGCATGATAGTGATGGCTCTATTATTTCAAAGGGTGGGTGCACGATTGCGTTTCGGGATAATGGAGATGGAACATATACCTTTGCTACATCTCAGTGCAGTAATGATGACGCTTTTAATAAACAAGTTGGTCGCGACCTCGCTGCGGAGCGGTTGGAAGAAGGGTCGGTGGCAAAAACTGTTGCCGTGAAGTCTAATGTGACGAATAGCGATCAGTTTCGACATATTACGTCACTGTTCTTCCATACAATGCATCATCGTAAACATCCGCAATATTATATGGCAGCAAAATGAAAAAAATTTTAAATCGATTATTCTTTTGTACTGATAAACCTCAGCGGAATGGTGAGGAGAGGGATCGGGATATCCCTCCACGCGCTCATAGAAATCCTCCTCGTTGGGCGTGCATATTGATAACAATATTGGCAATTGTTATATTTGGTTATGCGTTGTTTTCGTTGATGCGGTTGTTTCACGAATTGATTTATAATGAATTTTACTATCATAGATCTGTCCATTTGTTCTACATTAGATAGGGAGAGTGCCAAGTGACATATTCCAACTTTATTAAATTGTTGATTGTTGGGTTGATTTGTTGTCAACCTAGTTATGGGCAGACAACACAGCCAACGACAACCAGGGGAGAGTCAGCAAGTGAGACACAACGGCGGTGGCAAGCAGAGGAACGGGCAGCGAATGAAAAGCGTGCGAATGATGCTCACCGTCGGGCGGAAGAACGGCACTGGAAACAGATGGAACAAAAAAATAAACAGAAATAATATGTTGACATGTCGCGCAATCTATTAGATAATACCTGCATTATGAATAGGAGTAATTAAATATAATGAATACGAATACAGATAATTCTTTGAAGAACAATGAGATTAAACTGCTCGAAAGTACACCACGAGTTATGATTAACCCCGATCAATTGGATCGTGCGGTCAGTTGGATTGTTTTGTTAGATGAATTGTACGCCACTGCTCGAGAAACGGGTAAACCATCGCCGACTGTCGATCGTGCCACACAACAAGCACAGGTAAAAACATTGGCTGAATTACTGACACAATTGATTCATAGGCAGGTGAAAAAGGATACAAATAATCATCAACATGTACCGGTTATGGCAAGGTCAAGTTTTGAGTATGGTAATATTTCGGTAATAATTGATTATGTTGTTTCTCCAGGGATTGAACATACCATTTCTCCGGGGACTACGCCGTTGGCAAGTACGTATTCGCGGTATCACTTGACGGCGGATGTCACTATATCTGATGCGTTTTCCAAGTGGACGGCAGAAATTTTTCGAATCCCCACCCCCGTTGTTGCTCCTAATAAAAATATTGTCAAGACCGATATCACAACTTATGATCAATCAGATTTGGCCCGGATGAAATTCCTCCACGCGAGGTGGGCGGATGTAAATGAGCCAGATCCGAAGAAGCGGCTTCGTCCTAAGGGAGGATATACAATTGCTGTATATGACAACATGGATGGAACGTTGGTGTATGCTATCTCTCGTTGCAGTGACAATGATTTGTTTTGTAAGAAAACTGGTAGGGATGTTGCTATGAGTAGGTTGGGGAATGGGTACACCGTCAAGTGTTCATTCAATGATTTCAGAAAAACGATTTCTCAAATTATCACCACATGGACAGCAGTTAAACCATCCCGCCGCCCCAAAAAGAAATAATAACTTGTGAACTAGCAATAACTGGGCATTATGGAGCAGTTTTTGGGATGACCAATCATTAGGTCAAACAGGGCTTGGGATAAATACAGGGAATGTTTTGAAATACAGGTAAGGATGGTTGATATGATGAAATTTTTATATCACACATATTTAATTTTACTCGGTGTTGTTATAGGACTAGCACTATGATCGCTCCCCAATCAGATAGAATTTATTTGTTGCGACAGCAAGATACTCCTACCCCTTGGGACCTAGATATTCCAGGAGATATTGTAATTGGCTTCACCAATTTGTTGGAAGAAGCTGAACGATGGGCAGCTAGCACAAATTCTAAATGGACGAGGGCATATACAGGAGTTTTTAAGATGAACCAAAAAATCTTGGATAAACTATGAATAAAGCGTTGCTAGCTAACATAATTGGGACAAGACTGGCTGTTTCGTCTAAACAAGGGGGAATGAAAAAGATTCCCTCTTATTCGTTCCGTGGGAGTGAACACAGATTACCATCTGTGGACACAGAAGTAACAGGAGGAATGGTCAAACAGGTCATTCCTGCGTATAGTGGGACAGCATGTGTTGGAATATCAACCATGCATAAATCAAATGCTGTTCCCGTATTCTCAAAACAAGACATTTTAGACATTTCAACCATGCGACGGTAAAGGAACCAAATCATGACATTAACAAAAAAACAGCAACTCTTAATCGGAATTATCATTGTGTCCCTCCTTGGAATTGCCGCTATATGGGTTGGGCCAGCGGTCATTATTTCCATTGTATTATTATCGGCTAGCGTTGGGTTTGTGGCTGCATATATTCATGCGTCTTTTATGATTCGGGACACCCCCCAAGAAGTATTTACAGATGATATTCCGGTCCTAACCCTCGACGATGAAAATAGTGAAAAAGGTAGTTGATTTTTTCCGGGGAATCATGTATCATATGATTTTCGTTCAATAATCAAAGGAATACAATCATGGATTTTTTAAACATTGAGAAAATTGCTGATAAGCATCCAGCGGCACTAACAATCATTATTAATGCTGTTAACATTGCGTTAATGTTGACTGGTGGATTGATCGTTACGATTATTCAAAACCTGTACGGGTAATCATTCTTGTGGTGATAAGAAATGAGAATCATTTCTAAATTCAAAGATTATTACGATTATATTGCCCATTTATATGGTAGTGATCCGATGATCGTGTATCATCGTAAAGATCTCGACAAAGGGGTAGTAAAAGGTAATGTGTGTTATTATGACACGATCAACATCACCAAAAAGTCATCGTTTGGACATTTTACATTTAGCGCGCAAGGCAGGTTGTCACCCGATTCAGCAGATTATAAGTGGAGAATGTATGATTTAATGTATCTTTGTATTAATGGATCATCATATCTCTGCCTGCGGGATACATCAATACCAAAGAGTTCATGGCAATATTATGAAAATATCCCTGGAGCTAGTGAACATGTTACCATCCGGTATTTTAATCCAAAAAAATGGTATTGGGTTAATACCAAATTAACAATCGGTCAATTAAATGGAACGGTTGTGTTTCCTGAATTGGTAGAAATTTGTAGGGAATTACAAGCTCCAGTATTTTTATTCAAGGTTAACCATCTCATTGATGATAAGGTAGAGTTTGTTATCGAAGGAAAGGTGCCAGTTCTATCTGAATTGGGGATGGCTAAAATATATCCTCCAACGCAATTGTACCAAGACCTATCATATTTCATGGCAAACACAATAAGACCATCTCCTGATACCACCCCTCCTGTCAAATTAACAGATACTCAAAGAATATCTCAGCGTGGATTTGATTTAGTTACATCTTTTAGAGGACCTCGTAATGGCAAAACGTAAGAATCTTGTACAACCATTTTCATTTGCGGACGCGAAGACAAAAGCTCTTCGTGATTTTGAATTTGATTATGATCGTACTCCATTTGAGCTGCAACCCCTTCCCACTCGTAGATTTGAGGTAGGAGAAAGCATTATTGTTGGGCGGTTAGATCAATGTGTTGTTGAGGAAGTGCTGTTCGATGGAATGGCGTATCTATATTCTGCGATGTGGAAGGCACGGGAAACTGAGGAACCATCGCGTGTGTGTCGCGTATCGTGGTGGTTTGAAATATTCAAAAAAGTGAATAATGATGGGGTTCCTTGCTTAATGACTCCATCATCTCGTCACCATCCTACCTCGGGAGTACTTGGATCTATCATGCATTTTTTGCTGTGTGGTGGATTGGTGTGTGATCCTACGTACCAACGAGAATACGTATGGTCAGAAGCAGATAAAGATTCGTTAATTGAATCAATTTTTGATCGTGTTCCAATTGGATCAGTGTTGTTGGTTCGTCATGCTGGGTATAATCATTCGGGTGATCGCACTCTCCGAAAATATACAACCCTTGCTGGCATTGCAGTCACTGTTGAGGCAGGTAATGATTACACTATTTCAATCGTGGACGGTCAGCAACGATTGACGACGATTGTCGATTTCGTGATGGATAAACGTTCATTCAAAGGGCGATACTTTTCACAATTGAACATTAGAGACATTCGTGATTTTGATAATACTCCAATCACATATTGGCTGATCAAGGAAGAAGAAACAACCCAAAAAGAAATAATTAAATTGTTCTTGCAGTGTAACCGTGGGGTTTCTCAAACACCCGCACATTTGGAAAAAATTCGTGCACTATACGAAGAAATGTAATTATGTTAATTATTACTCGTGAGTTAGATGAAATTGTTGATTTGGTCAAAGCGAAGAAACTGCTTCAGTCTGTGACCCCTCCATATGTTCCAAAGAAATTTCAATCGTTGCCCGAAAATGAGTTGCTAGAACTATTGCTTGTTCAACTGATCAGCCGTGCTGGTGAGCGTGATATCGATTTGTTGTCATATAATTTTCAAAACTTCGGTTGTGGCTGTATGGGTCCAATGAGTGGTGATACGTTTTGCGGATGTGAATTTTCTTCATTAGTGAAAGAATACAAAGAAGGGTTGGCGCTGTTGTATTTGACCCGCCACGATCATGATTAAGTATCCACGTACAGTCCACCTTCCATCATCTCCTGGTGCCACAAATGATGATAAAATCATTCGTAACATGGATGCGTTTATTGGTGAAGAGATTGTCATTACGGAAAAGGTAGACGGGGAGAATACTACCATATATTCCAATGGGCGCTGTCATGCCAGAAGCATTGATTCTCGGTCTCATGAAAGTAGAAATTGGATTAAACAATTTGCTGCTTCCATTGCACATAACATTCCTGAAGATTGGAGGATCTGTGGAGAGAATTTGTATGCTCAACATACCCTGCCGTACAATGATCTATTGAGTTACTTTTATGGGTTCTCTGTTTGGGATGAAAAGAACGACTGTATCAGTTGGGATAATACAACGTATGTATTTGGAGAAGTTGGTGTTATCGCAGTTCCAGTCCTATATCGCGGACCTTTTCAAATGTCATTGGTGACAGAGATAATTAATGAATTAGATTTAACCACCCAAGAAGGGATAGTCATGCGAGTATCCCGAAGGTTCCCCTTTAGCGAATTTAGCAAGAGGGTAGCAAAATGGGTACGTAAAGATCACGTAATGACGGATGTACATTGGATGCACAAAGAAGTCACACCAAATAAATTAAGAAACACACTTTAATTTTTAGAGAGGTATATCATGGAAGAAAAAACTGCTGCACTTACTCAATATCATTCATCAACAATTCTTACAGCAACAGCCGTCGTTAACATTTTGATGGATTGTACAGATAAGGTTGTTGAAATTGTTACTTCTGATGGAATTGATCCAATATTTTTTGAAAAATACCCCATGTTGCTAAACTCAAACACTATTAATTATATTAGAGACAGGAGCGGATATTGTTGTGAGAGTATTTCATTTAGTGTGATATCTCGTGTAAAAGCGGCGACAGTTCGGTTGGTTCGGGTGGTAGCCTAATGCGCACCGTTGATAAAAAATTGGCGGGTCAACTGTTCAGTCCTGGTACTGACCGGGAAGTAGATTTAACAGTGTATGTATACCAACGTCCCCACATGAGAGATGCTTCACTTGAGTTTGAACTATATATGGGCCGAAAAGTACTTGATGGTATATTTGATGATTACCGCATGATGCCAGATGTGCGTGAGGTTACCTTGCCATTTCCAGAAAATTGGTTGAATATTATTGAGCAACGACTGTTGTATCGAAGATTGGGATATTATTGTCCAAATTTAAAAACTGTAATGATCAAGACTCAATCCGTGTATATCATACAATGCACATGTGCTCAAAATTTAAAAATCATTCATTATGATAGCCCAACCCCTGATGAATCAAATGCCGATGGTACAATAAATTTAACAGGTAAAACTTGGCAACCAATGGTCGGCAATGTTGTTAATCTTGATGTGTTGAATCAAATGCACGTTTAATGAAAATATGTTGATATTTCTCTTAGTATAGGGGATAATTTTCCTGTTATAAATCTATTCACCTGTTAATTCATTTACCTGCAAGAGGTATAAATCATGTCGTCACCTACTGTCTCTGCAACACCCATTTCTCCTATGAACGCATTTCACAACTCGTTCCCACCTTTTCCCGATGAAATTATTCAAGTTGCAAATCAATTGATTAGTGATAACTTGACTTTGGAAGGTCATTACATAGTTGCAAAATTTTCTCGTGGAGAATTTCTGCGTAAATCAGTAGAAGCCATTATAAAGTGGAGAGGGTTGTCTTTAAACCAGCCGAACCTTGTTGCCCTTATCGAAGATGAAATTAAATCCAAGAAATGGTTAGATATTGCTCCGATGTTTCAGGCCATTGCGTGGGTCGTGAGAATTGTAACTGTGGGAGAGGATCACAGGTATGAATTTGAGGCTAAATTACCAACGACTGTGATTTCTCGCGCAGTCAGTCTTGCCCCACACATCCCCCCACAAGGCGAATAATCATGCCCATCACACCTCAAGAAGCATGCGAGCGAAAACTCAAATCCATCCCCGAAGAAGTGTACGAAGCATTTGATGAGTGCATTGTGGCTCATCTAACGCTAGGTGGGCGTTCTAGTTTTACATTTGATGAGGTGATTGACCGCATCGTGTACAAATATGACATAAAGGGGGTGGCTGTGGCCCGCAACGACATTTATAATCATAATTGGCTCGATGTTGAGCCCGTCTACCGACACATCGGCTGGAAAGTAACATGTGAAGGTTCTGGTTTTATTTTTCATACTAATAAAGGCTAAAAAGGGTAATTTATGGATATTCATTACGGAAGAAAACGGTCCGGCATCATCAGGGAATTGGATGCCAAGATTAATGATTGGTTGGATTCGATCACAGACGAAGAGGTGCAAAAACTGGCAAGACGGGATGTTATTGTTACAGGTGGGAGCATTGCATCAATGTTAATGGGTGATGCGGTTAATGACTATGACCTGTATTTTACCGAAAGGGATACAGCAATAGCTGTTGCTAAATATTATGTGGATAAGTTCAATGCAGCAAGAGTAGCAAAAGTGGCTGCTGGTGCTGCGCCTGATGAAGTAGAAGCTATTCCATATGTGAAGATTACTCCTGATGTACCAAACGTCAAAGGTGATTTGGAGGAACGAATCACGATTTATATAAAATCAGCAGGTGTGGCGGGAGAAAGCCAAGATCCATATACTTATTTTGAAGAACATCCTGGGCAAGAAGCAGAGCAATTTGCTGAATCATTGATTCATGATGTTGGTACCGATAAGGGGGAAAAGTATCGGCCTGTGTTCTTATCACAAAATGCAATCACACTTTCTAATAAAGTTCAAATTATTATTCGGTTTTTTGGATCTCCCAAAGAGATTCATGATAATTATGATTTTGTTCATGCTATGTGTTATTATGATTTTGCGGCCAAGAATTTAGTCTTGCCTGCTGAAGCGTTGGAATCAATGCTTAGTCGTACGCTTGTGTACAAGGGTAGCTTGTATCCTGTCGCTAGTATTTTTCGCATGAAAAAATTCATTGAGCGCGGGTGGAGGATTACAGCAGGGCAACAACTCAAAATCATGTGGCAAATTAGTGAGATTGATCTAACTAACGCTGTTATCTTCACGGAGCAGCTAACAGGAGTGGACCAAGCGTATATGTATCAATTAATTCAAGCGCTGGCTGGCGTTGATCCTGAACGAATCAATAGTGCATATGTGTCTACCATTATTGATAGGATTTTTGATTAGTGAAAACACATGCCTCCTTTGTTAAAGTACTGGACCACCGAGGTACATACGGCAAGGGGGTTAGTGATTTTGTTTGTTATGTAAATTGGAGACGACAAGATGGTGATTTATCATCTCGTACTGCGTTAATGTCGTTTTGGGAATCTGAGCATTTGACATTATTGTTACGATGTGGGGTATCAGTGCTACACGCGTGTCGTTATCATCATGGATGCTATGATATGGTCGTACTATATCTTCGGCGCATGCCCCCGTTGGTAACCAGATACGGCACCCACCAGCACACCACCTCGCCCACTCAGATTGAACGTGCTATTATGAATAGTTTGTCTTCAGCAGCAAGTTTCATGAATAAGATGTGATTCAAGCTATGTTTATGATTGATCATAAATTCCATTGCGTTTCAAGTCTTCTTTAATAAGCGCATCAAAGTTATGCTTGATGTCTTCACATCGCGGTGGTGTGATGTTTTTCAGCACCCCCAGATATAATACAAAGACCATATATTGTCCACGATCGTTCCCCTCCTGGTGAATTATCTCTAATTGGTAAAAACCTACTATAGCATCAATGGCGTCATACACAGCATCTTCCATTAGGGTATGGTGGTCAGGCCATTTTTTCCAGGTGATGTAGCAGACATATTCGCTAGTTTCTCCATGATATGTGCCAACATGATTTTTAATTTTAAAGTTGGGAATCTCAGGTATTTTATAGGTTGTTGATAGAGGATTGTTTTTCATAGAGTTAATATTGTCGTGAATACATTGATCGTTGATGGGCGGCATCTTGTTGGGCTGCTGCGTCAGCTTTTGCTCTGGCTTGTTTTAACACTTCTGTTGCCATATCCAAACACTCGTCCAATGTTGATCGAAGAGTAGTTACCATTTCAGGAACGTTATCACTAGCATTTTTAAATTGAAGATATTCAAATCCAAATAACCAAGCGCCGTGCTCCTGGGAATCATTATTGACCAAAACTATATTCGGCAATTCTTTAAAAAATCTATTAAAACAACGCTCTAACATTAAATCAGCCCACTCATTGTTAGATGGAGCTCTCCATTTTATTATAAATGTATATGAATCATCCCACCCACTAGGTAATGTTCCTGGATGGTATCGAACACTGAAGACAATTGGAGCTGGCAAGAATTCTTCTATATCGGAGGCATCATCGGATGAATAATAAGTTTCTTTTATTACGGGTTTTATAAGTTGTAACTTCATTGTTGGTTGCCCTCAGGGGATAAAAAATCGTTGACCCAATCAAAAATTCGGTGTATACTAATATTTATCAAATTAATTCATGTGAGGAAAATTTAATGAGCGAAAAATCCCAACCAGTCTCTGTTCCACCTTCCTTGGTACTGTTTGACACAAAAACTAATTTATATTCGCATTTCATTGGAAAAACCAAAACGTGCGAAATTCGTGCATCGTGGCCAATGGACGCAGAAATGTTAGAGGAGTTTCGCGTGAACCCATTGGCATTACTTGGTGAAGATGGAGATCAACTAGCATGAAAATCAATAAAAACTCATGGCATTGGCGGCTTGCAACGGTATATTCCACCCTTCATCCGCATCAATATCGTGGATATCACGGACGGTGTCTTTTAAACATGTGTGAGTACGTGTCATACGTATTGAGTGGAGCTGTTGTAGCCATGATATTTGGTATTATCGGTGCAACAATTGGATTAATGATAGTGTGTTCCGGGATGTGGTGGTGGTTCTTTTTGTACTATGGGTTGGTAATTCCTATTGCTATGCACGAAGGAATAGTAGGAGGGTTTGCTGGGATGGGGATGATAATTGTTTGTGGAATAATTGTTTTTTTGTTAATGATGCTTTGTAGGTTGTGGTACCTTTCAATGAAGAAAAAGATTACCACAGGTTCGTTGCAACCATCTTTCATTGGCCATGTTATTGCTGGTTGGCGTAATAAAGTATGTACAACTGTGGAGTTTGATGATTAAATGAATATATCACATGAACGAGTGGTTGAAGAAATGACATCCGCTGTCCTTGCTTTTCTAAATGGACGCCTTCGAAACCAATGGCTTACTGATAGTAATGGTATAGTTGATTTGTACGTCCGTAAAGGCGTCCATGCTGTTAACGGACAATTATTGCACACTTTTGATATTGCTAGCATGACGATTCACGCGGATCATAGAAACAAATCAATTGGACAACGCATCATAGATAACATCCACAATCAACACGATCGAGAGGCAACATACATTGAAAGCCTGTTAAATCCACGATTTTATGCTCATTTACTTGACGAAAAATGGATTGATGTTACAAATACTGACCCACCGTGTGTTATTAAATTTAAGCAACAGTGGGAAAAATAGGATAAATACCCACATCAAAGGTCGCGGTGGAGTATTCTATGTTCAAGAAACATCTGGGAGTATCATTATTAGTTGTGATTATTACGTTGGTAGCGTTATTATTACCAATCGTCTCCGCAGTGTATTTTAGTTACCACAATAGTCTTCACGACCGCAGAGGACAAGCTGAAAGTATGGTTAATACAGCGATCCATATTATTAATCATCAATATCTTCATTACACAAGAGGAGATAAGACCGAGGGACAAGCACAAAAAGATGCCATCGAATTGATCCAATTGCTTCGATTTGGAGATAATGATTATGTGTGGATAATACGGGAAATTGATGTTGTAATGCTAATGCACCCCGATGAGAGATTGGTTAACACCAATGTGAATAATCTCTCAGATGAGAATGGAACGCGTGTTTACCAAGCAATGCAGGATGCAGTGTTTCCACTTGGGTTTGGGTATATGAGTTATTGGTGGCCTAAACCAGATCATATGGATGGCCTCTCACACGAAAAGATATCTTATATTAGACGATCTTCTAAGTGGGGATGGATAATCGGAGCAGGAATTTACACAGATGATATACTGTTTACAATATGGCAAAGTAAATTTAGGTATTTTATATTGTTTAACATATCTGTCACCATAATAATTATTTGTTTGTATGTACATAGTAAGTTGATAGTTCAACTATCCGTTCGGTCTTCCAGCCGCCGTTTTAATGATGAACAATTATCGAAAGAGGTTCAAAATGACAACCCCACCCTCCTCCCAGAAAAGCTCCCCTCCCCTCCCCGTATGGATGCATTATTGTAAGTGCAATCGTTTGCAAGATGCCATTGCATTCATTCAACATAAAGCTGAAAGTGGGTGGAATGTGATGGTTCAACCGTTTGTAACTAAACAAGATATGTTGGATCTTGGTCATGATATGACTATGCCAATTCCCACTGAATGGACTTTCATCATCTTTAAATTATAAAGAAAGAATATCATGCAGCATTTTGAAAAATTACGGTTAGCTCTTCGATATTATTTATTGGGGAAAGAATATTATGTAGCTCTGTCTGCATTAGATTATGGTGCTCAATATCATACAGGAGTCCGAAAAAATGGTATTACTCCAGAGTATCAACATCAAATTGAAATTGCCCAATACGTAAGAACGTTATCGTTGATTTATCCCGAAACAGCCATAGCAGTGGCTCTTTTACACGACGTTACTGAAGATTATGATGTGACTGTGAGAGATTTGTCAACAAATTTTGGGTATGATATTGCTGAAGCGTGCGAATTGTTAAATAAAAATGATAAGACAACTGAAGAATATTATAGAGGATGTGCCGAACATCCCACCGCGTCTATAGTCAAAGGTGGCGATCGTATCCATAACATTCAAACTATGATAGGTGTGTTCACTCCTGACAAACAACGCCGGTACATTGATGATGTTAGAACACATATTCTGCCAATGATAAAAAAAGCAAAACGAGCATTCCCTCAACAAGAGTCAGCATATGAGAATATAAAACACATGCTGGTTAGTCAAATTGAATTATTAGAGCATATTTTGAAAGTACCCCATGACACGAAGTAGATATTGGTCAAACAGCGATTTCGCTAAAAAAATAACAGACACATTTGGTGGGAAGCGCAAACCAACGGCAGCAACCATGAGCGAATGGGACAAATGGCATAAAGAAGCGCAACGGCAAGCACCCTTTGTGTATTGGTTCACAGAGAAATTTCTTGACCAGGTGCAGAGCTGGGTGTGTTATCCAACAGATAAGTTATCAGATTTCCGTTATTATTTGCGCAATCGGTTTGTTGACAAGACGCATTATTGTAAAACTGGTCTACCTCCGGGGAAATATAATGACACAGGAACTCGCATATTTCATGGCATGTTTAATGAACTTGTAGATTTTGTTGAAATTGATAAAGCCCACCAACAGGAAATATGGGGGGGGGACACAGACGAGTTCAACGCTCCAAAGCGTAAAGGGCTTTTTATGAAATGGTGGTTTCATTGGTCACGGTGGAGATGCCCAGCCGCTGGCATTGCGTATTTAACGTGGGAATCTACATTGGTGAGCGATTCCTCCATGGGTGCGTCAATCAGCAAGGTTGTCCTTGACCCATCGTCGCAAGACGTGCAGTCAATAGAGCCGTCAATTCAGGCGATAGAAGCTAGGGAAATTCTTGATCTGTACACCTGGTGGACACAAATCCGCCCATTACGAATTGATCCATATGATGCGTCTGGTTGGTCAGAGTTGTGTAAACAATATCCGAGCTTTGATTTTGATAATGAAACACCTGAAATACGTGACCAAAAAAGCACATCCATTGATGCCTTGCATAAATTGGAAAAACAATATGATGATGAGGACATTGAAATGATGATTAGGTTAGTAAAAATCCATCAGCGGCTCTGGGTATAATACTTGTTGTCTTTTACATAATCCCGTAGTATAATAAACGCTTCAATAGGAGATTTTTTTATGCGCGCTTATTTTTTTACTAATATGTATCTATCCTCAATTCAACAAGGAATTCAACCACTGCACTGCATTGTTGAAATGATGGCAACCGCTTGGCCTAATCATATACGAGATATTTTATACGATTGGGCTTTTAACCATAAGACTGTTATTTGTTTAAATGGTGGAGCTACAGGCAACGTATGTGAGATTTATGACCGCGTTAAACTTCTCGGCAAAAGACTAGACCTCCCGTTTGGATCCTTCAACGAGGATGAATACTCACTATCTGGCATAAAAACAACTTGTGGAATTATAGTTCCAAGCGTCATTTACGAATTGGCACAAGACCTGCGGTCGAATAGGTGGTTAACTAAGGACGGAGACCGAAGTATAATGGAGGCATATAGCTCCGATGAAATCGCATTAGCCAAACTTCTAAACGAATGTTCACTGGCACATTAATTTTTAAGGAATATAAATGATCACAAAATCACCCCATGCTGGTACCATTTCACAACACGTATTTTGCACACTCCAAGTGGAAGGCATCCACCAGTGGAGTGAATGTCCTCTTGAAGAAGTGGAATACCTACGCCACCCACATAGGCATCTTTTCCACGTAAAAGCGATTTTGGAGGTTACACATTCAAATCGAGATGTTGAGTTCATTGTGTTGAAGCATGATATTGGAGCATATATTAATTTAAAATATTTTGATTCTGGATGGAATCTTTGTAATTTTGGAAATATGTCATGCGAAATGATTGCAAAAGATTTATTGATTCAATTTGATTTAACCTCATGTGAGGTTAGCGAAGATGGTGAAAATGGCGCCATCGTATCGTACCGTCGGCTGTAATGATAACATATATCACCCAGGATGTTTGTGATGTCCGCGATGGAATTATTGTCCATGGGTGTAATTCACGCGGCGTAATGGGGGCAGGAATCGCTCGGGCTATCAAAGTAAAATGGCCAAAGGCGTTTGAATCTTACAAAAAGCATTTGCTTCATTGTTCCCAACATAGAATCCCTGCGTTAGGAACTTGGGCGTTGGTAAAGGTGGATGAAACGTTGTTGGGTGATGTGTATGTAGCAAATGTTATCTCTCAATTAAATTATGGTAGGCAGCCAGGGTATGCATATGCTAGTGTTACGGCAATTGAACAAGCCCTTGCGTCTCTTTTTCGGCACATTAACCTAAATTTTTTTGGGGTTCCAATCTACATGTCAATGATTGGCTGTAATCTCGGGGGATTAGATTGGGACCATGATGTAAGACCTATAGTTGAATCATTAGATTCTATATATTCATCATCACTAACAATATATGTGTGCTCATTATGAAAAAATATACTGCTATTCAAGTTCGTACAGAACGCGATGAAATTTTGGCGCATTTGTTGAGGCTATCAAAAGCTGATCGTTATTTGCGGTTTTGTCACACCGCTAGTGACGAAGCGGTAATGAAGTATGTCGATAATATTGATTTGCGTTCTTCTACTGAGGCGGTATTTGCCGTGTTTGGGAATAATCAACGCATTGTAGCAATGTGTCATATTGCCCCTTGCACAGATATTCCCAATGCTGCTGAAATAGCACTAAGTGTGGATGAAAAATTCCGCCAACGTGGGGTGGGCCGTGTGGTATTTAAACGTGGAATGTTGTATTGTGAATCTTTGGGAATAAAGAACATCCACATGAATTGCTTAGCGAGTAATTTACCGATTCAGCGATTGGTACGTGGGTTTGGAGTAAGAATTGTAACTGAATATGGTGAATCAGAAGCTAATATGAAACTAAAAGACAAAAATGCAATAGTGGCATTTTTGGAAGGTGTTCAAAACGACACAATTGGTCAAATAGATTTGACGTTACGGCATGCTACACATCAATGGGTAGAACATATTAATAAAATTACGTCTATAATTACACGCCACGCACCTAAAGAACAAAAGAAAGGAAAATAATGTTAATCGCTATTAGCGGATCCCAAGGATCAGGCAAATCAACAATTATTGAAACCCTAATTAAAAATAATCCTACTTATCATTGTGTTGATAGGAAAACATCGCGTTCAATATTGTCTGATTGGGGAGTGTCTTTAGCAGAAGTCAATGCTGACCCAGCCCTGACTTTGAGGTTTCAGGAAGAGATTTTGGAGCGCAAAGTGGCAGATGATCGTAATGCGGTATTATCAAATGGAATTTGGTTTACTGAAAGAACTCCAATTGATTTGTTGGGGTACGCAACTGTTCAGCTCGGTGCCGATAATCAATATTCTACTTGGTTGGATGATTACGCCACTCGGTGTTTATCTGTTGTAAATAACTTATCCCTTTATGATCATATCTTTTTCCTGACGGCAGGACATTTCTCGGTATCATCAGATGGGGTACGAGGACACAATCAATATTACAGTACATTGGTGGATGCTGCCATGGCAAAATTTCATACCAAATATGTGCAATCACACTTGATTACTGTGATTGATAGTCCTGATATGGACGAACGACTCAATCAAATCAATAATAAAATACTAAAACTCACCACGCGTCAATTTCATAAGAATGACTGGAACATTGACGGTAAAACAACATAGGAAAAATAATGACAGATACTACAGCACAAAAAACAGAAACAAAACCATTTGATTGGGAGTTAGCAATCACAAAAGATGATATTCCTGATCCACAGAATTATCATTTGAATACCCATGCAAAAATCACAATTCCAAAAGTAGGGATTACCAAACTCCATCTTCCTATAAATGTTGCTAGACGTGATGGTGAAACGATCACCGTCAAAGGTACTGCGAGTGCATACGTGTCGTTGGATAGTGTAGAATCTCGTGGTATTAACATGTCAAGATTGGCTAAGGGATTCTACGAGCACGTAGATGGTGCGGGCCGAACGGTGTTGCTTGATTTTATTAAAGTCGTTCAAGGGTACAAGGAGAGTCTTCCAGCCAAAGATGGATATTTGAAAGTTCGTTTTGATTATCCATATCAACAAAAACATTGGAGAGAAGATCATTTTGGTTGGTTGTATTATCCAACAACATTTGAAGTTTGTGATGTTGGTGGCTTACTCAAAACATATTTGACTGTTGTGTATACTTACAATAGTGCCTGTCCGTGTTCTTATGAACTTGCGAGATATTCAAGAGAGCAACTCAATACTCCAGCAATTTCACATTCTCAACGAAGTGAAGCAACCGTTCGTATCGAATTTGACCCCCACGCAAAAGACCTTCTTTGGATTGAAGACGTGATTGATATTTGTCGTAAAGTTCAACCAGCAGAAGTGCTGTCTGGAATTGTTACACGTGTTGGTGAATTTAGTATGGCGCAACAAGTGGCGAGTGAGGAAAATATTGGGTTTGTTGAGGATGTTCTTCGAAAGTTCTGGATGTCATTGAACAATGAACCACGTATCTTAGACTTCTCTGTTGGGGTATGTCATTATGAGTCACTAAACGATAATTATGCTGCTGGGTTCATCAATAAGTCGTTAATGTCCAATACCGGGCTGAGTTAATAGTCGGTAGTTTTTCAATTTTGAACTTATTAAAAACCGTCTTTTTATGACGGTTTTTAATTTGGGTACAAAGTTTTATGTTGAGAATTTTTACATGTGTAAAGAAATTGCTGGCATAAATATAGATTATTACTAAGGAACACAGGTATGAAACTCTTACAAGAAGCACTTCGGGACGTTAAACGGTTGGATGATGAAGATATTGATTTGCCAAATGATAAGTCGGGTGATGAAGATTCGAACGATATGGACATTGATCTCGACGCCGAAATAAACGATTCCGACGGGGGAAATCTGGATTTAGAAGATGATTTTGATATGAGTGAATTAGAAGATGATCCACAAGATGGTGAACCAGATTTTGATGATCAATTAGATAATCCTGATGAAGAATCGGACGAAGACCCAGAAGATGCAAAAGAACTAGATGATGTTGCTGATGAAGCAACGCAAGACCCCAATAAAGCAGGAGTAATTCGTACTGTACCAAATGCCCATCTGGTATATAAGCGCGAAAGTGAAGAGGGTGGATACGAAGAACTGTGGGTGTACAATGTAGGAGATTATAAATCCAATTTAGATACTAAAAAAGAAATATTGTCCGGCACTGATATCCCCGTCAACAAGACCTCATCAGATGATGGGAAGCAAACATACACAATGTGGTCAGCAGGGAATGCTGAAATGATACACATTAAAGGATTAGTAAATTAGTCGTACATATAAACATAATAAAAATGGAGAATTTCATGGTAGAAGAAATAGTATTAGAATCCCCCAATGATATTTCGCAGCAACTGGAAACTCGTGTTGAATGGTTAACAAAATATGTAAACTCTATAACCACACTTCTCAATGAAATGATCGTTGATGCAACAAAATTGTTCGATAAAATATCGACAGCCAAAACATCCACAAAACGAAAGTATTACCAAAATAAGTTTAATGTGAAAAAACAAGCTATAGTGGATGGAACAATAGGGTTGCAACAAGCCTCTACCACGTTACAGAAAGCCCGCGCAGCACTAGAGCAAATTCTAAAAGAAGAGAGTACGGGCGATGCAGCCATTCCTTCAATCGAGTCGTAATCTTCCTAAGTGTGCTACTCCACTACTTTTTCCTGCGGAAGAATTGGTCGTTCAAGTAGTAACAGCAAAAAGTGAATATGAATTGCAGTGCGCGGATAGGTTGAGAGGGAATACTTCTCCATTACCTTGTATTCGCGAGAGTGTAACGATATCAGCTGATGGACACATTACCGTGATCATTGATACAAATAAAATTGATGATAGTAGCACGGGTCAAGTAATTTCAATGGTATCTAAAGCTGTTGATGAACTAGATGGAGATATTGGTACAGTATATTTTGGGGAATCGTTGTTTGCAACTACTCCATGGATTACGTATCATTAATTGACATCTTTAGGCGTTATCTGCTGTAATTGTTGTTGGAGTCGAGTAACAATTTCATACACATTTGGGGTAATTCGTTGGTTGGTCTGCCCCAAGTATGGTGATGAAAAGGCTTCTACTATTTGTTTAATTACGGGGGAACGAAGGCTATCATTCCAAAACATTGCAATAATATCAAACTTATCTTTCAGCCATCTTTCCTTGAATGATGATATTCCATTTGGATCCACACCATAAGTTATTACATTTTGAGGAACATCTTGAGATCGAATGATAAAATATACTTGGCTGTTTTGTATTGCTTCCCGCTGAGCTTCCAACGCAGGAACTGGTTTACTTCCTAACCAATGATTCCAACTTCTCCAATTATCATAAACTAAATCAGGCCGTGCTGGGATATCATCGGGCTTATCCCCTGATGGGCTTTTGCAAAACTCCATCCACTCACGGTATGATCTTAGTTTTAATTTATGTACCCATAGAATTGAATCATTCAAAGAACGATATTTGACATTTTTCCTTGTGTTAAATTCATTGCTGGTACCAAGAAAATCGTTCCATGATTGCCATTCTTTGTATACACGATAAGGAAATCGTGGAATTGCCTTGGGTTTATTTCTATCCCACCATTCCTCAAACTTGCTACGAGATGGGATCATCTCCTCCCGTATAAAATCTCTTGCATCATTAAACGATAAGAAATTTTCGTTTTTTGGACGGCCTTTTTTCTTTATTTCTGGCTCTGCTTCAACTTCGTCCCCCCGGGCTTTCCCAACGGGTTCATATGAATCGTCAATATCAGACAATCGTGGCAAATCGGTCATTTACACAATTCCAATCTATTAAGTTCCATACTGCTTCAAGATAAGCTCTTTTTTCAGCAGGATATTGTAAGTAATAAGCATGTTCCCATCCATCAATAACTATAAGTGGCGTAAACCCAGCATTAGACAGGTGAGACCCAGCATTTGGGATATTTTTTAGGCGTAGTTGATTCCCACGTATCAATAACTGTGACCAATGTGATCCAACAGCTTTCATGGCATTATCAATAAACGATTGACGTAGCCCTGCAATTGAGTCAAACTCAATTGTAATTAATTTTTGTAGTGCACGACACGGTTCTCCACAATTATCAGGTGGGCATAGCCCTCCCCAATACAGTTGGTGATTTCCCGCTTGGTTTAGATTATCCAAAAGAGTCATACTCGGAGCAAAGGTGGTGTTATTAATAGCTGTTAGGGGGTCTGCACCAACGGTTATTCCGAATTTATCTAATTCTTCGTTAGCTAAATCAAAATATCGAACCGTATGTTTATAATAATGGATGTCTACTACTTGGCGTGACAGGTAGGGCTCGAGAGCAGATACATCATATTTTAGTGGGGGTAATACAAGTGCCATGATTAAATATTCCTTTTTCAATATTTACAGAGGTTTAAAGATTGGAGACCAATATGTTGTATAAATAATAGTGCGCATTTTGGAGCAAGCAAATGACAACAGAGAAACAATTGAAACCCGCAAAGAATCAACAAGATAAAAAACAAAGTGAAGTAATAATTGAACCTCATCCAGTTGGATATGATGGGTTTCCGTTTATCACATTAGTGCAATACCGTAAATCTCCAATGTTGGTTATTGTTGATAATATTGATGATTCTATAATGAGAACCTTTTTATTAGATTTGTGTGGTCCAGAAGGTGTTGATGAAGAAATGATAATATCAGTAGCGGAGCAGTGGTATAATGTAAATCGGTCATTATTTCCAATATCAGTAGAATTTTCAAAACGTGGACTAACACATATAACATCAAAGATTTATAAGGCACTCAATGTTGAGTTTATCTCGAGAATTATTGGACCAGCTCCAAAATACCCCATGGTTAATGTTAAAAGTGTTAAGCGTCGTAGGAGAAAGGTCATATCTCCTAACATGGAACAACGGATATTACATACGTAATACTTGCTGTAACAGAGTTAAACTCTCGTTTCTTGCCCCACCCGTCGCGGTAGGTGGAGGTGGCGGAACATCCAAAGCGTCATCTTCTGGATTTTCAAGACTCATATCATCCATTCCCATTGATGGATCTGTCGGTTGGGAGATTGGAGCAGCAGCCCCTCCAACCAAGGCTTGTCCTGCATCAGTTAATTGACCAGATTCATCAGCAATATCTTCTTCAACCGCCAAGTTTGTTCCAAGTTCTGTCAGATGTGCCTCATTTTCAGTAAATGTAATAATTCCAAGGTTAGCCAATAAGTTACGGGCTGTTTGTAGATTATGATTAGCTGCAATATCAGTTGCGGCCTTTTTAGGAGTAGGAGCAGCCACAATCTTTGCAATGACTTGTTTTTGAAAAGCTGATAGCGTGAGAGTTTGGAGTAATTTCATTATGGTATCCTTGGTGGTATCATTCGTATTATTTATAGCTGGCCCATCTCTATTAGATGAAGTTGTAAAACGATTGTTAACGCATAACTAATTGCGTGACTTCGTTTGAAATAATAATTAGTTGATTTGGTGTATAATTCTTGCTGCCTAATTTTCATTTTATCTGCTTCGTATGCATCGACTAAATGTTTTTTTGCTGGTCTCAATAAGGCTATAACGTCAGCTAGATCCTGTACAGACCTTGGTCGCAACCTTGCAAGTAGTGCCGAGTGTTTGCTTATTTGAAATAATTTTTTAACTACATTGTCATCTAATAACAAATCCCAATTTGGATTTTTGGCTATTAGATTTCGCATCTGTTGTTTGCTTGTGAATTTTTCTAAAAGTGTTAAATGGAGAAAATCAAATTTAAAATACCCTAATATTTCTGCTTCTTCATATGGGATAGCTGCTAAATTAGTTATTTGATCAATGGGGATTTGTTGAAAGTATACTCCACAAGGATGTTTTTTGAGGGTATCATCTTGTATCATTGATGCCAAAACAGATTGAGGAAAAATCTGTTTTGGCTCAAATGAAGAAGTAACATCAATATCAATATCCACAATAAACCTTTAATAAGGGAATATTGATATTATATACTATTTTATGTTATTTGACAAGTCTCAAAGTAGAAAAACTCATATTTCCAGCGGCATCCTTTGCTGTAAAAGTTACTACGTGAGTTCCGGCTGGGACACTTGATAGATACCACCGAAAACTTAATGTGCTTCCCGTCACGGTTTTTCGTACCACATTATCAATCGTCAATGTTTGAGTAATTCCAGTTGCGCCTGAATCGTCAGTGGCAGTACTGTACAATGTGATTGCAGATTTGTTGGTAATGGGACTGTTATCAACAGGGGACACCACTGTAATTACAGGAGGAGTCTTGTCGTTAAAGATAGATACATTAATAGGTGCTGATTCGCCAACGTTGCCAGAAGTATCAATAGCGATAGCCTTGACAACTCCTGTCCCATTTGTGAGTGTTCTTGTATCAACAGAGAACACATATGGGGGAGACAGTAACGTTCCGTACATAGTGCCGTTGACTGCTAGATTCACACTTTCAACGCCCTTATCGTCTGTTGCAGTGACAGTTATATTGGTCATCCCTGTAATTGTTCCTGATGTGGGTGTTATGGTTACAACAGGAGGAGTACGATCAGGAGTTGGAACATTTATTGAACTGGCTAGTTTTAATGCTGCTCCCACATTAATGCGTCCATACCCATAATATATATCTTTACCAGGGGTTCCTAGATCTACAGCAGATGTTTGTATAATATTTTGGACTTCATCGGGTGTTAGCGCTGGGTTGACCGAAAATAACAACGCTGCTAATCCTGCTACTTGTGGACTAGAAAAAGACGTTTTTGACCAGGCACTGTACCCTCCCTCTCTATTTGTGGTTAGGATTCCTTGACCTGGTGCTGCTACTGATATGTGATTGCCATAGTTCGAATATGTTTGCCACACGTCGTTAGCATCGGTTGCTGCCACGACGATTGAATTGTTAGAGGTTGCTGCTACGTTCTGTAATAATCCATTGTTGCCAGCACACATAACAACGACCCCGCCCTTGCTTTTGAAATAGGCCGCTGCATCATTAACGATGGCACTGCTTGCTACACTAGATACACTAATATTAGCAACCTTAGCTCCATTATCCGCAGCCCACCGAAGTCCTGCAGCCACCGTACTATAATAAGCATATCCAAGGTCATCTGTTACTCTGATTGGCATGATTCTTGCATTATACGCAACAGAAGCAATCCCTAATGCGTTATTTCCTACAGCTGCTGCCACCCCAGCGACGGCAGTCCCGTGCCGAGATACATCAGCGGTATTGTTTGTATTATTCCACACATTCCACCCTGGTACTAAATTATTAATTAAATCAGGGTGAGTAGCCAGGACTCCACTGTCAAGAATTGCAATAATTACCCCAGTTCCTGTTGACGCGTCCCACCCTACTGGTGCGTTAATTTTTGATAAGTGATACTGGCTGGGAAAAGATGGATCATTAGGTGTACCATCTAGAGGCACTCTTTTATCTACTTCAATGTGTTTAGTATTTGGATCTTTGGCGGCGTCCGACATAGCGTCGGCCACACTTTTTCCTTTTGGAACTACAATTTTTTTAATTTCCGGCGCTGCAGCATCAGACTTATTGGTAGATTGAATTAACAACACCGTTTCTTTTGTTGGGGGCGGCGTTGGCTGTCCCGCTGTTGCTGTTCCAATAGATAATGCAGCGAGTATTGGTATTAGAAATTTCATATTTGTTTCTCCTATTATTATGGTTTATTTATATGTTAAATTAGAAGGCTGCAATTGCCACTCTTCTCCAACCTGTTGCTCCGTACACATAAAAGAAACTATCATCCGCAAACCAATTTCCAGCATATCCAGCAGATCCAGAGTTAGCTGGCGCAGCAGCAGTTCTGGTTCCTACTAATTGCCACGATTGCTTGGCAGTAGATGGGTTAGTGGTATCACTACACAGGGCTTGGCTTTTTGCTGAAGGAACAGCGCCACCGACAGATACTACCCCCGTCGCCAAGATGCTTAATGAACCCAACCCAGCTGTTATGTTAAATTGTCCGTTCGCGGCTGTTCCGATCCCTGTTGTGAGGGTTATATTACCACCCGTGCCAGCAGATCCTTGTCCGCCCGTAAGTGTGATATTACCTCCGTTTGTTGATCCGTTTCCTCCAGCTATTGACACATTTCCTCCAGCTCCACCAGCGTTAGTGCCCGCTGTAGCTGTTATTCCAGCCGCTCCTCCAGAAGCAACTGGGGTTCCGGTTAGTGTAATAGTTGTAGCATCAATTAATAAATTTACGTTTATGCCATCAGCAGATCCTGTAATGGTGTTATTGAACACTGTAGCGGCTGTAAAAGTCTTTGCCCCTGTTAATGTTTCAATGCCAGCTTTGTGTACAGCGAGGGTGTCTGTTGTTTTAAGAGCTAATTGTGTATCCACATATGTCTTAGAAGTAGCAGCACCTCCAGCAGAAGGAATGGCTGGTAGCCCCAACACCTCTCCTGTTCCGCCAAATGTAATGTTTACATTATTAGTTAACACAGTGGAGAGAAGTTTGGATACAAACCCGTCATCAACATATTGTTTTGTTGCTGCTCCTAATGGAACAACTGGGTCAGCAGCGAGAATCAGCGGACCAGTAAGTGTACCCCCACTAGATCCAAATTTAGTATCAGCATATGTTTTATTGACGGCATCTGTTCCAACTACAGGAGCATTTGGTAGAGTGATTCCAACCCCAGCGCCTGATAATATCAATGAACCAGTTATCGTGTCTCCAGCTTTGTTCACACGAGTTGCTATTGCGTTGTCCACATATATTTTATTTGTGGCGTCACTATTATTAACCGGAACGGGTAACCCTGTTGTTGTTCCGGCGGTAAAAGTCAGATTTCCTGCGATTGAATCCCCGTTTTTACTAACACGGAGAGCGTCTTGTGTATCAACATATGTTTTGTTGGCGGCATCAGATGCTAGAGTTGGAGATGTTACGTTGTTAATTTGATGATTTCCAAGATTGAGCGATCCTGTCATCGGCAAAGTTCCATCTAATCTCAAATAAATGGTGTCAATGTATGATGTGTTAATTTTAACAGTGTCTGCGTTAACAGTAATTCCATCACCAGCTCCTACGTTTAATATGCTACCATTGTATTTTAATCCGCCCCCCGCTACCAACATATTTGGCCCTGAAAATTCAATCCACTTGTAGGTTGAACCATATGATCCCACCCCCCATGTTCCTCTAAATGTGTAGGAATGTCCAAAATGGGGAGATTGGCTGCTGATATTTGATCCGGTAACTGTTGGACCAACGCCTGTGACAGAAAACGCGTATGGTTCTGTTGGTGTATAAAATGAATATGTATATGGACCAATACCTGTAACTGTTGCTATTTTACCAGCTGATCCTGCAACTCCCCCTGAAGGGAGTAAGGTGAGGGGATCTTCAGGATCTGGTTCTACAAATACCCCAAATCTATCACCAACTTGGACGTTCCTGCCTAAAATATCTATCCATCCCCATGTTTGGACCTGAGTAATTGGATCAATACTAACTACCCCATATGTAACTATTCTGTTCGCTTTTCCAACCCAAGCACCCGTGGGAGCAGCCCCAACGATATATGCTTTGTGCATTGCTATAGATGTGTCTGTTGCGGTACCATTGTTACCAACGCCAACAGGAATAGTGTTAGCAGATACAGTAACATCAGTGTCTCCTCCGTTGTTTGCTGCTGACACAACGACGTATGACATGTTAGCACCTGGGAAGGTATTATCCGTAATGGTTAATATTTGCCCAGCAGTAAACAATGATGCATAATTTCCGGATAATTTCCATATATTTGCTGGTCCTGTGGTAGCAGATAGTACCGTGGCTGTAATAAAAGGAGGAGTTGACACAATATCTGAAAATAAATTAGGTTCCAACACAGGTTGAAGCCAAATAATTCCGTTTGCCAGTCCGTCAACATACGCTTTATTAGCTCCATCTGCAGGCAGGGTAGGGGTACTTACGTTTATGATTTTGTTTGACCCGAGATTCAACACATTTTGATCAGGAACGGATGTGGTAAATGTCATTGTTGGAGCTAGACCAATGTTATTTTGAATAACCACCGTATTTGCGCCTGTTCCAACAGTTACGTTTCCTTTATCGATCAGTACATTGCCTGCTCCTTGAATATGGAAATCTCCTGTGCTCGCTGGATCAAACACGATGTCTGATGTACCATATGCGCGGGTTGGAACACTTGAAAGATTCAACCCTAGTACATCTGGTTTTCCTCCTGGTAGGGGTCCAATATTGAGCGATCCTGTCATTGATCCTGATCTAGTTCCTGCTACACCAGAGTAGCCACCAGTTTTTGCAATATATAATTCATCAGATGTTTTTAAATTAACAGCATCTAAAGGAAGAATAGGATCAGCCATATTAGTAATCTGGTTTCCTCCCATGTCCACAAAGTCCGCAAATGGAACAGTTCCAACCAATACGCCTTGTTTATTTGTCTTACTTGTGTATGCATATAACTGAGGGGCAGATACATCGAACCAAAGTTGTCCTATTAGTGGGTTGGCGGGCTCTTCGCCAGCTCCAATAAACACCCCATCACCAACTACGGTTCCGGGGATATTTTGAGAGAATGTTAACTTTGTAAAATCTCCGTCTAATTCATTTGTGGTAAGTGTAAGAACTTGATCAGCCACTCCTGTATCATCAATATATTGATAATCTCTTCCAACGACGAGAGCATTATCATTATAGAACTTTGCTGGTAAGAAAATTTTACTATTGACTCCTGGTACCACATTATGTACAGTGGTACGAATTCCCGTTGCAAAATTTTCAGTTATATGGAGGTCATTACGTTGAATAGCTTCCCCCCATGTTATAGTGTCATTAAATGATGCTGATCCCTTACCTATAAGTGCCAGTGGGGAAAGATCATTTAACACATCATATTGTAAATACCCATATGATGGAACAGGCACAGGATAAAAAATCTCGCCAGTATCGTTAATGACGGGAGTTCCTGAAGTGTGTACGAGATGGGTTACAATTTCAGTAACATTACCACCAATGTTATAAGATATGGACTCGATGGGGAGTTCATTGTAAGAGTAATAATTATTGCCTTTAACTATGATTGGACATCCCACAGTAAATTTATCTACCTGGTTTCCAGAAATTCTCCAAATCACCAAATAATTGTTTGGGGTGGTTAGCTGGATGGAGGGAGCGGAAGCCAATGGTCCATACCCAACCGTTGGTTGAGTTGTTAACATTCCATCGTTGCCGACACCAATAGGAATCGTTCCTGTTACGGTCACAAGTGAGACAGGAGGATACATCATTGTTTTACCACTCGCAGTAGTAGCAGGAGATATTGCTTCCGTGGTAGTAATAACAGTGTTAGCACCGGAGTTAATCGCTGATGCTACAGTGTATTCAGCATTTGCTGTGTTTGATATAACACGAAATTTCTGATTGTGAGGATATAGATTTGCCTTATTTCCCACAATAGTGATGGTTTGAGCAGGAATGTTGAGCCCAATGATTAGATCAGTACCACTATTAGCTAATGATTGCACAGTGTATACATCATTTGCTCCTGGCAAACTGTTAGATCCAATTGAGAAATCAGAGCCGGCCGGAAGACTACACGCTGCATTTGACGCTCCGAGGAAGGTGAACGTTCCGTGTAATCCTGATGAAGCTGCAATTACGGGAAATTGTGGAGTTATTAACGTTGTGCCAGGAAACAATGGGATAATGGTGCGATCGTTAACATAGGACGCTCCAATTGGATCCATTAGGTACGTACCATCGTATGCTCCACCAAGGATATTAAATTGCTTGATAGTTGTCATTGTTCCAATGGCTGTTATTCCTGAAAACACCCCATCTAATGTGATAACAGTATTAGGACCAACATTAGCTGTTGCTGTAATACGATGAATACCATCTGCCGGCCCATTATTGGATATAAGAATAGCGTAGCCAACTTGAAAATCTTCGTTGCTAGTGTAATTTCCAGCAATTGTTATAGATCCATATGATACCCCCAACGCCCCAGCTGTTACAGCAACAATTGGTGCGTCAATTACTGTACTAGCGTCAAATTGTCGTGTTACTTCATCAGCAATCACAATACGTGGCGGAGTAGTAGAAAAATCAATATCGACAATTTGGCGAGGGACTGATTGAGCGCCCGCCCCATTTCCTTCGAGAGGATATACTGTTCCTAATACTTGCCCACTGGATAATTTAAATACATATTCTGAAGCCATTATTTTTGTCCTTTGTTTATTATTGTGATACTAATATTTCTAATACATTGCCATTTGGTACCACGGTATTGAATGTAACTTGGGTAGATAATGTTCCTGGAATTCCAACTTCCTCATATCCCAATGAACCGGACACAGAAGTATTTACAGGTGCGGAACATGAATCAATCTGCTCAAACAATTCTCCTGCGCTGTATGATACCACCATGCTAGATCCCGGTCCACCAGATAAACTAGATATAAAACTTATTACAATTTCGTTTGGCCGTTGATCGTTAACGAGTCCTACGGGTTGCCATCCATGGGGAGGAACAGGGGTAGCCACACTTTGATAGTTAGGTAGTGAAGAAAATAGCGGATTAACAGTGGCGTCAGTAATTGAGATGCTTGAAGTTTCCCCTGTTGTAGTAGATGTAATTCGTATCCGGTGGTTTCCAGAATCTAATGTGGCAACAGCAGCCCCAGCTAAATCAATATTGATTTCAGTAAGTAGGTCAGTAAAAGTAGCAGCATTAACTCCCGTGATTAATAATGATTTAACGTCACTATCATCTACTTTGACTGTTGCTGCGTACGTAGTTCCTCCCGTCAATCCTGTTGCATCCCCACCCGCTGGACCGGCTCCAGAAAACGTTACATCTTCATACCCACTTGTTGAGGTGGGAAGTGATGATAAGGCTAGATACAACGCATTCAATAGATCAAGATATGTATAATCTGCGGTTACCACTGTAGTTAACACTGTAGCAGTTCCATCCCAAGTCAAGGTAAAATCATATGAGCCAGGAGTAATTGGAACCAATGATTTTAATCCAACATTGGGTTGTTGAAAGGTTAATGTAGATGTTCCTCGCTCATCAGCATATAATTTGATGCCGTCTTGGAATATTTGCAAATTATTGCTGCTAATTTCATACGCCATTTCATCATTCAAAGTTAAATTAGTGATTCCGCCAACACCAGCAACAACGATTTGTCGCCGTTTATTTTGCGCTGCGGCATACAACATTTGGTCAACAGATGTTATTATATCCTTTAACGTAATAAGTGGATAATTTGGATTGGTGGCGAAAAAGGACATTAATGCACTTTGGCTGTACTCACGCGATAAGTCATACAATAGTTGGGTAGTCATGTGGTTGTGAACCATTGGAGAAATACGGTCACGTGTCACAACAGGATCCAACCCAGAGGACCTCACCAATATTAACGATCCACCTGGTACTCCAGGAACGGGCGCAGCAATGGTTACGTAATCAGTCAAAGAATTAAATAAATCTGTGTCACTGATTGCCACGGATGAAAATTCACCTGATGTGGTTGATAGAATTTTCAAATAGCCAGTGTTGGTAAATTGACATATTCCTGCTCCTCCCAGGTCATTGTTTATTTCAGTGAATAAATTTGAAAATATTTGTGCTTCAAATCCATTAATTGATATATTTTTATCAACACCATCAATATTGATAGTTGCGGTATATACAGTGGCGTCATTAGCTAGTCCTGTAGCATCAGGTCCTGATTTTAGCGTAGTAAATACCACAGTCTGATATCCTGCTGTATCTGATGGATTGAAAATAGATTCGGTTGTTACTCCATCCGCAGCTCCATTATTAGGAGGAAATACTATATTTGTAATAGCATCGGTGATAGTGTCATCCACATATAATTTATTGGCAGCATCGGTGTTTGACACAGGAGATCCAACAGCTTGGACCACATTATCTCCAAATGATATTCCTCCAACGCTTACATTTCCGGGGGCAACAACAAAGTTAGAATTGGGATGAATGGTTATGTCACCTCCCACAATTACAGGACCAGATAGCGCTCCTCCTGTTAATGGGAGATAATTTCCGCTTCCTGTTACAATGGCGTCAATTCTGGCACTCAATGCTTGGTCAGCGATGATCATATTGTTATCTAGCACAGCAATCTGATTACTTAATATTGTATCAGTATTTTGTAATGTGGTAATTTGCCCCGATAGGGTCGAATGGGATAGATTGATAGAATTCTGCAACGCTGCATCTACAGCATCAACATACGTCTTATTTGTTACGTGATTACCAAGGACAGGCAGCTCTGGAGAAATAAAATAATGTCCTGGTGTAGTGGCCAGATCACCAGTTAATGTTCCTCCTCCTAATGTTAGTATATTAGCATTAAGGTAAGCAACACTAACTGCATCGTTCGGATCGGTGGCTAATCCTAAATTGGTAATTTTTTGGTTTCCAACATCAACAGGAGCGGTGATTTCTCCGCTTATGAGTAGTGGCGACCATGAAACGTTGTTCCACAGATACAATCCTTTTGTAGCTGGATCCGTAGGAAATAAAATATTTGCTCCTACGGTGTCTTTGTACCAAAGCATTCCCTTCAGGGGAGGTTGGGGGCGAGTTGGACCAGCGAAATTTTCAGCAAGATACACCAGATTATTTTGTACCATTTCTCCATATTCAGGAACTCCTTTTCCGGTCAATACCAGTGGAGTGTTAGCAGAAACAGCGTGAACACTTGAAATTGGATTAATATATAATGACGTGGTTAAAGGGGACTGAGGTCCATTTGCTGTATATGGTTTAACAACAAACGCAGGAGTCCCATCATTGGAAAATCTAAAATTATAATCTGACATGTATAACGTCCTTATGGCTTACCAACAATAAAATATGTAATACTATTTATTGTTGGTTGACATAAAGAATCTATGGCGTATTTCAATCTATCCAATGTATTGAATTATTGAACAGCAATTTTAATGATGCTGTCCGTATAGCTTTATAATGAATTTTTTCAAGAGTGCAATTTATTGCAAACACAGCATCACCCAAATCTAACGGACAGGAACTCTTGCATACACGATAATTTCCACAAGAAATACAATGAGATTCTCGCGTTATGTCCATTTTTTTAATGCGAATTCCCTTGAGGTGCATTATATTACCACTATTGTACGTTTCGTCTACATTTTGGCAAGCTCTAACATTGCCCAACATGTCCATAGTGATAGTTTTGCTGTCATCCGACCCACATGAAGTTTTAATGATGGATTTAGCTGGATGTTTCAAAGATGCCGCTAGTGGAAGGATTCCTGTTCCTGTGTGGACCAAGGTAGTACGGAGTAGGGTTGAATTGGGGTTTGTATGAGTGAGTTGAACAATATGAGCGTCTAGGTAATTGGTAAGGATATCATGATACTTTGGCAAATCATCTCCTGTGATGACATGGTGTGTGGAATTTTGTGATAATGTACTATCATACACTCGTCCTAATTCATATACTAAAGTAACTAGATTTAAGTTGTGTGTTGTGAGGTAATTGTAGAAAAAATCATTAATGTTGAATAGGTTATAATTTGTTTTGCTGATAACAGCATTGAAACTGAATTGTATTCTTGGGTAAAAATCAGTTTGAATTCGTTGAAGAACTTCCACTTTTCTGTGTAAAAATTCAGGTCCTCTAGTGACATCATGCCCGGGTCCATCGTGAGATATCCCGATAACTACCTTCCCTGTTAATTGTGCAAAAAAATCTATATGTTTATGATTTAATAATGTCCCATTTGTGGGGATGTACCAAGTAAGAGTTGGAGCATCCAACTCTTTCATTAACTCTTTTATATCATTCCAATATAATAATGTTTCTCCACCCCAGAGTTCAACGCGCTCTAAAGAAGAACAATCTAAATGGCGTCGTATAGACTTGATCAACATTGGGGTCAAAGAATTGGTTTTTCTCTCTTCAGGATTACCAATATCTTTTTGCATACAATACCCACAACTGTAATTACATCCATGGCCTAAAATAATTTTAAGCAGTACTGGCGTCTTTGATTTAGATAAAGTTCCATACCTGGTAACAATTGGGGAATCGGGCAACTCATAGGATACTAATGGCACACCATCAGCATCACAAATCCCATTATAGACATTGTCATATGTTAGAATTTGAGGAGAATCACCAACCCTAAATTTAAAGAGGCTCATGCTGAAAATCCAAATAATGATACTATCCCTGGAATATTAGAGGATGGATTATACAATCCATGTTCGGTAGACATCCATCCTTGTTTGACAAATTGCTTATATATTTGCATATATGGTCTGAACACTAACATTGGAATAAAATTATAATTAGGATTAACAATTACATTATTGGACACATATTCAAAATATTTTTTAAACGCAGGGTTTGGAGCGAAAGTCAACAACGCAGCGTCTTGTTTGTACTTGTTAATTTTTGCCTGCAATGTCTTATATACTAATACTGACACATCATCGTTTCCCTCTTCCATAATATCGTAATAAGGAGTTGAGTTTTCAATGGTGCTATCCACCATAGTTAAATAGATATTAGTTCCTTGAACATATATTAATTCACTCAACACACTTACTGGGATGTTATTAATTACAGTATGAGTTTGATCTTTGTAATCAACACCGGGCGCATCAGTAGAAGTACAAGGCTGCGTAAAGTCAAAATGTGATCCGACTGCAATGTTATTTTGATGAGCCCAATCTACTACAGTTTGTACCCCAGTACTTGTATCCCCCCCAGGAGTGCTAATGATGATTTTTATCTTTCCAACAGGGGTTTGTTGGTGGCAAGCAGTCAACCTTCGAACAATTTCGTGGGCGAATTCTCCTTTTTTCTTGTTTAAAAACACATCGCTGAAAGATAGTTCATAAATTCCAGTAAACTCTAATGAATTAATGATTGGTTGTTGTTGAATAAACCCAATATCTGTCACACCGGCGTGCAGCATTCTACTACTGTGTTTTTCGTAGAATGCAAACAATGAAGGATGGTTTCGTTTAATAAAGTACATGTCATCGCATGTGGTAACAACATCAAATAAATCCATTATTTTGACGAGGCGTTCTTCTTTATCAGGAGTCATTGGAGTGATATATTGTTTCATTTTTTCTTCATCCACCCAAAAATCTTCAAGATAACATATTTTACATCCAGAGTAACATCGGTATTTGTTAAACACATTAATAACAACATCATTCGTCAAGTTATATAATAAATCATAGCGAATGAAAAAATCCTTAAAATTTGTATCCAACGTGAGTTCTGGGATGGTGTGTTGGTCTAGCGCATTAATCATATTCCTACCCAATGAAAGAAAGTTTTTTGTGTTTTTAATTTTTGTGAATGGAGTATAATTACATTCAACATTTCATAGAATTGTTTACATTTATCTGATGTTCGTGGCTCATTAAATCCCTTAAATAAGTATTTGAGGCCACATGTGGGTCGGGATGAACAAGAGACGCAGTCAGGCAATAACATATCATCATCATTTTTAATTCTATTTAATTTAATTGGTGGTTTCCATGATCCGATTGATGTATGGGTCCACTTATATTCAAGAAAATCATATTCCGGATAAATTAACCCGTCAGGGGATAAGATTAATTGTTTGTGTTGATTGAAGTAATGTTTATCAATACCGGTCCCTTGTCCATCAACGACAACATCAACCCCATATGTGTAAAGGACGTGTATAAACCGCAGGAAAGCGGCGAAAAACAAAGGTAAATCTAAGTCATTGATCAACACTTTAAAATTATCAGCGCCACGATGGTGCCGCAATGGAATTAATACAATATTACTAATCGAGTGTTGGTTAAACATAGCCACGATGGCTTTGATGGTATTGAGACTAAAAACTTGTGGATCTGTGATGGGCATTACATATTGTAATTGCACATCTTTAATTCCTGCATTGTTGAGGATCGTTAATGCTTCGTGGATGTCAAACTCTGTTCGATTAATTGGCTGATATAAAAAATCATAGCTGATGCTTACTCGTAGCAATTTCCCCCACCGCTTGAAGAATTTTTCATTGCGTTGGATTAAACTGCCATTTGTTTGAATAAAAAATTGAACAGGAGATGAAGTGTTAATCGATATTGAAGATATGAGTTGGTCCATAACATCTACAAATACCAACGGTTCTCCTCCGTGAAAACTAAACATTTTTGGAGGATTAGTGAATAGTCCAGTATCACGCAAAAAGGTTATCAGTGCGGGTACATCGTCAAGGGTAAAAGACTGGTTTCCTATTTTTGTGATATACTTGCGGTCACAATATCCACATTGGAAATTGCACTTAGTGCCAAGATGAAAACTTACATCTTGGCACCCACTGAAATCAAACGTATCCATTTTAGGAGGATGTGTTGGGATCGTTGGGAACAGCCCTCGAGTAAAAAACATCTCCCCTTTTTGACAAAATTAATAGATGAAGCAATGTCAAATAGAATATGCGTTTATTAACATCACTAATCGTTGTGGAATTTAACATTTTTGGGGTTGCTCCCTTTGCGATAGATGCTGCGTGAAATAATTCATCAATTTCAACTCGTGAGTTGTTTGACTCATAAATTTGTAGAATAAATTCACGTGGATCTGTTGGTAAGAGAGCAGCTGTGGATTCATCTTGAGGTAATGCGCTAATAAAATATCCCGCTATATGTCGGTATGGTGGGAGGGCAGCAGCAACCATTAACTTATCGTCCCATTCAATATGATGTTTGTGAACGTAGAAATACAGCAAATGAAGGAGAGCTTTCGCAAAAATGAATTCTTCTCCCTGTTCCTCTACCGCCGCAATAATATTCTTCATTTTTCGTAGCATTGCTGTTTGAGTAGATTTATTGTGGAGTGTATTATACAAATCCACGATTTCCATACACATGGCATCAGGGCGGAACATGCGGCCGTCGCCTGTTGAGAGATTACCAGCAGGACATTGAAAACATTCATCATGCATCGTACAAGTTTTACATTGAGCTTCTTCCAGAAACATTTTTTCATATTCACTCTGAAAAGTAGCATATCTGTCGATATATACAGCATCATTAAATAGGTTACCAAGAATCGTGTTTCCTAATTGTTCTTTCATATTGGTGAAGAAATAACATCCAGAATAATCGCCACTTCCATCCATAGCAATCATATCAGACCCAACCATGCAATTGGATTTTCCCTTAATTCCAACTCCCTCAGAAAACTCAATATTGAAATCTGGATACTTCATAATCAAATAAGACACATCTTTCCGGAGTTGTGTCCAATTTTCCTCGGGCCACATTACGAAACCATCGGTGACGCTTGTAGTAAGTGGATGAATCACCATGTTGGTAAGACCTAGCCCAATAATTTTTTCAACAAATGCAACCAATCGTGGTGCTGTCTCAATGGAAACGGTGTTACGAATGCACACATTGTGAATTCGTTTAGTGGTTTTAACAATTCGGTCCATCATTTTAAACAAATGATCTTGTTGATCTTGTGTCAAGTTGCGGTGATCATGCTCTAGTTCCGTTGTGTCTAGGCTGATTAACATTCCTGTAAAATCATACCCAAAATATTCATCAACGAAATCGGGAGTTAATAGCAATCCATTGGTAACCATATCAATATGTTGGCGATTTGAATTTGCTGATAGCTCTAATTTGTGGGTGCGCAAAAAATCTAAAATCAATTTTTTATGGATCAATGGTTCTCCCCCAAAAAATTGAAAATGTTTCATTGTGACATTGTTGCAATTTAATAGGAAATCATAGATTTGTTTCAGAGAATCAACCGTGAACCGCCCATAATCAAGCCTGTGTTGTTCATAACAATAATCACAAGTTAAATTACAAGCATTTGTGAGAATAACATTGATTAATTGAAGTTGATTAAACAATTCAGGAACTTCTTTGATGGATACGATTCGTTCAGTATCCGTTGGTTTAATTGTTTTATACGCTTTGTTCGCAACAATTCCGTGAGGTGTCACAATGGATTTGGTTGTAACGATTAACCCATTTATGTGTTCGTCGATAAGATTATTTCTTTTTTTGTAAAATTCAATTGGTTGTGTTGCGGCCATAGGTATCTCCTTGGCAAATATGAGTTATGAGGATATAATTAAGGTGGAATATTCAAATCGCTCTGCTGGATCATTGGAGTCATCGCAAAATACACCAGAGTTAAATTTAATGTGGACGTACCCTAATTTATTGACGGGCGGAGTTATTAGTATTCCTGTTTCAGTAATCGTTGTGGTTAAATTAGTTTTAAATGTGGGATTCATATTCTTCCACCATTCTATTTGATCTGTTGGGGTTACATCAAAATATGGTCCACAAAAAAAGGAAATATGAAAAGGTTGGTCCTCACATATTAATATATTAGTAGATAGTTGGGTAGCCCCATCTATATGTGGGGATACAACTGCTTGTTTCAATGACCCATCTTCCCTGCCCACAGTCCGAATATGTAGTGTCTCTGTGGTAATATCACAATTATACGGAAGTCTGGCCATATTCTCATTAACCACGGCACAATATATGGATGTATTTTTTACATTATAAAATCCCATAACTGGTAGAACAGCGATGTGCTCTGGAAATTCGGAATGTGTTATAATATCAATTAGTACCCCGTCACTCTTGCGACGGGCGATATATCGTAGATTAGCAACAAACTCGTATTCTGATAGGTTGGTGGAAGGGGGAATTACTGCCAATAATACAAAATCACAATCTAATAATGAATGTATTATTGCGTTGAAGTCTATCGGGTGAACCAAAAATGTTTTCTCATTTAATGGTCCCGTTGGAGTAGTTGAATGTGCTATTACCATGGGGGAATCATGAATATCGTATGCTTTTCCGGGCATTACATGAAGTCCCATCGCTGGTCGTACACAATCGCTTATTCTACTACCAAATACACAATGAACAATATCTATGAATGAATCAAAAGCATTTACTGCAGCAATGCCCTCTTTTACGTAAATATAATTCATGTGTAATTATAAAATCCCTCTGGTGCAATTGTTGTTAACCCAACAATTGCAAGCTGTTCCATAATCGTCGTAATACACGTGGGTATGACTTACCAATGCGTCAAGGCAGGCAATCATATCGTGAAACACTCCCACTGTGATGGGATCACCGATGTTAGGGGTAGCTTGAACGTTTGGTTGGGCGGTTGAACTAAATGCTGTATTATCAGAAGCGCTCATAAGGTTTTTCCTTTATTATAATTTATATTTTTATTATACGACAATCGTATGCATAAGACAACAATATTAATAAGAATCGTCGTACCAGAAATGATAGTGGTGTAATCTAACTGCTAATATACGATTTCTCAAGGTATCCACACTGGCTTTGGTGATGGCTGTTCCCTGTGCGCACGGATTGTTGATGTTATACGTGTACATGTATCCATTTACGTTATATGGGTATCCTGACGTTTCCCAGTGATCAAGTGTTGTAGTTGCCACTTGGTCATATCCTCCGGTGGTAACATTGTGTAAATCATAGATTTGGTGTGTATGATAACCAAACGTGGAAGTAAGATAATTGATAGAACTCATCGTTGCTGCCGTAATGGACGCCCCTGTAGCAATGCCAGCTTTTATTGTTGCGTGAGCTGCCTTTGTAGACCAAGCATTCTCTACATTAGTCGTTCGTGTAGCCTGGTAAAAAGTTAGCGGTTGTTGCCAATATTCATAATCCCACCCCATGTGTTAATCTCCTTTTTATGAATACACAGCAGGGTACACTTGTTTCCAAGCACCATTTGCTCTAATGTAAATTAAATTTCCAGAAACAAGAATATCACCATTCTTTTCTGTGCCACCAGTAGGGTTAATTCTTGGGGTATTGGCTGCGGTTACTCCTCCTAGGCCACCTGATATAGCATTTACTTGATCGACAACATATTTTTTAGTGGCAGCATCTTGGTTAGCTATTGGGTCTGCTACATTATGAACAAGCTGGTTATTCATGTTCACATTGGTGCCGTTTATTGATACTCCGCCGGCATTAAGTGTCGTACCATTAACAGTTGCTGCGGTTAATGTACCAGTCACTCCAGCGTTTCCAGAGACATTCAATGTTACTACGTTGGCGGTAGATAAAGTAGAAATTCCTGTTACACCAGCAGCTCCAGTAACTGTCAGGGAAGAAATAGTTGCGCCACCATTTAAAGTAGCTGCTCCCGTTACGCCTAATGTTGTAGATACTGTAGCTGCACTTATAGTAGCTCCACCGTTCAATGTTGTGGTGCCGGAAACAATTAGGTTTCCTGTAATGGTTCCACCAGCCTTGAGTAAGTATAATCCGTTTGATGCGGTTTCTGAAGCAGATATGGCGGTTGTTACATAATCATATACAACCCCACCATTGGTAGCTTGTTTGTTGCCAGACGCCACAATGCCATTAGCCAGGTTGATGATTTTGAAGTTGTTCATATTCAAATCACCACCAAGCACCATATTTCCGCCACCACTCAGCAATGAGTTCCAAGCGGTTCCGTTCCAAATGTTTATTTCATTGGTGTTAGTATCATACCAAATTGTACCACGCTGTGGATCTGATGGGGCTACGCTGGTTACCGTTACTGTTGTCGGGGAAATCCACTCTCCACTTCCGCCATTTGTGTAAGCGTTATAGACCAATAGTCCATGTTCAGGAGAATTAGTAGGAGCTGTCCCTGACCCGCCAGGTGGAGTTAGATTGGTAAAATACCTTGGCATCCATGCCGCCCCAGCTTGCTTATATGCCGAATCCCAACGATACAATGTGTCATCAGCGGAACTATAATAATACGCACCAATGGTTGGATTACCTGGAGGTGCTGTGGCAACAATGCCTGTACCGTTTAACCTAGCCCACACATTTGATGAAGGATTAAACCACCACCATCCTTCATCATCAGCAAGACTTGAGTCATGGTAATAATAACGAATAGTATTCCACAATTGCCCGGAAATAGGGCTAACCGGTGGCGATGATCCACCGAAAGTTTCAGCTAATCGAATCAGATCTTCATCAACTGCTTCTCCCCATTCAAGAGCACCACGTCCATATAAACGCAATGATGAGTTTGATTGGGCGCCGCCAGGACCATTGAATCCACCAGGCTGAATTAAAAATCCACTTTTTAGTGGATCCGATAGGGTGATATCGTATGTTGACATAAGTATTATTCCTCTACATTAAACAGAATTATATCTTATTTATGCTTGGGCATTACTTATGTTAGAGATCTAATTGGGTTAGATATTTTTTAGCTTCATTAACTATTTCAGGCCGCGTAGAAAATTGTTCTTTCCAATAGGTTGGCCGAATTAATGTTTCCAATATAGTTTTTTGTTCGGTAGTTGTATTTGATACAAAGTATTTTTTGAACGCAGTACTATGTAATAACACCCACGGAGATATTTTTCGTACGCGAATCCAATGGATTAAATCATAGGGATCAATAACATTGAATACCGCAGACGGATCAACATTGTGCAAAGTTGCAGTTTTAACCAATAAGGTAATTGATTGTTTTATCAAATCAACAGGGTCAGCTTGTTTATCAACATACTCAATATACAAAGTATACACAGCATCAGATACCCACATGCCAGGAGGGTATTTTTGTTCTGAGGCAAACCAAATAAATTTATCGGGAAATGGCAATTCAACTTTTTTTACGAATTTCGTAAAGTTGATAAACGTTCTGAAATAGTTAGAGTTCATAAAGGTATCAGGAGTGGGGGTAGGTTTTTTGGAATACCTATACCAAGTTTGGTAATATATCCACGCTCCTTGTCCTAATGGGGTCTTAAATTCATTGAATCGTTTTATCTGTTTACATTCGTGAGCAACAAATCGTGACTCTGTTAAAAAAGCATGTTTACAAAACTTGCAGGTAAACGTCTGCCGTTGTTTTACTGGGTGCTGTGGCAAAATTGGCACAATTGACGAGAAATCTACCATGTGAGTCCTTGTATATGATTAAACCCATTCTTTTTTCAACTTTGTTAATTCGGTAGGCTGAAACCCACGATCAACTGCCATTTCATACACATCTTGCATTGTTAGGAGTGATAATGATTCGGATGCTTGTTTTATACTGTATCCGTATTGGTCTTGCAATAACTTGATTGACATTGGTTTTGCAGCATTGCCCCGTCCAGGAGCTTTAATCCATTGAACCTTTTGATTTGTTCCAGAGTTTGCGATGGTGAGTAACTGCCATAATAATAATTTATGTTGCGACATGCTAAACACAAGTGGATTGATTAATTCGTTTATCAAAACAACCTGGTCGGGCCGAATGGTCCCTGACATCCAACGCATTATCAACACGGGGTAAAATGTTTTTTGTTCTTCTGGTGTCAATTCATCAAAAAAATCAACATTTTTTTTATTTGCCGCATTGATAACGCGAAAAATGTCTAACCGCGCCGACTTAGTGTTATCGTCGTTCATTGTGCAATACTTTGAAGTTCTTCATACAAAATTTACATTGAATAGTTCCATCAGACTGGAGAACTAATTCATCAAAAGGATGCACGCATTCGTGAACCATGTCTAACCGGAGGCAAGATATAGCATCCATGATAGGAACCTTCTCAGCTAATGCAGCGGTAATTCGTTCTTCAATTGGAGTTAATTTAGCAAGCAACGCATTCATATTATCCATTTTTCGTTGCCAAGAAACCTTTTCACTACGGGATGCTCCATCAGCTACTGTTTCTAACAATCTTCTGGTTGTTGTTTCTTCGGGTGTTTCATCATCGGGGCGTTTTCTACGTGCCATTATGTTTATCCTTTTTATTGTAAAGTAATTTGTCCTAGTTTGATAAAACATGCTGCTGCACAAATCTCTTGGTCGGCTACCATTGAGTTTCTATACAAGTGATCAGCAATAATCACGATAGCTTCTTCCCATGTTGATTTGTGTTGAAATTTTGGACACTTGTGAATATTAGTGTAAAGAAATCTATACAAGTCCTCCCAATCGTTTGATGACAGACTTTCACATACTAACTTGCGAGCCATCACCCACTTATTTCGTTCGATTAAATCCAACAATTGTATTTTGTATTCGGCGGTGGATCCTTGTGATTGGGGCAGGGACAGAGTACCATCCGTGGAATTTTGTTGTAGTGTTATAATTAATTTGCGAATATCAGGATAAGTCATCGATACGATTTTATCAACTGTATCTAAATCAAATTTAATGTGTTCTGTGGAAAGAATGTTGATTGCCAATTCAGTAATATCACTTTGACTAGCTGACTTGAAAAAATACTGATGGAATCGGGACCGAAGCGGTGGAATAATTTTATTAACTTCATTGCAAGTAAGAATGAAGCGGACATTTTCGCCTGCTTCCTCTGTGAAAGCCTTTAGTGCTCGTTGAGCAACAGGAGTTAACGCATCTGCTTCTTCGAGATGAATTATTTTGAAATCTCCGATGGAAAAAGAGGTGGCAAATCCTTTAATTACGTCTCGGAAAGTGTCGATTCCACGATCATCAGATGCATTAATTATCAATACATCCATTTCGTTCACATCCATTTCGTTGATAAGAATCTTTGCCATGGTTGTCTTGCCACTCCCTGTCATCCCTGATAACAGGAGGTGCGGAATGGTTTTACTCATAACCATGTTGCTAAAGGCAGTTTTGTGGTTAGGATTTTGGAAAATGTACCCATCAAGAGTTGATGGACGATATTTTTCTTCCCATAATTTATGTTCCATGTATTTTCTCTTAAAAATATAACCTATTGAATATTTTATTATACACGAACTTCGTTAAAACCACAACGCAAAATGATAAAACCTCCAATTGGAGGTTTTATGCGTAGATGCTCAATTTGTGTTTTTCCAATACTTGTTTAATAGCAGCTAATTCCCATAATTCATCTTGAGAGAGTTCTTCTCCATCTGCTAATCGTTGTGTTAACCAGCGATGATACGCAATTAATTCACTAATTTTTTCGGTTGGATTTTTAGGATCCCATATTCCAATGTATGGTCGTGTGTGACGTTGGGTGGGGGGTGGGAGGGAGACATCTGGGTTGAGATGAATTGGTTCTACAATTGGTTCTACAATTGGTTCTACAATTGGTTCTACAATTGGTTCTACAATTGGTTCTACAATTGGTTCTACAATTGGTTCTACAATTGGTTCTACAATTGGTTCTACAATTGGTTCTTTTAGAACCTTATCTAAATTCACGGAAGCAGGTGACCGAAATGCTCGTTTGAACTCAGCGAGAGTTGGAGGTTGTCTATTTAGATCAAACGCAGGAGTACTTAACTGAGGTGAAGCGACAGATTGTTTAAGATCTTCTCGCCGCTGTCTTAATGCAACGTTAAGAGCTAGGGTGAGAGCGACAGCAAATGGATCAAATGCAAAAATAATCAAGTAAATCAAATATTTAGTAGCGTTATCGGTATCCAATCCAACCGCTTTAGCAATGTACGTAATGGGCCCTACGTGAGCTTCTGTTTGAATGAGTTTTTGTCTTGTTTCTAGTACTTTTGCATCTAATTCGCTAATTCTTGCCGTAACGGATGTTTGTTCATCTTTAAACCCTTTCATGAGTTGTGTGCGACCTCTGACAGAATTTGCAGGTAATTGAGAAATTTGTGTATCTATATTAGTTTTGCGGTCTATTAATCGGGTCTTTTCTTCGGTTAATAATTTAACTTGTTCTTCAAGTTGTTTGAGAGGGAGAGAGTCAGTTTGGTATCCTGCACTCAAATACCCAAAGTGTCCAATTCCTGTCACAAACATCAAATCAACGACAAAAAATAAAATGGAGGCTTTAAGCAAAATCTGCGTTTTATCCCAATACCTATAAAGATATGAAGCTCCAACTAGCTTTGCTATACCAAGTGCCACCCCCATTATCACAACAGGCCAAAAGATTCCATGGAAGGTAGTTGCTAATCCCCACACACTAAAAAATTCTGATACTGATGCTAAAAAGAACGCACTAAACCCCAATAATATGATAAACGCCATTTATTTCTCCAATTTAATCGTTGGGACTATAAACAAGAATATCATCTTCTTTGATAAAAGCAAGGTTTGTTTTATCAATAGTATCAGTAAAAAGCTCTCCATTATAATAGATAGTAGCATTTTGCAATTCTTGAGATACTCCCTCACCAATAGCAACAACTGTGCCTGATGCGGTATCATCCTGAGACCCATTCACAACAAAAAATCCAGGCCATACTTCTTTCGTAGTTTCTTTTTCCAAAAGTGAAAAAATAACACGACCCGGCATAGGAACAAGTTGATCATTGCGACGAACCACAGCAACCTCAGACTCGTCCGTTTTCCAAAAAACATCTCCATTGTATTTTAACCCAGACGTCCATCGTAACGCAGGGATTAATATAATATCATCTTGCTTAACAAAGGTACATTCAGGCCCTGTACTAATTACAGTAGCCCATCTCGGTTGTTTGGCACTGTTATCTGTTGTTGATATCAGGGTAATACCTGTTTCGGTAGATTCTCTTACAAACGTTCCAGCGGAAGTAATTTCATCAACAAATTGAAATATAATTCCGGTATTAATTGCGGCAACTGTCATTGCATATATTCCTTATAGTATTATTTTTTTGGTGGTGTAACTGGTGCAGCAGGTGCTTCTGTGGTGGGTTCGTCACTTGCTTGTGGAATCTCTTTTAGCCCATTAGGGAGTGGATCCACAAGATTAGGAGATTGAGCAACAGATGCTGTTACAGCAGCCACTGTTCTTTTTAATCTTCGTTTAAATTTCTGATCAATGAAGTTTTCTCGAGCTTCAACTTGGACTGATCGTGGAGCGGCAGCTATTTGTTCTTTTATTCTCATCAAATCAAAATTGACCATTTCCCCCTTTGCGCTTCGTACTTCTTTGCCCATTAATGAACTCCAATCAATGTAAAAAATCTGTTATGTCTAGGTCATAAAGATAACTATCGACGTCATGAGTGCCAATCACAAACAGCACATATGACGCAGTACTGCTACCTCGTCCAATTCCCCATACAATATTGTGTGTATTTAAAGTATTTATGATATAAATTACGGCGCGTAACACAGGAAAAAGGCTTAATTTCTTGTATTTTTTAAGTTCGGTAATTAATCTATTTTCTCTATTGGTAGTCTCAAGTAAAGAAAAATCTTTTGCAAACTCTTCGTGTTTGGTTAAAACCCAATCAACAACGTTTAGATTGGAATATTCTTCGGGGAGATTCCAATCTAAACTTAAAGGGTTGCAAGTATCTTTGATTGTTAGTAATTGTGCCGGTGATACGAATCGATTATATTCTATTACCTCTTTTGTAATATTATCAACATACCGTATATCATTATATTGTTGTATGATTGATAATAATGAATTCGGATCAAACGAAGAATCCCCATCATACCAAAGTACGCGATCTTTTAATACTGTATTATGCAAATCCACTTTGGTAATTTCCGTTAGTAGTATCTATATTTGGAGTCTTGGTCAATGCGTTATTCACGCCAGTAGCAAACAAAGGCGAGGTTGGCTGGTTAGTGGGAGATACTCCAAGTATTGCACTAGGATGTCCGTACACCTGATCTAGTTGAGCAGGTTGGGGGTGCTGAGGTACGTCGCCCCTTGCGATAGGATAGGGGGGAATGGTATCAGTAGCATGGTACACCATTGGTTGGGCGATCGGCTCCTCAATAGCATCAATTCGATTGCGAATTCGTTTCCATTGGTCAGGGGAAGGAACCCATCCATCGTCCTGCATTTCTTCAACGCCTAGCAGCCACATTTTAAATTCTGCAAGGGTCAGTGGGCGGGGTGCGGATGTTGTTGTGGGGGATTGGTTTGTTGTCATTGTTTTGTCCTATTAGTGGAAGGGGAGAAATGGCTGAGGTTTCTCTAAACCATCTTTGAAATTCAATTAAGGGGGTTCTATGTGGGGAGTACATTCTATTAATATCCTATAATATCACCTACAATACTGTCTTTAAGATATTTGTTATAGCAATCGCTGGGGCCTACCGACACCCACTCTGTTGAATTTATGGGGTGGCACAGTAGTTGATGCTTGTGCAAAAAAGGACCAACATTACGATATTCGACAAAATAATTTGTTACTTGAATTTTAACTGGAGATGGCCGTCTAGCTTTAGGACCATACACCAGTGCCGTAAATTCTCGCCCTGCTGTTTCAGCTAATTCCACCACATCTAATTGAGCAGTATCTTGGTCATATACTAGAATATTCCAATACGCTGGAAGAATAAAATCAAATCCATTTACACATAGTTGCATAGATGGACAAGTAGTCTCTTCCAGCATATATAGAGGAATGAGGGTATAATCCATTATCGTCAAATCTAGGGCCCAAAGATATTCTGATATAGTTGGACCATTGATATTGTCCAAAATTATTGGGTGATTGGTTTCATCGAATATTATCATGTGGTATCCATAGTTGTTAAGTGATTATGTTGGTATTTTTGTGTTTATCATATGAAATTTTATGCAATTTATAGTCATATTGCGCTTCTTTAAAATATGAAATTCGTTGAGCTAGGTGAGCTTTGCTGTATTTTAAATCTGAGCACACATCTGCCATTGTAACACAGTCCTTATCGTCAGCAATACGCAAGGCACGTCCAATTCCTTGGATGACACGAACAAAAGATTTCCCAATGTCAACCGTAATAAGATGAAAGATTCTACGAATGCTTAGTCCTGTTCCAGCAATATTTACTGTGGCTATTACCACCAAATTGTCTTGTTGTTTAAATAAATTGTAAACTTCTTGCTTTTCTTTGGTTGTTTTCATATCCTTACCATTCACAAAGATGGCATTAGGAATCAATGCCGCCAACTGTCTTCCGAATGGGATACTATCTACTAGACAAAGTACATTCCCTTTTTCATCATTCCTTTTTGATTCAATTAAAGCTGCTATCCATCCGGTTCGGATAGTGTTGTGGCGTAAATATTCTTTCTCCGCAGAATAATCAGGAAAATATGATTCTTTAAAATTACGATAACTCAATGGGGTTTGTATCGCAACTTCGTCGCAATATTCAGTATATTCTTTTTGTAAATTCTCTTCTAATTGAACCACATCAATGTGCAATTTGGCTAAAATTCCCATGTCCATCAAAGTTTTGGCTGGCATTTTGTGTTTTATAGGGCCAAGTGCACACAATACTGCCATGCTGTCAGCCGGTTCCTTAGGCATAGTTCCCGTAACTCCAAACCGAAATGGAGCGTCGGCACAGTGCTCTATTAATAATTTTTGGAGGACTGCTCCCTTTGCCACATGACATTCATCCACTACGATCACCTGAAACAACCTAACAATTTTTGGATTATTTTTCAGTGCTTGCCAAGTAGATACTACATGTGAAGGATCTAAAATTTTATGTGTGCCACTATACACCCCAGTGTGAATTCCACAGTTAATGTAATCTGCTTTTGTTTGTTGGAGTAACACATCATTTGGAACGATGGTTAGCGTGCGATACCCACAACGACCGTATGCTTCGCATATGGCTGCGGTCATAAAGGTATTGTGAGTCACAATATAATCATCTGTAACATACAATTGATCTGGGCTACTAACAGCAATACATTGGGCTGGTTCAGTAGAATGATATTGTATATTTTTAATTCGGCGCCTAAGTTGAATCCTGCCTTCTCCATGTTGTTCTATACATAGTGCCTTTTTTCTAGGGAGAGAAAACAACTCTATAGGAGTTTTATATCCAATTCCCAGATAATACGCAAGTTGACCACGTTTTTTGGTACCGTTATAGGTAAAAGTTGGATAGCGAAAAGACATGGAGCACGTTCCACCAATTGACCAAACCATCTCTCGTATATCATCAGCCAGTTGTTTACTTACGGTGGTATATGAAATACTTCCTTTTTTTGACACAGTTCCATCAGTGTCGAGTAGTCCTTGCAATAACCGTATCTTTTGAGATACAGATGCTTTTTTATATACTGTTGGAATAAATTTGCTATTAGATTTTGTTCCCATCAATGATAAATTCGATATAGCGCTAGTCAATGGGTTTTGTGTCGGTGGAACACTATTTGGTGGGTCAATTTTAGTGATATTATAATTGTGGTCAGTCATCGTGTGTTTGAGAGACACATTAAATGGAATTATTGATTCAGAAACCTGATTCAATATTTCTTTATCGTGAGATGTAAGTGATATCATCTTTGCTGACCAATTTCCGTCCCCCAATAGCACCCCCAACAAGTATGGGTCTACGGGCAGATCGCTATTTTCAGTATCCATAGGGTTAAACATTGGAATAGATACGTTTCCTGGCATTACTCCGTGGTCTGAAGAGTTTTTGCGGTCTAAAAATTGACGGATGTGGTTAGTAGATACCACTTGCTCATAAGTTTTGGCGCTACTTAATGTGGCGTTGGGCATTTTTACTTGCCATAAATGATCGTTACAACATAAGGTGCTAGATCCATCGTGGAATAATACTTTATAAATATCTTTTGTTCCTTGAGGGAATACAGCAAGAACAGTGGTTGGCTGTCCTCTTTGATCTGAAATAATATCTCCTACCTTAATATCTCCCATCAATTTCCATCCGCTGGGGGTTAGAACTTTGGATGATAGAGGCTGTGCTTTTCCACTGCCTGTAGAAGATACGCAAATGCCATTGCCATCTTGTAATAAGGCATTAACTCCAGCCACCTGATCATCTCTCAAGATGATAGGTTTGCCAGTATCTAAGTGTTTCACGTGAGCAAAAAAGTTATTATCAATTAAAGATGGCAATAGTTGAGGAATAGGCCGTTTATCTTCTAAATTTATATTATACCCAAATTTTGCTAAAGTCGGCAGAATTTTATCCAGTAAATACACATACGTTCTACCTGTTTTTGAAAAATACCCAATGCGTCCATCCCATCTTCCCAGTTTGTACAATGGGTGAAACACATAATTTGGAGCAAACACAGCATACTGTTGCACCAAGAAATCCAAGTGTTCTTTGGATAACCCAATCAACACCATATTCACTTCGTCAAGCAGTCGAACAGTAACGGTTGTTGTCATATAATATCATCCTGTGATTGAGAAGTTTTAAGCAACGTCCAATCTCTCAACGCGAACCCTCTACGGTCAAAAGCATCACAAACAGCAACAAATTTTTCTCGTAATTCATCGATTTCTAAAAATAAAGCATACATCCGCAGATACTTATCTTCATTATCTATGTATTTGTCTTTTGTGCGGTCAGGCAGTGCTCTTGAATATTCTTCTGTGTATGTTTTAAATAATTCGCCACGAATGGCGTCTACGCGAGCACTGAAATATTTTGCGAGTTTGGTTATTTCCGCCTTTCGTACTCCATAGAAAATAGGCCAAGCACATTGGTCTTTTAATGCTTGACTGCCAGTTTTTCCTTTTATAGCTAGTCGCGATTCAGCATCTACAATATCTGCTTCGTATTCAGAAATGATATCAGGCAAAGCTCGCTTGATATTGTCCCAATCGCCAGATACACTGGATAGTGTTATCAATGTATTACTCCTGAATGTTGTTTTTGTAAGTGTAATATCATGAGACGTTGTTCATCTGTTAAATCATCGTTATTGGTTGTGGTGACGGTGGTATGTTGAGGTTCGTGGGTGGCTTGTTCCATCGCAAGGTCAGTCAATTGCATTAGAAACTCTTGTGCTTTTTCAGCAGTAGTAAACATCAAAGCAATAGGGACTCGCATAGTAACAGGCCGTATTAAGGCACTTTCTGTGTTTGCTTTGTGTGGAGCTAACACGTCCATGAATTTTGGGATTTGATCAACGGTGTCATAATTAATGGTACATGAAATAATCATGACAGGAATATCTAGGTCAACGGTTTCCCACGATATTGAATCAACATCACATTGGAAAAAGGTGGCTAAATATCCGAGGATTGGATCTCGTAAGTAATCAAAAATTGCTATTGTTGCAATTTTGTTTAATACATCACGTTGATCAAATAATTCAACGAGTTTTTCCGCTTGTGTTACTTGTTCTGAGTCCATACCATGTCCTGTATTTGTAGAATTAAAGATGCTGCCAATTTAACATCTGGGTACTTTGGTAAATTGGTTACGGGGTAAAGGTCCTGTCGGATATGATTATCTAAATCTTCGGCATATTTTATGATTTCTTCATATGTCCAAGCTCCATTGCGGATGGATAATAGTTCGGCAGCGTCAGGCCGATATACGTTGATTATACCAGTTGTTAGTGCTTCTTCTCCCATCCTCAATAATCTGACGAGGTGCATGGCATGTTTCGTGTCGAATGAATGTTCTTCCTCAAGTTTGCTCCGGGCGACATTACGGTTTTTCTTCCAAGTCCAGTAATGGCTCCATTGTTCTTTTTGTGTGGTATACACATCATTGTTAAATTTGATTATGTACAATGGTGTACCCAAAGCATGTGAATCACCCTCATAATCAATATTTAAATTACCTGACGTTATATTAAATGGATGATATCCATTCATTTGGTATAAACCAAACGTATTACTACTGTATGGAACCAATCTATGATTTTCGTAAAAGTCACGGAGATTTATTTTAAATTTTTGAGCGGTGGTAAAATTATGAACCAATGAAACAAAATCCACTTGTTGTGGAGCCTGTTCAGGCTGTGGATTATTGATCCATTTGTTATGCCCCTTGATACGCTTGAGTTGAGAAATTGCGTATCCTGATGTAGTAAATGCGATCTTAGAACTCAGTAGTTGGGGAGCAGCTTTTCGTAATAGTTCATACGCTGATGACGAATATGTTATTTCCTCATATCTAACCCATAGAGTTTCAATTATATTGGGGTTACAATCCAAACATAATTTCATGAATTGGTTCAATTCATAAATTTTTGTGTCTTCTTCTGTTTGGTCGTCCACTTCACGGATGGGATAAAATGGAGTACGAATGTTCGCAGGGTCTGCTACAAAAATTCCTCTGAAATCTACATCAGACGTAGGAAGACTTGTGCCGTAGGCGTAAGATCCAGCAAAATGCTTAACAATTAAATTATCGCGGATTTGTTGATCTGCTTGTTTTATGGTAAGTGACATACTATATGCTTTCTACATTGTTATTATCAATAATTGATTATACAATAAAATTGTAGTATAGTCAACAGTGATTGCACTACAATTAATAAAAAATGCCCCTAAGGGGCATTTTTTATTGAGTTGCTTTTGCTCGTCGTTTACTCTTTTGGGTTTCATCGTCTCCTGATTCATCTTCATCATTCACATCGTATAAACCAAACAGTCGTTGATCAACTTTTAGTTCACACTTTGCTAAAATGGCATCAGCATGTTTTGCGATATCCCCACCACGCCAATTACCTTCAACGCCATCAGTCACGTACCATGCTCCGTTCCTGTGTACTACCCCAAGCTCAATCGCGGTTTCTAGTAACCCTGAGTATGGGTTCATGCCAGTGTCATAAGGTACTTCTATAATAACAACCGAGAAAGGTGCTGTGAATCGTGTCTTATATCCTTCGCATTTCATGCGAATGCCGATAATTTTGGACCCAACTTCTCCCCCATCCTTGAGTTTTAATTTGGATAACATCACAATTTGAGAAGGAGCGTATTTTACAGCATCGGATACAATCCAAATACCTTCGCCGTTGGTAACATCTTGATTCTTATACACCTGCGATGTACATACCATCGCCACGTTTAATCGTTTGATATCTTGGATAAACGTCCGCAACATTGCTTTTAATTGTTTGTTGCGTTGTCCTTGATCACCTTTTGATACCCCTTTGTCGTAATGATCTAATTCTGTTTCTGTCATTAACATATCTAACGAATCAATTAGGATGAACACTTGGGGTGCATCTACTGCCTCTCCCACTTGCTTTTGGTAACCAGATAAGAAAGATGACACAATCTTTGTCACTTGGGGTATAGTGGAAACTTCCACGTACTTGTATCCCTCATGGACATTTACCCCAATTTTCGTCATAAATTCATCATCAAGCGCATTTTCACTATCAATAACCAAGCAATACGCCCCTGCTTGCTGAGCAGCTCTAACGATGTTTGCCGCCAAAAAACTCTTTCCTGATCCACTTGATCCAGCGAGGTTGGTGATTCTTCCTTGTGGTATGCCTTTGGTGAAACTACCGGAAATAATACGATTTAAACAATAATTTCCCGTGCTATACCAATATCTAGGAGGTAGGCTAGATGTACCAATTCCTTTCATTGAAGCTAGTTCTTTGTCAAAATCTTTTATAAAATTCAAATTTACTGCCATGTTTAGTACTCCAAAAAGAAAAAAGGAGGCTATAGCCTCCTTTTTTACCATCCAAAATTAATAAGGAATATCGTCGTCGTCATCAAACGAAACAGGAGCTTTCTTGGCAGCAGCAGCTCTACGAGCTTTAACTACAGCCAGCATGGCGTCAATGTCATCATCGTCGGTAACTGCGGGTGGAGCACTGCTAGGCTTTGGAGCAGCAGCCGGTTTTGCTGGAGGGGTAAAGTCATCGTCATCATTATTCGAATCATTTTCTTGGAAATCTTCCCCATTCACATCAGCATCCAACATTGCTTGAATTTTTGCAACTCCTGGATTCTTTGGCAGAAGAGTTTCTAGTGAAATTGAATTTTCGGTAGCAACTTCAATTTCATTCTCCGATAATCCCCGTTGCTTCGAATAGAACTTTGTTCCAACGGAGTAATCAGCATATCCACCTTTTTCGCTTTTCTTGATGATAAAATCATAACCATCATGAGTATTGTACGGAATGCTTTCCAACCCATCATCAGTAGCCGCAAATGCTTCTTTAATGATGTTATAAATTTGATAGCCAAGAGCAAAAAATCGTACTTTGCCTTGATGTTTTTCCCCTTCTTCATCGGCTGGTAGTGGATCTTCTACCACAAGAGCTTGTGCAATGTATTGCTTCTTCCTCCAATATTTCTTCCCATTGGGCTCATCCTTAGCCTTGTAGTATGCTTGGGATAGTTTGCAAATTGGACATTCTTCCCCGTACATGGATAAACAAGGAACCATTTTTTTCTTGCCGTTAATCACAAGATTGTGAAAGATCTTTTCGACAAGAAAACCGCGTGGATTTTGTTGGTTGGTATCAGGAAGAAAACGAACAATTGCTCGTTCGCCTGATTTCATATTCCAAAAGGGGTAGTAGTTTGATACGAAAGTGGTCTTTTCTTCTTTTTCGGAACCACCAAATTGTGCCCGAAGGCTTTCGAGAGTTTGTGTCATTTTTATCGTCTCCTAATTCTCTTCTAATTGTTATTATTTTTTACTACGTCTAATGAACCTAAAAGTCCGTTCACTTCTAATTATTTTAGACAGGGTTTTTAATCATGTCAAGCGTTAGAGAAAATATCCCTAACGCTAATATTTATGATTATTTTAGACAGAGTTGCCTTTTGTTGTATACTATGAAGTAGCTAAATCTCCAAGGAGGTCCCACTCATTTGTAGCAACTTTAACTAATTTAAATTCGCACCCTGGCCCTCTCGTCTTAGCAATGAAGCCAGTTGGAATGTTGATGACAGCAGCTCCCTCTGGGGAAATGATGACCTCTCCAGCACCAATTTGATAGCCACTTATCGAGGTCCCAACAGGAAATGCTACTGTTGCATTTAATGGAACCGTAAGCGTTACATCTGTTGCAGATGTAAACCTGACCCAAGCTGATACATCTGATAAAGCAAGAACTTTGGTGGTGCCTGCTTCTGTTACAATAGTAGCATATTTGGGAGCTCCTGCAACAGTTTGCGTTGTACCATCAGGAAATATAATTCCGTGTGTTCCTGGTGTTCCTTCAATTTTAATATTTCCATCTTTAATATGACAAGTTTCCGTTGGAGTTGCAACGTTGACCCCTAACCGGTTGTTGAGATCATCCCATACGAAATCTAGTTCTCCCGTAAATTCACTATTTTTGTTGAATTGAACCGCACCAATAGATGACGCAAGACTAGTATCAATAAATGGTGCCGTTGGAGGGGTAAAGTTAGCAGTATATACAGCGGTCCCTTTTACGATGCGGAATTCATCTATGTATCCAGTCCAGTTATATCCAGATGTGCTAGCGTATATTCCCAAATAAGCAGTTGTTGATGTGATGTTTTCCACGTTTGCTTGTGAAAATTGCAATGTTCCATTTATAAACGTCTTATATGTTCCTCCTGACCTAGTTACAGCAATGTGATGCCATTGGTTTGCTGAATAGGTGTTTGTTGAAGCTACTGCTACACCACTACTACTTTTGAACGAAAGTTTAGTTCCAGTGGAGGTATATATCCGCATAAATTCTGGTGATATGCCATCGTTCGATAGCATAAACAATCCTTTACTATCTAGGGTTCCTGTTGGGTATGCCCAAAATTCTATAGTAAAATCGTTAGTTCCAATCATAGTGGGCAAATCGCACCGTAAATAATCTCCCGTTCCATCCAAATACAAGCTGGATCCACCAAATTTGGACTGTGCCGTTGAAATTTTAGCATCACCAACTCTCGTTATGATAACAGGAGATCCATATGAACTATCCACAAAAGTGGTACTATTGTTAAGTCCGTCGAAGTGGAGTTGGCATATCGTTTGCCCATATGTTGAATTAGGATTGTGCGATCCGACGTGGGTCGATTGTCCCCCCGGTAATGCTGCTTTCACTTGTTTTCCACCATCGGGAAATATGATACCATGTGTTCCTGATATTCCTTGAAGTTTAATGTTGCTATCAGATAAATGAATTCCTTCATCAGGAGTTATCGTGTTAATTCCAAGCCGTCCATTGATCTCATCCCAGACGAAAGTATTAGCTCCAGCATAGGTAGTATTACTTCTGTTGAATTGAACAGAACCAACTGATGCCGAGTTGCTATTATCTGGAAATGGGGCGGTTGGCGGGGTGAAGGCAGCCGTGTATAAGGCAGCCCCTTTAATGAAACGAAATTCATCGATGTATCCCAAGAATGAATATGATGTGCCGTTTCCAAGACCAATTGCGACATTGTATGCTGTAATATTGACGGCATTGGCCTCTGTGTGGATCAACTTTCCGTTCACAAATCCCCTAGCTGTTCCGCCCGTTCGAGTTACAGCAACGTGGTGCCATTGATTTGGATAATATAGATCCGTTGATACAGTAGTAGTCGCGAACACAAATGTAAACTTGGGCCAGTCATATCTTACTTGAATTGCGGCGTTATTGGTAGAAGGCGTATCACAAAAACAAAAAATTCCAAGTGTTGACGAGTTTGGTAATAAGGTAGGGTATATCCAACATTCTATCGTAAAATCCTCTGTGCCAACAGAAGTTAGGGTGTCGACCGTAACATAGTCTCCTGTTCCGTCCAAAAATAAACTTGACCCACCGAATTTGGATTGTGTCGTTGAAATTTTACTATTGCCGTATAAAGTAACCTCTTTGGGGGAAGAAGATGTATCAATAATAGATGTACTGTTATTAAGACCACTAAAATGAAATTGGCATATAGTTCGCCCATATGTGGACACGGGGTCAACGGTGGTTGTATATGACGATGTTCCACCTGGTATATTAGTTCCTGATAGTTGTTTTGATCCATCAGGAAATATAATACCGTGTGTCCCAGATGTTCCTTCAATTTTAATATTTCCATTAGTAATATGGAGTTTTTCCGTTGGTTCAGCAGTGTCTATTCCAAGTCTATTATTAAATTCATCCCATACGAAATTTACCATTCCAGATAGTGCAGTGTTGCCTTTATTGTACTGGACTGATCCAATAGATGATCCACCGGTTCCAAGGTTAGTATCAGCAAAAGTGGCAACAGGCGGCGTGAAGTTAGCAGTGTAAATTCCGACGCCTTTAATCACACGAAAGTCATCAATGTATCCTTCGAATGAATACCCAGATCCATAGTAACCACCTATCCACAACGTCTGTGCTGTGTTATCAACAGCATATGTAAATGCAGATCCTTGGCGAACGCCATCCATGAACAGAGATATTAATCCTCCAACGCGAACAACTGCCAAATGGTACCACCGATTTGGTATAGTTGCTGAGGTAGCTTGAGTATTCCCCACAGTCGAAAGGGTAAATGAAGATCCATTTGTCCTGATGTGTAGTGCCGTATCAGATAAGTTCGTAGATATTTGCCATATTCCATCATTAGAACTAGGTACCCACGATCTTGCCCAACACTCAATGGTAAAATCTTCAATTCCAAGGGATGTGCCGAGTGCCACACTCAAGTGGGAATTTCCTCCAACCAATTGTAAACTAGATCCACCAAATTTTGATTGGTACGTAGTTAGTCTTGGAGTACCATATGATGTCACAGTTTTGGCAACAGGAGATGTATCAGCGAATGTTGTGCTATTGTGGCTTCCATCAAAATGGAATTGGCACAGTGTCGAATCATAAATTGGGTTAAGCCCAGAATTATCAACAAATGTTGATGTTCCACCAGGAATGCTCGCTCCTGTTTTTAGTTTTGTTCCATCGGGAAATATGATACCATGCGTTCCAGGGGTTCCTTCAAGCTTAATGTTTCCATCTTTAATATGGCACAACTCTAATGGGGTTGTCGTATTGATCCCAATACGATTCTTAATTTCATCCCACACGAGAATGGATTCGCCGGCGAATGTCACATTGTTTCTATTATATTGAATTGACCCAATGGATGATGGCTCACTCGTGTCTGGGAATGGAGCTGTTGGCGGGGTGAAGTTGGTTGTGTAAATAGCACGACCCCGGATATATCGAAATTCATCAATATATCCTTGCCAAGGATAGCTCGTGCTGTAGTACAATCCAATATACAAATATTGAGAAGTAATACTGGTAGCTCCAACGGTTTCTGATGCGAACAATACACCATTGACAAAGAACCGTAATACTCCACCTGTTCTAGTAGCAGCATAATGATACCAAGTATTTACAAATCTTATAGGACCTGATAGTTGGTTGTTTGCTGGTCCTCTGGCTAAAAATTGAGATAACGTCACATATGCACGAACTTGAATTCCGGTACCTTCTGTAGTGGACAATTGAAATATTCCATCGTCCCCACCTGAATCTGTGTGCATTACCCAACATTCTATTGTGAAATCTTCAGTTGTTGGGGTTGGGGACAATGTAACTCTTAAATAATCTCCCGTTCCGTCCAAGTATAAACTGGACCCGCCAAATTTGGATTGTGCCGTTGAAATTTTAGCATCACCAAATCGAGTAATTGTTGATGGGGTGTATGCTGAGTCAGTAAATGTCGTTGAATTATTATCACCATCAAAATGAAGTTGACACACTGTTAATCCGTAATCAGAATTAACATCATGCCCACTTGAATACGTGGAGGTTCCTCCTGGTGAGCCACCGCCTCCGCCACCTCCAGCGCTCGCCGTAGTTTGCACTGTGTCATCAGGGAATATGATACCGTGGACCCCTACTGTTCCTTCGATTTTAAGATTACCATCTTTAATATGAACGGCTTCTTCCGGAGCTGTTGTATTAATTCCTAATAAATGCTGGGTAGCATCCCACACAAGTGAACTATCTCCACCGAAAGCTGTGGCATTTTTGTATTGAACAGAATTTATAGAAGCACTAGAATATCCGGACGGAATGCTAGCATATTTTTGATTAGTTCCATCTGGAAATATGATACCATGTGTTCCTGGTGTTCCTTCAATTTTAATGTTTCCATTTTTGGTGTGGATAGATTCATCAGGACTGGGAGTGTTTATCCCGAGTTTGCTGTTGATTTCATCCCATACAAAAGTGCTCACTCCTGCAAACGTAGAAGAACCCTTTTTAAATTGAATAGATCCAATAGATCCACCAGCATATGATGTTGGGAATGTTGCAGTTGGAGGGGTAAAGTTGCTCACATACAGAGCAGTTCCTTTAATAAAACGAAAATCATCAATGTACCCCTGCCAAGGATAGTCGCCACTATAATAGGTACCTATCCACAAATTAGTACTGGTAATATCTACTGCGTTGTTGGCGTTGTGAACCACAACACCATCTACGAAGAATCTTAATACTCCACCATCTCTCGCAACAACGAGGTGGTACCAAGTATCAGCTGATATAGTAAACGCAGTTGATTGTGTTCCTCCGGAATGTCTAATCTCAAATCGTTGACCGTATGATAACACTTGGAGGGCAGCGGATCCGGTTACGGTGTCTGATAGTTGAAACACACCATCGTTTACATTGTCGTTATCCATGTTGACCCAACACTCAATGGTAAAATCTCCCGTACCAATAAGATTTCCAGCTAGACTGACGCTTAAATAATCTCCAGTACCATCTAACCGCAAGCTCGTTCCTCCAAATTTAGACTTAGTGGTTGAGATTTTAGCATCACCATATATAACCGGAGTTTTGGGGGTAGGAGAGGTGTCTGTAAACGTCGTTGAATTGTGGGTGCCATCAAAATTGAATTGACACACAGTATCCCAATATTCTTCGTTTGGTATAGTTCCATCAACAAAAGATGACACTCCTCCAGGAGATCCACCAGAAACATCTACCCATTCCGTATTGTAGTCTGTATTATCTATTTTTACCAGTGTTTGTCCTGTTGTTCCACCGACTGGGACGCCTTCTCCGCCCCCTCCAGCAATTGTTATCCATTCCGTATTGTAGTCTGTATTATCTATTTTTACCAGTGCTTGTCCTGTTGTTCCACCAACCGGAACACCGATGCCAGGCGCCCCATCGCTGCCAGACCCCCCTCCGCCCACTGCTCCTTTAAATTGTCTCCAGTCAATAAAGTCAGTTCCGGTGGAAGTTTGTGTTATTTTTGATTTGACAGCATTGCCATATGAACTATCTGTTTGAACAATGATAGTAGCAACGGGGACAAATTCAAGGCTCAATGTTGATAGTGCTCCAAGGCTAAGATTATACCACTCAACTTCAGCGCCTGCTTGTGCCAATGCTGCTGTTGTATATTCGTTTTGTCCAACAATCCAGAATAAGTGTCCTCTAATGTCATTAGTTGCCAGCAAGTGCATTAGAACAAATTGACCATTGGCTACTTCTGACAGTTGCCATTCATTGATAACAACTTCGTTCCATGCTGCTCTTCCGCTTCCAATTGAAGTAACGACATATCCAGAACTAGGCAACACCCGCCAATTTCCTGTTATCCCCTCGCGATAGATGAATGGAATACTGGCAGGAGATGCCTTTGTTGTTACCGAATGTTGTATATCTTCGTCCCAAAATGTACCTGAGTTAACCCCAAGTTGCGCGTGAGAAGCAATGGATCCATTTCCAATAGTTACCCCAGTTGGCGCTAACCCAGTTGCCCACCTTGCTCCAACTGTGTTGTGGTTGTATAAATGGGTTCTCGAATCCATTTCACGGCCATGTCGTTCGTCTCCAACTACAACCGCCATTTTGTTTGTAGCATCCCAATATATTGCTGCTGTGAAAGCATATGATGTAATGATTAATGGGTCAAATGCTGATGTTTCTGTTAACGTACCACCGTTGTTGTAATATATGAAATGAATACCTTCTGTATCCGGAATTTGGATAGTCTCAGCTGTTCCTGGTTTAGTGTAGCGGATTCCGTTACACCAAATGTAATATGGTGATCCTGATGAAATGGTTAAGGTTCGGGTGCCATCATCAAATGACATACTAACAGTATTTGGGTCAGTTTCCCAACCATTTTGTTGAATTCCACCAGATATTTGAACAGTCCCATCAGGATATTCTATGCTTGATACTTTGACGGCTCCGTTAACATAAAGTTTATATGATGAATTTGGAGCAATGCCCAAACTAACATTTCCAGCAGTACTCATCATTAATCCGGTGGTACTAAATGTGGTAGCATTTGGCGTGATGTTAAATCTGTTAGAACTATCTACCCCCCAAGAATACCAATTGGTTGCATTAGATAGAATGTTCAATGCTTGACCGCCTGCTCCAGTCCATTGCGTAATTCTATTATTTCCGCCAAGAGCAGTATCAATCATAAAGGTAGCACTAACAGATCCGCTTGTTGTACTACCCAATCTCAATTTGTCTGTTATTTGTGCATCACCATATACACTGAAAGTTCTTGCCACTGTATCTGCACCAGAATTTCCAATAATCGTATTACCGTTAGGTTTTATCGCAAGTTGTGTGGTGTTGGAAGTTTTTAGTTGTATTTGTCCTGCTTCTTGGGAAACAATATTAAAATCACCAGTTCCACGATGAATTATTTCTGTGGCGGCATTCGCTCCAGAATCATATCTAATAATTCTTGTTCCAAAATCGGTGTATGTTGTATCTCCAACTAAATCAATGTATGCTAATCCTGAACTACTTCTTCCATACCCTAATTCTAGTGTAGCGGATGTCGATCCGTTTGGTTGAACATATACGGACGCTCCGGTTAAGTATAATACATTATTTGTGTTGCTGGTGAACGCGTATTGACCAGCTGGATTGATTTCTTGTGTCCACGAAGTTACAGAGAAAACATTTTCAAGTTTGATTTTTCCATCAGTAACATGGATGTATTCCGTTGGAGTTACTGTATTATATCCAACATTTCCTGTGAAAGAATCTCCAGATTTTTTAGCATACTGAGGATGATCATCATCACCAAGGCCAGATAGTCCACCATGATCTAAAACGCCAGGATCATTATCAATCCACTCAACGTTGTTATCATTGTTGTTAATCTTAGCTAATATTTGGCCCGTTGTTCCACCAGGAGGAAGATTCCCAGCAGTAAAAGACAAACTATCGGCGTAAAATTTTGTAACAGCGTGGTTATTAGCCGTTGGAGGTCCAGCTAAAAACAATTCGCCAGTCATTGTGCCACCAGATTTTTTTATGTACAAGGTATCAGCAGTTGAAAGAGATGTATCGACATACAATTTTGTCGTTGCTTCCAATTCATTAGACGGAGCTCCGCCTAATATAAGTGGCCCAGATACTGTTCCGCCTGTTTTGAGTAGGTATTGTGGGTGGTCATCATCAGCAAGTCCTAACAATGCGCGATGCTCTGTGACACCACCTCCACCGGCATTATCATCAACATATTTTTTGGTAGCGGCTTGTTGGTCTACCGTTGGTGTTCCAGTCAATAATAAATTGCCAGTCATTGTTCCACCAGACTTGGGCAAATATTGTGGATGATCATCATCCGCTAACCCTATTAAGTCACCGTGATCAATAATTGGTGGAGGCGGAGCAGTCCAAAAAACATTGTTATCGGTATCATCAATCTTGGCTAGTACTTGGCCAGCTGTTCCGCCAGATGGAATACCAGCAGGTAGAATGCTCCATTCCGTATCATTATCAGCATTCGAACTTTTTGTTAATACTGTTCCGGCTGTTCCACCTGGGGGTACGCCCAATCCGTCGTTTCCAGGAATTCCTTGAACTCCTTGTGGGCCTTGGCTTCCAGTACCAGCAGGTCCTTGCGCTCCTTGAGGTCCTTGGTCACCAGTTGCTCCTTGTGGTCCTTGAGGTCCTTCATCTCCTCGCAATCCTTGTTCCCCTTGAATTCCTTGAATTCCCTGAGGACCTTGTGGTCCCATTGGACCAGCAAAGCTAAATCCATCCACATATTGTTTAGTAGCAGCTTGTAAGGCTGTTGCTGGATCA